ACGGTAGTTATTACGATCGTCAGGAATATGACGGTTCCGAATGGTGGGAATATCATCCTGTTGTAAAAAAGGATGCTCCGCCGCGCATCAATGGAAAGTTGCGCTTGTTTCATTCCTAATGCGCGGAAGCGCGCTATTTGGATGTAATACATCCAAAAAAGAAAAAGACGCTTACGCGTCTTTCAACTGTTTTTCAAGTTGAGCAACCTTATTTTTATAATATTCCATTTCACTTCTATAGTGCTGAAGTTCTTCAGCAATCTGCTCTTTTATTGCTGTTGGGTTTTCCAATTCTCTATGATATTTATCACATTCTTCTTGCCAAATTTGCATTATTTTTTCTTTAGTGCCCTGATCGGGGAGAATTTCTTCGTTGTCATAGCCTTCTTCCCTGAGGCCGTCAATGAAAAAATCATAATCAATTTCATCGGGTTCGGTTTTATCTTCCCACCAGCAATTGTCAAAGAAATCACGAACATAATCTTCGCTAATGTTGTAAGTTAGTACGCGAGTAATTTTCATAATAACGCCTTTCTGGTTTTTTGAGTGTTTCCTTCACTTCTTACAAAGAGAGTATATCATAAAATTTTTAAAAGGTCAAGAGGGAAAATGGATGTATTACATCCAAAGAAGACGCTTACGCGTCTTCAGTAACTCTTTCCCATTCGCTGGTAGTGCTGTTATAGTGCCAAAAGCCTTTTTGAACGGGCAGTATGAGTCCTTCATAGTCTTTGATAAATCTTTTGAGATTATCAGAAGGATTTTTCTTTACGATGATATAATAACACTCATCGTATGCCCGAACAAAAGCATCAAGCATTTCTTCAATATTGTGTGAATAGTCAAGTGAGATTTGACGCATTCCGACATCGAAGAAAGAAAAGCAATCTTCGGCTTCAATCATCAATCCTACATGAAAATTTTCGTATGCCTGACACGCTTCCATGGTGCTGAACTCTTCATCATCAAAAGCAACGTAGGTGGTAATAATTTTCATAGATTTTATCCTTTCGGTTTTTAAGTGTTTCCTTCACTTATGGTTATATTATAAATAGATTGTGAAAAAAGCAATAAAAAATTTAATTTAACAGTTTTTATTTTTGTTGCTTATTGGGATGATTTACTTTATTATATAATGAATTTGGATTATTAACAGCACGATTATAATTTTTATGTGCTCTCAATAGAATAGGATAAGGGGTGTCGTTATAATAAGGCCATTCTCCGAATATTTCACGATAGTAAATAAGAAAATACTGTTGGGCACGTTTAATTGTTATGTGATATTTTGTCATTTTATGTTTAGTTCTTTTCATCTTAAAATCCTTTCTGGTTTTAAGTGTTTTCCTTCACTTCTGTGAGTATAGTATAGCATAAGTTTTTAGAAAAAGCAAGAGATGAATTTGGATGTAATACATCCAATTTCTTGAGAAAAAAGAAATTGCGGTTTGCACCACAATTCCCTTATTAAGGTTACTGGTCGGGGCTATCGCTGTTGGTTTCTTCCTTCTCGCGCTTGGCCTTATCCTTGGCCGCCTTTTCCGCACGTTTGGCGGCCTTTTCGGCCTTTGCCGCCTGCTTTTCGTTATAGGCCCGAATTTCAGATTCCATCAGTTCCCGCGCGGTCATATCCTCGCGCTCCTCGGCGACAATGACGCCAATGCGGACATAGCGTTCGGTACCATTCTTATCGGTCAGAATCACACCAAACTGGCGGTCATTGATTTTCTGATACGTTCCTTCGGAAAGCTCTGCTTTTTCCAGTGAAGTGAACATATCGGCGAACACACGGGCGCGGAGGTCAGAATCAACAACAGATTTAGAAATAGTAGCCATACACTTTAGCCCTTTCTGGTTTTTTAAGAGTTTTCCTTCTCTTGATAGCTTTATTATATCATAGTAGGAGGGAATTGTCAAGAGGTTTTTGAAAAGTTTTTCAAAAAATTTTCTGTCCTCTTCTTGTTAGCCAATCTTCTGCGCCGCTAACCCGCGTCTTTCTTGCAAGCCCGCCCAAGATTTCTTGGGAATGGTCGTCAGTTCCTCTTGACATATATAGTATAGCAGAAATTTTAATGAAAGTCAAGTAATTTTTCGTTTCAGAATTTGGATGTATTACATCCAATGCCCTGACCGCCATTAAAGGCGGAGGGGATTAAGTTTATTAAGTGTTTCTGTATAGTCTTTTTTATATGTAAATACATACCACCTGACATGATGTTCTGCCATATACTGGAGACTTTCAGTAAGGTAGCCGAATCTGTCCGCGCCACCGAAGGAACCCGCATACCTAACATACATTTTATTGTTAATAAATTCCGTCCTGATAACCCAATTCCTGCGGCCCTGTACTTTAGAGCAGAGAGTTTCTTCACGCTTAAGATTATTAAGTTCTGCAATGATTTCAGACAGATTTGCCATTTTAATGACCTTTCTGGTTTAAGATGTTTTCCTTCATCTGATGGTATTATTATAGTATAAAAGAGATAGAATGTCAATAGTAAATACTGGATGTATTACATCCAATAGCCCCGAAGAGCTTAGGTGGTGAGTCCTTTAATTGCCCGGTATACATTGCGTTCTGCTACTTCGGGATTCCTATGCCCGTTGCTTACAATTTCCCAATCTGAAATGCAATCAAAATCTTCGGCATATTTTACAACATCTTCAAAAGTATAATTATTATCGCCCCACTGTTCTGCAAAAGAGTCAAGGTCAACTTCTGCAAAAGCACCTTCCCAGCCAGTATAACCAGTGTCAGCAACATCAATAAGAAGAATACCTTTAGAAGTTTCAATAAACTTGTGGGTGTAGTGGCATCCGAACATTTTCGTTCCTTTCTGGTGTTTTAGTGTTTTCCTTCACTTTTCATATAGAGTATATCATAAGATTATAAAAAATGCAAGTATGGTTTTTGGATGTATTACATCCTAAAGCCCGGTTGCCCGGGATTGCTTTACTCTTTGTCAATCTCTGCGCAACAACTGCAATAAGTATATCCTTCTTCATCAATCCAAGCAGAGGGCGCCGCCATTGTCATAGTACAACAAGAGCATTGAACAATCATTGGTAAGTTATGTTCACTAAACCAAGAACCGGGAATGCTGCCTTTAGGCATTTCAATGTTCATTTTACTTTCAACATACTCGCGGAAGCTAATCATTTTCATTCTCCTCCCAAATTGTAATGAGTTTCTTTACATGAATAGTATAACAGAAAATTTGATAATAGTCAACCCTTTTTTAATTTAAAAATGGATGTATTACATCCAATAAGGATAATTGACTTTTCCTTAAATCTATGATATTATAATATTGTTCTAAGGGAGAGAGCAGACCAGAAAGTTGAGAGCTACAATTTTTTGGACGGTATGTGACCCAACGTGCGCAAGTTGGAAGCGGAGTGAAAGTCCCCCACCATCTCCCTTGAAACAAAAGTTGAGAGAGGAAAGGAAAATCCCTCTCGGCGCCATAACCCTTCCGATAGGTTTTTCCGTGGCTAACTGGAAGTAAAATATAGGCAAGAAACGGAACTTCTTATTCTCCCACCGTCTCTCTTGAAACTAAAAGATTCGGTTGCTCCTTGTGGCGAGGATGATGTAATAGGGACCGTTAGACCTTCCGAATCTTTCAAAAAAAAATTTTTCAAAACCTCTTGACTTCTCCCACAAAGTGTGGTAGAATAAATACACAAAGGACAAGGAAAAGTCCTAAAAACCAGAAAGGTATTTAATATGAAGAAGTCCTCTATGAAGTCTCTCGTTAACTACTTCGCGTTCCAGAATGGTCTGCCCTCTGATGTCGCTGATGCTGTCGATGAACTGAAAGCTGAACTCAAGAAGGGCGAGGATAAGGCGGCGGCGAATCGTACCCTGTATGCTACTGCGCATGATGTGGTGTTCACCAAGCTGTCCGATAGGCCGATGACGATTGCTGATATTTGGGAGGCCGTGAAGGACGAAATGCCCGAAGGTTTCACGAAGTCTAAACTTCAGTACGCTATGCGGGAATACTGGGGCGATGAAGTGATTAAGACCGAGGGAAAAGTAAATGAATACCAGAAGAGGGCGTAAGCCCTCTTTTTTTGTATAGAAAAATTGGATGTAATACATCCAAACTAAAAAGAGGGCGTTAGCCCTCTTCGGTCGCGAAGCTGTAGGAATCATTCCGAACATACTTCTTTACATAATTCCCTTCATATACTTTTTTGCCGTTAATCTTGACCACAAAAGGCTTTTTGACTTTACGGGGCAGAATCTTTTTTACTTTATAATCCATTCCCCATTCCGCACCTTTTTCGATACAGGCCGCCAAAATTTCAGTTTCAATCTCTCCGTCATAAAGTCCCATATGCTGTTCTACAAAATCGGGATTTTCGGTCAGATACTGATACACAACCTCGGCGCTGCCTTTATAATTTCCAGTATCAGTAAAACGGCTGTTCTGCTCACAAAAGTCAAAGTAATCAGGAGAAAAGATAAATTCAGAAGCATAGCCCCAAATATCGTGAATTGCGACATTATCAAAAGGATTGATACACTTGAACCAGTCACAATTAAAATTAAACACTTTTTCATCAAAGTCAGAATTGTAAGCATAGGCGTCTTTTATGTCGTATGTTTTAATATCACGAATCATTGCCTGCATGATATATCCATACTTTTCCATTGTCGCCTTGCGGGCACGCATAAGCTGAACGTACAGAGGACGCTTGTCTTTATAGTAAGCGGACTCAAACAGGGGCAGGTTGTGCCAGTTCTGTTCTACGATATAGTGCATTTCTTTAACGGATACGCGGTTATCCATATCGTAGATAGTATAGCCCACGTCATAGCAAAACGGCTTGTCCAGTCCAGTGGTCTCGGTGTCGAAAATCATGCAGTACACCATTTTAAATCCCTTTCTGGTTTGGAGTGTTTTCCTTCACTTTATGTATAGAGTATAGCATAAAGTGAATCAATTGTCAACTGGAAATTTTTGCCACCCGTATGATATTTTGGATGTAATACATCCAATTAGGAGGCTTGCGCCTCAATTGTCTATTTCTTTAAGGTCGTAGAACTTGGCATCCCATTTATAGACTTCGGTCCATTCAAAAGAGCATTTACAATGAGGGCACGTTCCAACGCGCTGAAAAATGGCTTTTTCATCAGTAAGTTCATAGTATGGAGTATCAATATCTTCAACTTTAATATCACAATAGGGGCACAGAGGATAAGCGGTGGTGGCATTGATGGAACTCATTTTATCATATCCTTTCAATTTTTAATAATAACTTCAATAATTCTCCAGTTATCCTCAAAAAATTCTAAAGTTTTTAGATGTTCTTCTAAAGTTTTTAGATATTCTTCTGCCTGCTGTTTAGTTTTCCAAATTGTAATAGTTGGGCCGAATTTTCTGCCTATTACTTGATAACCTATTATTTGATTGCCTATTGACTCAATCATTTTTATCCCGCCTTTCCTTATTCACACCATACTTCATAAAACCATTCATCCAATTTTTTGTGCTTATTAATTATATTGCTTGCCCATTTTATCGCAATCCATTTTTTATTAAATTCGGGAGAACGATATTTGACATTTCCTAATTCGTCTCTTATAAGTGCTTTCCAAATAAGCATCATTTTTCATTCCACCTTTCTTTACCAACCTGCACAAGCGCAACATTCAGAGCAATCTACAATTATGATACGGGTGTCATTAAATAACTCTTGAAAGAATTTTTCTTTATTATAGCACTTAGGTTTTTTGTAGGGCTCTCCATAGTCATAAAAATTACTTTCTTTATCACTATCAAAAGCACACGCCCTAATGACAAGTTTTTGTCCGTTATCAGATTCATAATAACGAATGCCCTTTTTGTCAAGATACATTCTGATGTTTTTAAATTTCATCATTCTTCATCCCACCTTTCAATCTTTAGTCCAGTAAAAATCTGTTGCCAAGCCTGAGTAATGTTCATACCATATGTAGCCGCACTCTTTACAACAACTACCTTGAGTAATAGACATCCAGTCCTTTCCATTAAAATCAGTCCTGATATTAGTTTCGTCATTAACAATCCAAGTTTCAACTTCACTATTTTCACACTGTGGACACATCATTATTCTTCATCCCATCCTTTCTTATGTTTTGACTTTTTGTTGCGCTTGTCAGGGATAACTTTGGTCACTGGATTGATAACGCCCCAGTCTTTACGGATAGACCGATAGACTTCATAGTTGGAACGGGGCGCGTTCTTCTGTTTTTTGCTCATTTCTTTTCCCTCCTCACAGTGATAGTATAGCATAATGAAATAAGAAAGTCAAGCATGAGTTTTTGGATGTATTACATCCAATGACGTGAACCGCCGAAGCGGTCACTCTTCTGGTTCGATAATTACATCTTTAAGGTCGTATACTTTTGTGATAGAAAACTTGTGACCATTAGGGCATACGCAAACCCACCACTGTTCTCCGCTAAAGGTGTCAAAGGTATCAGAGTAATCTTCTACTTCATAATCTTCGGAATTGCAGATGGGGCACTTTTCTTCGTAACACATATTTTAACCTTTCTGGTGTTTGGGATTTTCCTTTCCCTTTCATGGCTTTATTTTATCACACAATAGCTGGCTTGTCAACACTTTTTTTTGATTTTTTTAAAAAATTTTTGATCACCTTTGATCAAAAAAAGAGGGCTTTCAGCCCTCATAATACTAAGATTTCTTCAATTGTGACTTTTGTTGAACCGCCATCAATGATATAATAGAATTTATTCCAATTTTTAATCGCGCAAATTGTTTTCTTATCATATTCCCAGTTATCTGTCTTTTTTTCAATTGCGCGGCATCCTTCTTTTTCCGCGTCCATCCTTCCGATGATATAACCGACCGCTTTTGCTTTTGAGGTAAAAAGCACTTCTTTGATGGAACCAGTGTTCTTTCTCATAGCGATTTTATAAATTTTCATTTTAGTTATCCTTTCTGGTTTGGAGGGTTTCCTTCCCTTTCATGGCTTTATTATACCATGCCGGGCGGGCGTTGTCAACACCTTTTTTCAAAATTTTTAAAAAAAATTTTTTAGCACCAGGCACCAGGCTGGCGGTTAGAGGTATCTAACTAACTCTATAAAAAACAAAGGGCTTTCGCCCCTTTGTTTATTTCACCTCCAACTCTTCATTCAGTTCGTCGATTTTGTTGAACAGTTCGTTCACTTTCTTCTTGAGTTCTTCAATCTCCAGATACTTTTCGTAGTTGATTTCGTAAGTACGGATAACACGGAAGTAACCGCCATTCTTCTTTTTCATCGCTTCAATCCATTCATTGGCTTTTTCCATCGTGTCGAACAGTTTCCGCTTGCCGGTGCCATACCTGCCATAATCATCGGTGTAAGTCCATTCAACAATCACTTTCTTCGTCATCGTAGTTCACTTTCTGGTTTGGGAGGTGTCCTTCCTCTTTCATGGTCTTATTTTATCATATAATAGCTGTCTTGTCAAGACTCTTTTTAATTTTAGATTTGGATGTATTACATCCAAATTTTTCCGAAAAAAGAAAAACCGCCCGAAGGCGGCTGGGCATTAGCCCTGAATCAGGCGGTAAACATTAGCCTTACGCTTCTCTTCTACCTTTTCCAGTTCGGGGGCCATCTCACGGAGAAGGACATTCTGAACCTTGGCGGCGGTGAAACCTTCGGGCAGTTCCTTTTCACAGGCGGCGAACAAGTCCTTAGCGGTCATACCCTCGGGAGCGGCGGTCAGAGCCTTGCGGAGAACGGGAGCAACAGTCTTGACCAGTTCAGAGCGAGCTTCGGCGGTCTTAGCCTTACGGGCTTCCTTCGCCTTATCAGAGGTAGTGCCCCTCTTCATCAGCTGTTCAATCATCTTGGTAATGACTTCACGGACTTCTTCAACGGGAATTTCTTTGCGAGTGGTATCCTTACCGTCAAAGCTGGGATTGGCGTAGGTGGGAGCGGTCAGCGTGGTCAGAGCGATAGTAAGAGCGTCTTTCTTAGTCATAATAATTTCCCTTCTGGTTTTTGAGGGTTTTCCTTCCCTTGTTGTGTATTCATTATAGCACAGAGTGCTTATAATGTCAAGTGTTTTTAGAAATTTTTTGTTCCAGGTTTGCGGAGCGTGGACTTGAACCACTTTTACGCCATTATCCGATTACCTTCCGAAGGAACCGCATGAGAGAGGAGAACAGAATCGAACTGTGTTAGGTCTTGCTGGGCGTCACCACACCACTTGGGCACTCTCTCCCTTGGAACAATTATATTATATCATAATTTGCCAGAAAGTCAATTACAAAAGTGTTAAGATTTTATTACAATTATATTAACGGGCCGGCCAAACAGACCGAAGTCTGTTTAGTCAATAGATTCAACGGTAAAATCTAAACTTTCTGAATCAGTCCAATAGACAACTTCGCCGTTACCATTGGTAAAGCCGAAGCAGAAACCATTTTCTTGTGCCTCTTCGAGAAGGTCCGCCATTTTATGCCAGAAATAATTTTTTACTAATTCTTCTCTTAACATCCTTATTCCTCCTCTTCTTCATTATCCTCTATTATAGCATGTCCTTTTCGGCGTTATCGTAGTTGATGGAGGTCAGAGTGGCGTAGGTGGCTTCGTAAGAGGTTTTCTTCATAGTGGTAAATCCTTTTTGGTTTGGCTTGGGTTTTCCTTCCCGATTTCTTGTGTTCCTCTCTTGGAACATCTTTATTATACCAGAGATTTGGAAGTTTGTCAAGGGCTTTTCAAAACTTTTTTTAAGTTTTTTTTAACCCTGGCCTCCTTTCCTTTCCCCTTGGAACAATTATATATTACCACAGATTCTCTAAGAAGCCAACTATTTGATTTGGATGTAATACATCCAATAATCAAGAAGGCCCGAAGGCCGTTAATCGTAGCAAGGTTCATTATCAAGGTCGGCGCTTTCAACGTCAATCTGAAAATTCATGTCCTCGTCTTCATCATAAAGATAGAATCTTTCTTCCCGGGCATAATCAATTAATTTGTCGCCACGAAAATTTATCCATTTGTTAATGTTTTCATTTGCTTTTTCTTCGCTTGGGTATACTCCAAGAACGTAAGAATCTGCAGTATCAAGAGGGTCGTTTTTAACAGTAGCAACGTAAATCTTCATTCTTCAATCACTCCCTTCATTTTGTGATTAAAGTATATCATAAGTTTTTTAAAAAGTCAATATTTATTTTTGGATGTAATACATCCAATAAAGAAAGAGGGGCTTAGCCCTCCTTTCCAAGTTTTGCCACTTCGGCAAGTTTCTTCTTCATTTCAGTTTCTTTGACCTTCACGGTGCGCATTTCACGCTTGCGCGCCCGCTCTGCTTCTTCGTGTGCTTTCTTTTCGGCGCGTGCTTCGGCTTTAGCGGTTCTTTCCTGCACGTCTGCGGCATAATCTTCGGCAACACTGTATCCGTTATAGGGTTTATAGGTGCCGCCGCTACGTTCACCGCGGGGAATGCTAACTTTAATCACGGCGTACTTTTCATTCCCTTCAGAGTCAAGGCAAGGGATACAGATTTCATTGCTGCCAGTAACAAGGACATCAGTATCATACTTTTTGCCGAGCAGGTCGGAGATGGCGGCGAGAATGTCGTTACGGATACCATTTTCAAGAGACGCTTTACTCATAAAACACACTCCTTCTGGTTTGGGGTTTTCCTTCCCTTTCACGGGTATAGTATAGCATAAAATTCATGCGGGGTCAATAGTCGGGGTTTGGATGTAATATATCCAAAAGTTTTCTCCCTCCTTTTTTATATTATAATTATAACATGAAATTTGATTTTTGTCAAGTATTTTTTTATTAAAAATTATCATTTTTTGGAAGAAACATAATGCTGACACTCATAAGGGTAAGACCAATTGCGGCGATGACAAGCATGGACCTATTAAGAATGCCGCTGGAGATTCCAATTACCGTCATAAAACTTCCAACTACTCCCATAAGTTTCAACATTTTCTTAACATCTCCTTTTCTTTTGTAATTAAATTGTAACATATCTTAAAGAAAAAGTCAAGGGGTAATTAAAAATTTTGTAATAAAATTTTAATATTTATTGGATGTAATACATCCAAATATTGTTATGTTATAAGTAAAAAATTTTTTAAAAAGCACTTGACTATCATTAAAATCCATGCTATAATAAATCATAACAAAGGCAAGGAAAAGCCTAAAAAACCAGAAAGGAAAGTTGTATGACCGCTAACGAAATTAAGACCACCGCTCGTGACCTGACTGTGACCGCTCTGACCGAAGTCCTCAACGCCAATGAAGCTGTTCAGTTCGCCGATGCTTCCTTCGCTATCCTGCAGAATATTGACGGGCAGGAAGTCTGGACTGAAGTCACCGTGAAGTCCAAGGCGTACAAGCCCACGAAAATTTCTCCTGCGTTCGACCCTTACGAAGCCGCTGAAGAATGGAAGGCTGAAAAGGAATTGAAGGCGAAGGAAAAGGCTGAGAAGAACGCCGAAAAAGAACGTAAGGCGAAGGAACGGGAAAATAAGAAGAAGAAAGAGGAAGAAGGGGAGTAATCCCCTTTTCTTTTTGTGATACGAAATTGGATGTATTACATCCAATTTCATTTTGAAATTAGAAAGGACCCTATTTTCATAGGGTCCTTTCTTTTTTAACTTAATATTACGCCTTGCGGTAAGTCATGGGCGACCGCTTGCCGTTATCAATCTTAACGACCTCATCCTTCCAGTAATTAAGGAGTGCATACTGAACCTTTGCTTTAGTAAAACCTTCGGGGAGTTCGCTTTCGCACTTGGCGAAGATATCAGCCACCGTGGCGGGGACTTCAGACATAACGCTCATCACGATGTCATGTGCGGTTCCATAGAGTTCTCGGGTAGCATTCGCCTTCTCGGCAGTCTTGCTGAGTTCGGCATCGATTTCGGCAAACTCTTCAACGAGTTCGGGAACATTGCGGATGTAGTCAGCAATTTTCATCATGGTGGACTTCTTCATAATCTTCCCTTTCTGGTTTTTTAAGAGTGTCCTTCTCTTTCTTACGGATTTATTATAGCATGGATTCGGTTGATTGTCAAGGGGCTTTTGAAACTTTTTTTCTTTGAGAGGGGTTAAGTGTCGCGCGCCACTTTCCCTTCTCTCTCGGAACAATGATAGTATAGCATAGATTTGAAATGGAGTCAATAAGTTGATTTGGATGTAATACATCCAATATTTATAAAAAATAAAAATGAGGAGTTTATTGCTCCTCATTTTGTCAAGAATAATTTACTAATTAAATTGCGCGCCATTCACCAGTGATAGCATCTTTAATCAATTCAATGGCAGGAATATAAATATAGTTTTCTTCAATAACTTCATCCTGTGTGAATGCTTGTGGATTGGTTTGAAGAACTTTGTTAATAAAGTTAATGATTTCATCGCGAGTCATATTTTTTACTTCCTTTCTGTCTCTTTGAGACAAGTTTATTATAGCATAGTTTTGAGAAAAGTCAAGGGAAAAATATTGGATGTAATACATCCAATTTCGTTTTAACGAAAAAAGGGCTTACGCCCTTTCAAGATACTTAAGAATCAAATCAAGTTTCTTTTCCATTTTGCTATAATAGGGGGTGCCCTCTTCTTTCGTTTCAAGGTGGGCCCGAATCGCATTCGCCACTTTTTCGCATTCGTTAATATTCGGAGCCTTACGCCGGGTGATAAACTCTACGGTTTCGCCGAGTTCTCTAAAGGGGAAGAAGATAATCCCAATGCTAATAGCATGGCGGGAAGCAATCTTAGAAAGGATAAAGGTTTCAATGGTGGCGTCGTCCAAGGCGGTATGACTTTCGCAAAAATCATATTTATCACAAATATACTGATAGGTAGATTCTGCGCTTGTCTTGAAATAAAGGCCGGAAGAGGAAAGCAAATCATGGTCAAGGCAATTCTTCTTATAGGTGGCATTATTCAGAAGAATCTTTGCGGCAAGGCCCCAAAGGTCGAACAGGGGGAAGCTTTCGCCACGGAAGGAAAAATTATCGGCATCAAAATTCGGGTTTCTTTCGGGTCTGTTGTTGCTCAAAATTCTCATACAAGAATCATACTGAATTTTTTCCCAATCGCTATAACGGGGGCTATATAGATTGCGGATATACAGTTCGGTGAAGGGGATAGCCTTCTTAAAATCAAACATGGAATTAAACGCGCCCACGGCATCAACGGACCGCATGTCTTGAAGGAAGATAGTCATAACTTCGTCCCAAGTTTTAATGACGGTTTCACCACGTTCAAGCATTTTCAGATAGATGGGCCGCTTCTCTGCATAATAGGCAGTATTAAAAACCTGAGGAACACAGAAAGTCTCTGCGATGAGGAACTGCTTATGACCGAGAATTTCGCCCTTGCGGTTAGTGATGTTCCAGCCAATATCATAAATGAGGGGCTTAGCGATTGCGAGCTTTTTCTTGCTTTCAGCATCATACGCAATTTCAGAGCACATGGGCAGGGTGGCGGTTTCAGTATCAACTACAAGGAACTTGAGAGTTTTGGCCATTTCATAACCTTTCTGGTTTGGGCGGTTTTCCTTCCGCTTTCATATATATTTTATCACGTAAAAAGGAAAAGTCAAGTCTTTTTTTGAAATGTGATTTGGATGTATTACATCCAATACGGGAGCGCTCGCCGCGCTCATTGCATTAACTGTTAAGCAGTTCTTTTAATACTTCCATAATTTTGCAAGGTTCATATGCTCTATCCTTCCAACCATCACGGTTTCCCTGTTCATCATCGAACAGAATGCCGCCGCCACAAGTGATGTATTTATCGGTGCCATAACGGACAATTTTAATTTCGTCCCATTCAACCGAAGGAAGGTGCCGAGCGAGCCAAGCGCGTTTTGCGGTCTCAACGGCGAGATTATAGTTTTCAGAGCCGCATTTGCTCATCCACGAGATAATGCCAATTTTGTAGCCCTTTTTCTGGAGCTTGTTCAGCAGCTTTGCGAAGGAAGAAAAATTAAGCATGGTTTCAGCTTTCGCATAAGGATAAACATTTTCGTTAATGAGATAGTCAAGCCAGCCTTCAACAGCGTACAGATTCGCAATTGTGCCATCCATATCGAACCAAATAGTCATAGTAGTGCCTTTCTGGTTTGTGAGGTATCCTTCCTCTTTTCACAAACATTATAACATAGAAGGTGGATTTATGCAAGAAGAGAATTTGGATGTAATACATCCAAACTCTAAAAGGCGCTTTCGCGCCTTAGTAGGTATCATATCCAGCCATTTCAGCTGTCAGCTTAGAAACACGTCCCCAGCATTTCAGCAGCTCGCCGGGAAAATTTTCTTGCGCGATCGCCATAGCCCTCGCCTTCGCCGTGTCAAGGTTGCCTTCGACCTCTACAAAGAACTGCTCACCAAAAAGGTCGCTGTCCTCGCCCCATACTTCAAAGTGCCACGTTGTAGTCATTTCACACACCCCTTTCATGGTTATATAATATCATATTTTTATGAGAAATGCAAGAGGGGTTTTTGGATGTATTACATCCAAATAAAATTTGGGCCGTTAGGCCCAAACTGTTTTCCCGTTCCTGATGTATTTGCTCTGATTGTGGTCAACCTTTTTCCGAAGGGCGAGAGGGATTTTTTTCTGCCCGCCGTATACAGCTACCAGCTCCCGCGCGGTGGTGATATACATAGTGATGATTGCTTTCTTGTCGCCCGTCTTGATGATGGTCACGCCAGTATCGGTGATGCAAGTGTAGGTTGCAGCTTTGCCGTTGATGTTGCCATACTTTTCCTTGACAATCTGCCCCAAACCGATTTCATTGATAATCCAGTTCACGCGGTCAGCACGTTCAACCCTGCAATGATAGGTCATATTTTCCGTCATAGTTTGTTACCTTCCTTTCCTTTGATGGTTTAAGTATACCATAAAGGGGTGAGAAAGTCAACGGTCGTTTTTGGATGTAATACATCCAATATAAATAAACTGGACGATTGCGCTGATCGTCCAGTTTGGCTCAATCGCTCCAGCTCCGCCACTTTCTGGAACGGGAGGATGCTCTCCGTTTAATAGTGCCGCCGCATAAAGCATCTTATGCGCTGGCTTACTTTAATGCGGGGGAGTCATTTTTTCATCTCTCCTTTCTTCCTTTCGACAAATATAGTATAGCATGAAAAATGAAATAAGTCAATAAGGTATTTTGGATGTAATACATCCAATATTAACTAAAAAAGAAAGGTTGCTCATGAGTGAGCAACCTTCTTTCCATTGCGAAAGATATATTCTTCAAACGCGCGCGGTCCCAGCTCGCTCATCGCCTGCGTCCAGCTGGTCATGAGGTACACGCTCCCAGCTCGCTTGCCGAGGAAGGCCGTTGCCAGCTTCTGGATGCTTTTCATTGAACGCATAGAAGAAGGCACTTTCATTTGTCCATCAGATCCCATAGGAATATAGCCATCAGTGTAAGAGTAGAAAAGCCACATAGTTTCAATCCCCTTTCATTTGTTATCCCTTCGGACAAGTATATGATAACATATAATCATAGAAAAGTCAATCTCGGATTTTGGATGTATTACATCCAAACGAGAAAAGGGCGGTTAATCCGCCCAGTATTCCATGACGGTTTTGTTGTCCCGGAGATCCTTGATTTTTATTGCGATGCAGCTCGGATCCTCAAGGTAGATCGTGCAAGCGGTCAGCGCGGAAACGAAGGAAGGGGCGGTCTCTGCTGCGGTGGCGCCATCATCATAAACCCTGACAATCTGATACATTGTAGTTTCCTCTCTGGTTTTTAAGTGTTGTCCTTCACTTGATGGTATAAGTATATCATAGTATCTTAAGAAAGTCAACTATTCATTTTGGATGTATTACATCCAATCTGCGTGATAAAAAGAAAAGCGGGTCAGCCCCGCTTTTCAATCTCAAAGCCCCAGTCCCAGCCCTTTTTGCGGGCATCGGCGCGCAGCTCTTCCAGCTGCAGCTGCGCCTCCTCAAGAGTTTCTATGCCCTTGCTCCACGCGAACCCGAACTCATCACAAACATACCACATAGTGGCCTCCCTCTGGGGATCAACCCCTCACTTGATGATATAAGTATACCACAGAATGCCTGAAAAAGCAAGTGGACGTTTTGGATGTATTACATCCAATTAGAAGATGAAAAAAAGAGGTGGCTTACGCCACCTCCTTCACCTCCCCGGTGTAAACGTTGAATTGTTCAATGTCGCGCCGTTCGTATGCTCTTTTCGCGTGTTGGTACGTAAGGCCGATCTCACGCATAAACCACCCGATGTGTTTGATCGTAGTGCGGCTGTACAGCCCGTGTACGGTCATCCAGCCGTCCGCCGTGATTTCGATCACGGTTGTGGTGTAGCTCACCAGCTCACGCCGTCCGTCTTCATAGATGATTTCTTTCGCCTGCGCGTAATTGTGACCGTTAACAGATTTCTTCATTTTTGTGTCCTTCTTTCTTTTTTATCTCTTGTCCCTTCGGACAAGTATATAATAGCATAACCGGTCTATAAAGTCAAGGGGTGGTTTTGGATGTATTACATCCAATTTTCATTTTTGAAAATTTTTATTATATTTAAAAATGAAATTGAGTGGGGTTTTATTTTATAATTTTTATATATACAATTTTTTTAATATCATTAAAACAAAAATAAAATGAAATTGGGCGGTTATACCGCCCAGCTCTTAAGTGTTTTTGCGGATCCAGCTGTCGGCAGCTTTTTCCGTCTTAAAAACCTTCGTCAGTTCGGCGCCGTCCATCGTCACGCGGAAAATCCACCATTCCTTGCGCGCCTTGTTAAACTGCTTCACATACCTCATTGCTGTTACCTCCTTCTTTGATGGTATCATTATAGCATAAAGGGGAAATACAGTCAAGAGTCCTTTTTGGATGTATTACATCCAAAAAACAACAGGTGGGTTATCCCCACCTGTACCCTTCGTAAAATTCATATTCCACCCGCACGGGGTGTCCTTCAAAGTATTCTTCGGCCGCGCAATGCGCAAACCACCCATGCGCGGCGCGGAGAGAGCGCGCGCAATGTTCGACGATCTCGCCGGCGCTGGTGTACACGCGGACCATGACGGGGAAACGGGCGGTCAGTTCGTAAGAATAAGACATAGTTAATAAACCTCCTTGAAAATCTGTTTTTTCCCTTCGGACAAGTATATAATACTACAACCACCACATAAAGTCAAGAGGAGTTTTTGGATGTAATACATCCAAATGCTGAAACTGGGTACTGCCTTAGCAGTACACCAGAGACATATCGGACCATTTCAAGATGGAAATTTGATTGTGCGCGCGGCCGATGGAAAGAGCTTCCTTTTTCGTCTTGACGCGGAAGCTGTGATCGATGTAATACACGCCGTTTTCGTACCAGATCCCGCAGCTCCCATTGAAAGAGTCAATCGCGGCAGCAGCTTCCTCCGCGGTGCGGCATTCCAGCCCGTGATCGGCTACTTGCCAACCAGTCTTGTAAGAAACAGACTTGTAATTTTTCAGAGTTGCGCCGTCAGAGTTTTTCAGAGACTTGAGCATTTCCAACATTGTGATGGCCTCCCTTGCTTTCTTTATGGTACAAGTATAGCACAAACAAGACAAGATTGCAAGTACGCTTTTTGGATGTATTACATCCAATTATGCGTAGAAAAAAGCAAGGCTTTCGCCTTGCTTTTTTTAACGGCGATCAATGATAGTGTAACGATCGTCGGCCGCGTCGATCCAGTCGGGATACAAAGGACTGCAATCCCAGCGGACGAGGATCCAGCTCTCACCCTGTTCGGTGGTCTCACCGTCGATGATTTCGCCGAAGCGGTAGGTGGCCTTATTGTAAACTTTCAACATTTTTGTGTCCTCCTTCTTTTTGTGTCCCTCTTGGAACTACACTCATTATACACCTATCAATAGAGAATGTCAACCCCTTCGATCATTTTCATTTTGGATGTATTACATCCAACTTTCGCAAGGCCCGAAGGCCTGCGTATTACATATGCTTTGCAATCCACTTGTCTGCGGAACCTTCAGTCTTGAACACCTTGATCAGTTCGGAACCTGTTGCTGTTACCTTGAATATCCACCATTCATTCCTTACTTTGTTGTACTGTTTTGTGTAAGTCATTGTACTTACCTCCTTCTTTGATGATACCATTATAACAGTTGACAACAACGTTGTCAACTACTCTTTTTGGATGTATTACATCCAATTATGGTATATATAAAAGAGAGAATACTTATTGTATTCTCTCTTATTCATTGTCTTTATTTACTTTTTACTTGTGATCACTTTGCCACATACCTTGTTTTAGTATAGTGAAGAGAAAAGTTAAGGTATTCGACACTTGTCGGATCTGTGATATCATCATAGTGCATAGATAATGCGTCACTGTAAAGTTCCCATCCTGTAACCAAGTAACCGTGTTCTTTATTCATGTAGTAGTAAACTTGTTCGGTCATTTTTACTGACCTCCTTTCTGATTATGTCTTATTTTAGCATAATCCTTTGGATTATGCAAGAGAGCACTTTGGATGTATTACATCCAAAGTTATTGAAAAAAGAAAAATGGGATTATTCCCATTTTTCTTTTTTAGCCTTAAAAGTCAAGACCTTCGGTTGGCTCTTCCCAAGCCACGCGAGACAAGCGCGAATCTCGTCCGGCTGTCCGCTCATGCCGCGACGGATGTGACGCGCAGAGCAGGCCGCCGTGTTCCATTGCCAGCCTTCACCGGTATCGCGTGAAAAAATAGTCCAGCCGTGAGCAGCAAGGCGGCGAGCGGTGCGGAAGTCAATGCAATCAAAAGTGTTTTTAGACATGTTTAATAATCCTCCTTTGGTGGTGGTGTTCCCCTTTCCCTCTCGGGCTACGCCCATTATACCACAACCGGGAACGGTTGTCAACGGTCGCTTTTTGGATGTATTACATCCAACTTTCGTGAAAAAAGAAAAAGGGCCTTAGCCCTTTTCCCCGAGGAGGGCGGCGCGTTCAGCGCGAAATTGCTTGTATAGACGCTCAAGGCGGTTGATGTATTCGGTCATTTCCACATCGGTCAGTTCTTCATGATCGGCCTTCCTGCCGAGGAAAGCAACGCGAGAATCCCTGTGTTCCGCATAATGGGCAAAAACAACGGCGAGTTCGACATTCAGTTCATTAAACATGATTTTTTCCTTCTTTCTTTTATTCTGTCCCTTAGGACAATTATATTATATTATAGCATGACAATAATATCAAGAAATTTTTTTCTCAAATGCTCTGAAAACTTGGATGTATTACATCCAATTACTTTGGACATCGTGATTTCTCACGGTGCCCGGATTTTGCGTGATCGGCGCGCTTAGCACTTGATCACGTAAAGGCCGCCCTCAAGTTCGTACTGGCCCCAGTCATGCGCGAGCATCCATTCATACGCGCCTTCCCAAGTCTTGAAGCCGGACTTGATCGTGCGGAAGGTGTCGCAAGTGATAACGGCGTAAGTGGTGGTGGTTTTCATTGTGGTGATCTCCTTTCGGTAAGAGGTTGACCTCTTTCTATGGTCTTATTATACACCCGATGTCCATCGGGTGTCAACGAGTAACTTTGGATGTATTACATCCAAATTGTGAAAGGCCGAAGGCTTGTCGCCTTCGGCCGGACCATGAGCAAGGTTCACGTTCTATCGGTCCAATTGCTCACGCCCTTACGCATGAGCCACAATTCATAACTCCTTTTTGTGGTGGCCCGCTTGACGATCTCCGCGTTGCCGTTGCTTCCGATCGCCCAGACATTAAATTCTTTCCGCGCCCTGTTGTAGATGATTTCGTAGCTCTTCATTGTTGTAGCTCCTTTCTTCAGCTCCAGCTCCAGCTCCGTTTTCCAGCTCCAGCTTCCAGCTCCAGCTCCTTCGTATATATTAGGGACCAGGCGGGAGACGGGAGAGCGGCGGCGCCGCTGGCGCCTGCCTCTGGTGGGCGGATCCACCAGTTTCTGGAATTGTTACGATTCTGTTACAATTGTAACATTTCCGTAACATTTACAGACTCTGGAAGCTCCTTCCATCATCTAATTATAGCATTTTTGACTCAAAAATGCAACCTTCAGCTTTGGATGTATTACATCCAAGGCGTTTATGGTCAAAAAATGGCCAAAAAGTACAAAAAAATTGTTACAAAAGTATTACAATCGTAACATTTTCGTAATATTTTCATTTTATGGTGGTAACCGCGTGAAACGTTTCATGAAAACGATGAAATGATGAAATGCTCTATGAAACGTTTCATGAAAATAATGAAATGATGAAACGTTTCATGAAATATTAGCACTCACTGGTAGAGAGTGCTAACAAAAAATTGTTAGCACTCTTTTTAAGTGAGTGCTAAAATGATTGTCAATATATGTAAATGTCAATTAATGGAAAAGTGTTAACATATGGAATTTCAAAAAAAAGCTTGCAATCTGTTTTTATCTATGATAGAATACTTATAGCCGAAAAGGCAATTTTAGGGCAAAAGCCCGGAAAGAAGGTATCCTATGAATACCGAACGTTATACCCTCTCTACCCTGCAAAAAAACACCGTCCGCGCAATGATTGAAAAAATTAATCCGGAGGCTCTGTGTTCCTTCCTGAATTGTGAAACTGAGTCAGACGCAATTATCAATGATTGCATGGATAAATTCCCTGCAGTTTTCCCGTCCGAAAGCGAAAGCGCATTGAACGCCTTTACTTATTCCGCAGTTACGCGCTACGCAATGGAAAAAGGGAAAATAACCGTTATTGATTATATTGCGTTCGTAGCTGTTTGTAAAAGAGAAGGCTATAAAATGGACAACGACAAAGGCGCGTTTGGTGATTTACTTGAAGTTCTCGTCCGTTGCGCGCTTGTTTGTAAATTCGCCTTTATTCGCCCGTCTATGCTTTATGTAAAAGACGCTTTGCATAACGACATTATCTCTAAACGGTTTGGTGTTATCGAATGCGGGCACAACGGCAAGACATGGACACAAGCGACGGTTTTTGACTTTATGGCGGGAAACTTTGATACCGTTGTTTATGGAATGTTTGATGACATTGACAAAGAGAACATTTATAAACTTTGCGAAAAATTCGACATTGACGGCGCTATCAATTATGTAAAAAATTATGTTTGTGTATGGACTGATAAAAGACAATTTCAATCCGATATTGACGGCCTTACATCGGGAAAAGGTTTAACCATCAAAGCGGGCAAGGTTATGTCGCAATACAATGCGGGAAAATATAACGCTTTTCAACAGGCCATCGAAAACGGACGCTTTGTTACTCTCTCAGACGTTTTGAAAAAGTAAAAAGCAGTGCGAAAACAGCAAAGCGGGAACGGATAAAAAGCCGTCCCCGCTTTTTTGTAGCTTTTAGTGTAACCGCCCCGGTTACATTCAGGCGGTTAGGGACTTCTAACTGCTCCGTCACCCGCGGGTGTCCAAATTCCACCAACTTTTTTAAAAATGAACTTTACCTTTTTAAAAATGAACTTTAAGCCCAATATTTGACAATTTCTCCAAAATATGTTAAAATTAAGCTATAAGTAAGGATTTAAAATGGAGGCGTAGATATTGAAAAAAGCATACACCCTGGATTACAGCATCCAGCGAGACACCGACCGCGTGGCTGCTGTAAAACAAATTTTAAGTCAATTAGAAAAACCGCCCACCCCAGACTAGTTAGACCAAATGGGGTCCTACATACTATACGGAAAAGATGAAGAAGGTTATAATGCTGTCCAACGAGGATAGGTAACAGATGGCCATAAACGTTACGCAACCTTCAAGAAAAAAGACGACAAAAACCTTTCCCTAGATTAGCTCCTTTAGAATCCTTCAACAAACCAGCAAGACCTACATCCGGCGAACATACGGCGGCCCTACACCAATCCCAAGCCCGTAATAAATCATCCCAAATTTGATAAGAAGACAGGCGAGTTACTAGATCCGGGCGACAGCGACATCCCCGGTATGCGCGACCTTTGGCAATCTATTGAGCGCATAGAAAAGTTAGTAGCCATAAATGAAGGGAAGCTGCCGCCTGACGAGAACACCTACTTTCTACCTGACTCCTATCGCCTTTATCAATTAAAACATCAGTTAGCGGACCTGCGTAAGCACCAATACTATCTTAAAGATGCCTACAAGCCCACCATACACTTTATGGCGGCTGACAAGCCTCGCGCCCAATTCGTAGATTGGACCGCTGATTCCTTTTATTGGGTAACACAATAGTAGTGGCAGCAAAAAGTAGATGACGCGCTACTTAGCTCAATTTCAAAAAATTTAAAGGACTATGAGGTAAGGTAGGACGGGATGATAAAATGGGTAGTGCGCCAACATACATTTGACTGGGAGAACCCAGCCCACATAAGAGCCTTGATAAATAATTATCAGGCACTTTATGAATACATGCATGAAAAATTTTAGACCTACGGCCGCACCCTAATTTTTGACTTTTAGCGCTACCGCTAGATGTGTAATTTCTCGCCTATACGTAATGCCTTGCTTGATATGAAAATTAAAAAAATGGTATATCCAGAAATAATAGAGGAACTGCTCGCGCGCTTTGGCCTAAAGTACAACGAAAACTACTTAAGTAACATATTTGCGCGCGAAATACCAAACGCAATTGCTATTACGGCAAAGAAGAATCGCTTACTTATAGAAACACCAATAGAAGAGCAGAAAGCTTGTATTCGATGCGGCCGCGTGTTTCCACGCGATACTGTCTTCTTTGGTGTAAATAATAGTAGAAAAGACCACTTCTCTTCTGTGTGTAAGGAATGCGAGAAGAAGAGAAGAATAGAACGGGGGGTGCAGAACAAGTATGACAAACGTTCCAAAGACCCGACGTTGCATGCGATGCAAGTCATAGAAGCCAGAAAGTGAATTTCAATATACGCCTTCCAAATTTTTTCCTTCCCATAGATCGTTAATTTGTACTTCCTGCTTAGAAGTAATGATAGACCAAGAAAACTTAGGATAGGTAGATAGGTTATGCAGATATCTTGATGTGCCATTTGATTTAAATAAATGGACATCACTTTATAAAATACATAAAGATCATACCTTAACGGCCTACTTTAATACGTTACTAGATTAGCATTATCAAGCCCTACAATGGAGCGATGAAAATTAGCGTTGGCGCTTAGCGCGCGAAGAAGGTACAATAGATGAAGAAATTGAAGCTCTTTCAAGTGCTAAAATTGCGCGACTAAAAAAAACTTGGTCCTCCACATATACAAAGGAAGAATTGCTTTTTCTTTAGGATTACTATAATAAGATTATTGCTACGCAAAACGTTTCTACTCCTATTTTACAATAGTACGCGCGCGACCTATGCGAAATTTAGTTACGCATAAAGAGAGGCTTGCGGGAGGGGCATGATATAAAAAAGGATATGGATGCCCGCGATAACATTATTAAAATAGCCAAGTTTGAAGCCTCTAACGCGAAAAATGCCGCTGACTTTGAGTCAGTAGGTGAACTAATGGTTTATTATGGAAAACTTGGTTGGCATCCTAAATGGGTTTCTTAGCCTAAAGATGATATTGATTTTTGTATGCAGAATATACAGAATTATTTAAAGAGATTAGTAGTAAATGAAGGTAATTTCGCATAGCAAGTTGAGGATAGAAAAGAACGCTTCAACATTACTTAGCGCCTTGAAGAAATTGAGAACGAAGCTGTCTAGTTTGACAGTACTGCCGATGTTGATTATTAGGGATAGGATGAGTTGGCAGGTGAATTGGTATAATGGCTGAAGAAGTAGCTTACAGAAATGGAATACCAATTTAGAAAGGCGTAGTATTAACGAAATCTTTTTTAGATGCTAATAAATAGTTATTTACAAAATATTTAAACTATTGGCTTCTTTATCCTGATTGCTTTCTTGATGAAATTCAAGATTCTAGTGATGCTAAGCATTTTCATTTGTTTCTTTTTCAACGAATTGCTTTGCGCGCATCAATGCGTTACAGATACCATTTTTGGACTGCTACACGCGCGACATCCAAGTCTTTTACCGCTTATCTTAGTGCTGTTGTGCGCGCCGTCCTACTTCCTAACTCTAACATATTCATCGCCTCTGACGTAAAAGGTACAGTAATAAAAATTGCTGAAGCTAAATTTGAAGAAATTTTTCGTCATTGGCCTTTATTAAGAAAATAGCTTACTACTCGCCTTGATGATGGTAAAACTGGTTAGAAAAAGAGTGGTAACTATTATGAATTACATTTTAAAAATGGTAGTAATATAACGGTTGTTTCAAAAGACACGAGCCGTGGTTTGCGCGCGACATGCGGTATTTTAGAGTAGGCCGCGACAATAGAAGAAACAGATTACACGGAAGTTTTGCTTCCTCAAATGAACGTTGCTCGTAGATAGGTTGATGGAACACTTAATCCAGAAGAACCTACTTCTCCTCAAATTTTTATTACTACCGCGCGCGAAAAGACAGTATTCATGTATAGTAAGTTAATTTAGTGTGCTGTAAATGCTGTTTTGCGCCCAAGATAGTATTTTGTATGGGGTTTAAGTTATGAAGTTCCTCTTCATTATGGTCTTTTGGATAGAGCAACCATGATGGACCAGCGTTATTCAGCTACCGTGTCTGATGAAAGCTTTTCTCGTGAAAGTTTAAGTCTATGGACTGGTAATAATAAATAGGCTTGGCTTGACTCTAAAAAATTAGCAAAAAGAAGAACTTTATTAAAATGTGAAAAAAAAGCACAAGAGAATCCTGTTAATAAAAACACATTTTATCTGATAGGGGTGAACAGCTTGCCCCGCCTGCCAGTGATGACAGGGCAATAACTCCTTAAATTGCGGGAAGCCGTATTAAAAGGTAATCCGCAGCCAAGTTTGTAAAGAATTTTATAGATTTTTCTTTACGAAAAGGTTCAACGACTATTATGTAAGATACAAGCGTTTGGTGTCTGAAAAAGGGAGCATCTTTTAATAAGATGAAGATATAGTCTAATCTATATGGAAACATATAGCAGTTCATAAAAGAACGCATTAAATGTAGCGAATTTAATGGAATATAAATGAGACGTTGCGAGATACGCTGCGAATACCGCTGTTATGGTTATTAAAGTAATGCCCGAAAAAACCAGCTTTAAGAAGAAAGTTATTTATACTGAAGTTATTCATGGCGCGAACTATATTACGGAACAAGCTCCAAGGCTAAAAAAACTTATTCAACTATATAATCCGCGCGAAATCGTGATTGACGGTAACGGTCCCGGTATTGGTCTATTAGATGCTATGGTTCTGCCATCTATAGATTTTAAAACTGGATAGCAATTTCCATCATATTATGCCTTTAATAATGATCATCATTTACCACCTTAGAAAAAAGTCTAGAGCAATGAGCCTTGGCCTTCTTTAAATGGAATAATCTATGACATAAAAGCTGGTTCAAGTAATGATGACTTAATACATTCGAACTTCTTCTCCCAAATAAATAACGGTTCGGTCGCTTTCTTAGCGAATGAAAATGTAATAAAAGATAAATTATTAAAGACAAAAAAAGGTAAAAATATGACTAGTGTAGATAGACATATTTTTTTAATGCCTTATATAATGACATCACGACTAATGGATGAATTAAATAATTTGAAACTTAAACCAACTGGTGCGCAGAACCAATTTAAAATAGAACGTATTTCACGTTCCGTAGAAAAGGACCGCTTCTCAGCGTTATAGTATGCTCTTTATAGGGTAAAGTACTATGAAGATAAGGCACTAAAGATGTCGAAGAAGAAAAACTATAGTGAATATACGTTTTATACACCAAAGAAAAATAAAAAAGAAAGAAGGGGGTGATTGTTATGGGTAAAGAGAAACCCTCACACGATTTTGCTAATTTTCGCTCTCGTCTGAGGGTTAGCCGTGCGCCGATTAGTCCTGGAGCATATAGTAGATGGGGATATCATAGAGCAGATCCTGTTCACTCTGACTTTACATTATAGGAAATTCAAGAAATTATTCGCTCTGGCGATTTAGATTCTTTAAGAGAATTATCTAGATATTATTATAGAACAAATAGCTTATATAGAAATAATATAGATTTTTTAGCATGTTTACCAACCTATGATACTGTGGTTATTCCACTATATTAGGAAGGGAAAGGATCTAAGACACAAATAACCAAAGCTTTCTATAACGCTTGTAATTTTGTTGATAAACTTGATGTTCCGAATACTTTTACAAGAATTACTAAATAGTGGTTGAAAAATGGTATTTATAATGGAATTTTAAGAACAGATGGCGATAAAGTTACAATTCAAGATTTACCTCTTCAATATTGTCGGACAAGATTTAAGGATTTTAATAACTTAAATATTCTTGAATTTAATATATTATACTTTGAAACTATTACTGATGAAAAAGCAAGAGCAGAAGCAATTGCTTCTTTTCCAGAAGAAATTCAAAAAGCATGGAAAGCTTGGAAGAAAAAAGGAAATAAACTAATAGACCCATGGGTTATGTTGCCCGCGGCTAGTGGCGGAATCAGCTTTAGCTTTACCAATGATCAGACTCCTTTACTTATTGCTAGTCTACCTGCTTTAAAAAAATTAGATGACGCAGTTAAAAGAGAAGAAACAAGAGATGAAAATGAATTAAGGAAATTACTAATTCAAAGAATGCCAGTTGATGGTGATGGTTAGCTTGTTTTTCCTCTTGAAGAAGTAACTGAAATACATGCTTCTGTTGCTTAGATGCTAGCAGATTAGGATACCGTAGATGTTTTAACTACTTTTGGAGAAACAAATTTATAGAGTTTACAGGATAGTAGCGCGGCAACGCAATCGACAAATAGAATAGAAAAGTATAAAACGAATACATGGGATGCTTTAGGAAGAGGTAGAATTTTATTTAATCCAGATGGAAGCTCTTCTCTTGCTTATGCCATAAAGAAAGATTAGACTTTAATGTCTGCTTATTTAAATATTTATGAAAGTTGGATAAAATTTCATATAAATGATAAGTTCGCAAGAACTAATTTATCATTTGATTTTTAGATACTTCCTATAACAGTATTTAATAGAGATTAGTTACAATCTTCTTATTTCCGCGGTGCGCAATATGGTTATTCTAAAATGTTCGCTGGTGTTGCTTTAGGAATGAAACAGAGAGATCAATTAAGTTTGATGAATTTTGAAAATGAGTTCCTTGAAATGTCTTTAAAAATGGTACCTTTGCAATCTTCTTATACTACTTCTGGTAATACTATTGCTGATGAAGAAAAGAGTAACCAGGGACAAAAAACAACAGTAGTCGCAAAACAATCATCTGATGATAAAGGTGGACGACCATAGCTTTCTGATTAGTAGAAAAGTGAAAAAACTCAAACTAATATAGAATCAGCTGGATAAAGGAGGAGATTATAATGGAAAAACAAATTCCAATATATTTTGATAGCGTTATTGTGTCTTCTCCATTTCAAGGTATTTCAGAAGAAACACCTAACATTGGGCGCTTAAAAGTTAGGGTTTTTACCAAATATGCGAATCGTAATGGATCTTATATTACTGAGAGTGTTGCTTAGCAACTCATTGAAAGCGCTACAAAAGGCAACACTCCAGTAGTAGGATTCTTCGATCCCTCTACAAAAAGTTGGGCTAGTCATAGCGGTCCTAACTTAGCCAAAGGGTATGGCTATGTAGAGAATTTTATTGGGTGGGAACCTTTTTAGGACACTGACGGCGTGACCCGTGAATATGCTGTGTTTTCAGTAATTCTTTTTACAGATTACTATGAATAGGCACAAAAAATTATGGGACAAAATCAAAGTATGGAATTAGATCCTTCTTCTATTCAGGGTGATTGGACTTTAATTTAGAACGAAGAATACTTTGTTTATACGACCGCAAAAATGTTAGGTTTTTGTATTATTGGAGAGCATGAACCATGTTTTTCTGTTTCATCTTTTTTCTCTAAAAATGATGAAAAATATGATAATCAATATTAGAAGTTTTCTTCACTCTTGTTTGATTTAAAAGCAAAAGTAGAAGAAGCTGAACAAAACAAAGAGGGAGGAGAACAACCAATGAATGAGAATGAAAATCAGGAAGTTGTTGAAACTGAAGTAACTCCCGAAGTAAATGAAACTACTGAAACCGTAACAGAATTTGAAGTTAATGAAGAAAAGAAAGAAGAAGAAGTAACTGAATTTTCTGCCGACGGCGCGCAAGTAGAAGAAGCTGTTGAAGAGCCCGCTCCTGTTGAAGAAGCTGCTCCTTCTGAATTTGAAAAACTACAACAGCAATATAATGAGTTACAAACTTCCTATAATGAATTACAAGTTAAATTTAATGAAGCGCAAGAGCAAATCCAAAATGCTTCAAAATTTTAGCAAGATACGAATAAAGAACTAGAATCTCTTCGCAACAAAATTACTGAACTATAGAACAGCTTACAGTCTTATGAGGCTGCAGCGGCTGTTGCTTAGAAAGATCGTAAGAATAGTTTAATTGAAGATTATAATAATATTCTCTCTGAAGAAGAAATTAGTCCAGTTAAAGAAAAGGTTGATGAATTTTCTTACGAAGAATTAGAAAATAAATTAGCTATTATTTTTGCCCATCGGCAAATTAATAATAAAAAATCTGAAGTAAAGCAAGTTCCCGTTCTTACACCCGAAGAATCTCAATTTTCTTTACTCATGAAAAAATATCGTAAAAACTAAGGAGTGAATAAACTATGGCTATGAAAAGATTTCCTGTTGAACAGTATGCCACTCTAGAGCTAAATCAGGTAGCTTTCCCAAAGACTGGCATGGTAGTTTCTCAGACTCCCCTTGGCGAGAAATTTGTCGAGGGCGGAAACGGTAATTATGGCGTTTGCGAAAACGGTATGTGGGTTGTTGCTGATAAAGCTAAGGGCGTTATTGATGCTCCTGGGGCTGCCACTGACAAGCCAATTGGTATTGTATATACCGCTGAGAAAGAATATGATGTTTTCCATTATGGTCTAAAGACTTTCGGCCGCAAGGTTGCGGGCGATTATCCTCGCGTAGGCATTTTTAGTATTGGTGATACCGTAACTGCTAATTGCTTACAGTATGATGACTCTGAAACTGGTTTCACTACTGCTGAGGCTCTAGAGGCTACTCTAGCCGCTTGCGCGACCACTGCTGTATATGTTGTTCCAGTAGCTGGTTCTCCAGTTCCAAAGCTAACTAAAACTACTCCTGCTGCTAATGTAGCTTACGGCAAAGTAGTAAAATATTATACTGTACCTAACGGCGAAAAGGGCGTTAAGTATCAGATGATTAGAGTATAATGGAGGTGCGAACTATGAATAGTCTACAAGTTTTAATGAATGGCGTTTTCGGTCGTAAAGTTCCTGCTGAGTTCGCAGCCGCCGATTACGATTATGAAGCTGCTCTACGTGATGAGCTAAAGAAGCTTCTATGCGATGAAAATGGACGTATTAATCGCTATAAATATGAAAGAAACAAGATCGATCTATTTGAACTACTTTCTCAAAATCTTGACGAAGTTCTTCCTCAGAGTTTAACTTCTGCTCTAGATATGTTCACTGAAATCGTTCGTGTTCCTCAGGGCTCTCGTCCTGAATTTTATGTTACCCGTGGTAAGCAACGTGGTAAGCAGTTTGTAACCCGTGCTACTGAATCTGGTAATTACGAGACCTTCCGTCTTGATAGGGATCGTTTTGATGTGTATCCTTTCGCTCTTGGTGGCGCTGGATATGTTGATTTTGAGCGTTATCTTGATGGCGTTGAAAGCATTACTGATATTTACGAAGTAATCAATGAAGGCATGGTTGATAGAATTTTTGAATTAGTTCAAGAAATGCTTCTATCTTCTTGGAAAAAGATGCTTCCTAAGAATAAGGTTGTTGCTAATAACTTCAATCCTACTTCTATGAAGAAACTTTGTAATGTTGTTGCTGCTTATGGTTCCCCAGTTATCTATTGCTCTCCTGAATTTGCTGCTGAAATGGTTAATGCTATTGTTTACAACAATACCACTAAGATTTCTGATCAGGATATGATTGATATTCGTGAGCGCGGTTATATCGGAAAATTCCAGGGCGTTCCCGTTGTTGTAATGCCTCAGTCTTTCACCGATGAAACTAATGAAAATCTTGTTATGAATCCTGCCTTTGCTTATGTAATTCCTACTGGCAAGGAAAAGATGATTAAGCTAATCTTTGAAGGTAATTCTTATTTCCGTGAGTGGAATGACCACGAGGGCGATAATTCTATTACCATTCAGGCTTATACCAAGGTTGGTCTAGCCGTTGTATCTCCTCTCAATTTCTGGGGAATTTATTATAATAGTGCTCTTAGTACTAATACAAATTGGGCTACTTATAACGCAAATCTAACTGCTTAATAATATAATAATTATGTAAGTGGGGTGGGCTTGCCCCACCCCACTTATTTTTTTGAGATAAAAGGAGGAACTTTTTATGGAAAAGGTAACTATTACAAATATTAGCAATGCGACTGTATCTTTATTCGTACCTGAAATTAGACTTAATCGTGAACTTGTACCCGGAAGGTCTATTGTGATTGAAAAAGATATGTATAATGATCTAGTTTTTGATACCGGCTTTAATTCTCTTGTTAGTGGACATTATCTAAAAGTTGAAGGTCTTGAAGAGGATGAAAAGGTTGAAGTAGAACTACCAACATATTCTAAAGCTGATATTAGTAAAATGCTAGACGAATTAGATATTACAGCTTTTGCTAAATTTATTCCTACTGCCGCTCCCGCAGAAAAAGAAACAGTTGTTGATTTAGCTGTGGAAAAAGGTATCACGCATTCCGCGATCGTTCAGTTAATTAAGAAGTATTGCGGCCGTGATGTAATTGATCTCATTAATATGAGACATCAAGAAGAAGAATAATGGCAACATCTTTTTTTAAAGTGTATGACGCTTTTTTAGCGCGCATTACCGCAGATTAGTGGACTCTTGAAGAAGATATGGCCATTGTTGAGCGGGATTGGCAATAGCTTCTAAAGGCCGCGATTTTTAGATTTAAATATCCAAGAGTTAGTCTTGAAGTTGAATAGACTATAAATGTAGACCCTTATGGAAGCGAAGTTTCTACTTTTCAGTTTGCTGGCGATTTAACAAACGATGAAATTCAATTATTATCATTATATATGAAGCATGAGTGGATTAAACGTTGTATAGCAAGCTGGGAGAATATTAGACAATTATACGCAGACAAAGACTTCTCACAAGCAAATCATTTAGATAAATTAAATAAATTAGAGGCGGCAGTGGCATTAGAGGTTCATAAAGCGTAGGGTATTTATGATCGTTCCAGAAATAAGACACCCGCTGAATTATTTAAAAAATTGGCAGGGAAAAAGAATGTCGTCTGATGTTACTTTTGATGGCTATAAAAATAAATTGAAAGGAAGACTTTACGGCCTTCTTTGTGAGAAGTAGAAGGGCGGAGAATGGTAGAAATTTTTAGATTCTATCATCATTTAGTTGTAGGGATTAGGGGCCAATTGTATTAACTATTGGCCGCTAATAGGTAAATTAAGTTCGTTAAAACATTTATCTTATGAATATTTTAGAAAGACTATTTTTTAGTGTATGAATCTGATAGGAAGTCTATCTGTTCCAGATGAACTATCTTGATGCTTATTATTCTAGGATAAATCATTTAGGAACTACTACAGCTGAAAGAATACGTAATGGCGGAATTCGTTCATTTATAAAATGGATGAGCGAATCTCCTCACACCGTTCGTCATTTGTCTGTGTAGCGTGGAATATATTTTGATGGAATAATATTAACTAATAAGGATAAATAGCATTAGAAAATAATGTTTCTAAATGTTAGTAATTAGATTCCTATTAATGTTGGAGACATTATGAATTGGAAATTAGATAATGGATAGATTTAGAAATGGATACTTGTCCAAGAAGAAAAAAAAGTTAATGGGACTTATAGAACTTTTTGGATAGTAAGATGTAATTATCTAATGAAATGGGTTGATGGTGATGGTCACGTTCAACAATCCTGGAGCTATTTTGTTAGCTCTTTAGATTCTAAAATTAAAGGAAATTTCAGAACGTGGAACTCGCTGATTACACCACAACCAAACAAATATGCTTAGATTTTAATGCCGCGTTATCCTATAAATAGAGCTACAAATTTTATTGTCGAAGAAGAATCTTGGACTGTTGTGTAGTATGATCATACTAGTGTGCCTGGAATTATTTATCTTTCTCTAACAGAGGGTAAGATTAATAGTATCTATGATGATGTATAGAATAATTTAGCAGATACCAATAATATTGCTTCTTATGAGATAATTACTTCATAGGAACCTCAAGTTTTTTAGATTGGCTAGTTTGTCATTCCTTCTTTTACACTAATGAAGAATGGACAAGTTTATTCGGGAGAATATTAGTTTATTCCTGATGATAAAAGTATCATTACTATCGAGAATGATAAATTAAAGGCATTGAGATAGGGGACTACTACTATTACAGTTCAATTAAAAGATTTTCCATCTATTAAAAATACTATTACAGTAAAAGTTGGCGCGCCAACCGAAGAATTTTTTGGACATATTTAGGGAAATAATTCAATTAGATTGAATAGAACCGCTATTTATAAATTGGTTGGAAAGCCAGCTATAGATGAAAATTCAATAGTTACTTTCTCATTAGAAAATACTGCATTAGCAAAATTTGTTTCTATTTAGACTAAAGATAATGTATCAACTGAATAGATAAAACATGCCTGTAAAATTCAAGCTAATGATGAAAATTAGCTTGGAGATATAACATTAATTGCGGAATATAATGGAAATACTTATACGAAAGTTATTTCTATTATTCCATTGTGGTAAAAGGGGTGATTAAAATATGGGAGATGTAAGTGGGCAAAGAAGATTTGCTGTAATGGGTGATAATACTTTTAAAATAGCTGATAAATTAATGTCAAATCAAACATTATGTAGGCTATTAAAGTATCAAACAAGAGATCCATTAAAAGAAATGTGTAATGGTAAGTAGCAACCTAATGTTGATGGTGCCGAACTTATAAATAAACAAATTTTAATCGTTCCTAAAATATTTGATGATAGTACAGAAAAAATGTCGTATGTTACGGCTATTTTTGATGATTTTGTCGTTAATCAAATCAATCCATAGTTTAAGGTTTCTACAGTAAGATTTGATATTGCTTGTCCTTATGATGAGTGGCTATTAAATGCTAGGTCATTACGACCTTATTTAATAATGCAATAGATTGATATAATGTTTAATCAAGCTAAATTATCCGGTATAGGTAATTTACAATTTTATAGAGCAGATAATTTAGCTCTTTCTCCTTGGATTGGCGGCTATACTATGAGGTATAAAATCAATGAATTTAACTGATGATATGATTTTAAAGTTTCAAAAAGGTTCGCCTGTTTTATTAGACGATATTTGTGCTGTTTATTCCGCTACATTGGGTTAGATAGTGGATTTAGGTTATAGTAAATTTCAATTATTACTTGGCGCAATTACAGCTACAAAGCCAATCCCAGATTGGAATAAATAGCCATAGATGGCTAAAATATTAAGTTAGGTTACTGATTTTCAGTATTTACTTATGTTAACGGCAATGGATAAAATGTCTAATGAAACTTTAAAATAGGCTTTTAAATTTTTTATACATTAGGATGTAAATTTTTCTTTAGATCCCGCACAAATTATAGTTGGACCCATAGAAGAAAAACACATATTAACAGAGGAAAAATTTTACGACCTTCGACGGCTTATTAGCCGTGCCTATTTTCTAGACGTTGATGAGGAGTAGATAATCATCAATAAAGATGACCCTCCTGAAGTAGTTCGGCTTAAAGAAAGAATGAAACAAAATAGGTAGAAGGTACGTAAGGCGAAGGCTAAACAAGCCGCGAGGGAGAAGAGCGACTTAAAGTTTTCTGACCTCATCGGAAGCATTACTATAAATAACTGTGGCTTAAACATGGATAATATATGGAATATAACTTACTATGCCTTTCATGATCAGCTCAGACGTATGGGTTGGCGAGACCAGTTTGATATTAATAATCGTGCTGCTCTTGCTGGGGCAAAAATGAAAAAGAATCAATTGAAGCATTGGATGCGATCAATTGTGGATTCTAATAAATCATGATTTATTTGGAGGTATTTTATTATGGCTGTAAATATTTTTGATAAATATGGTATTAAATAGGTTGCCAATGTATATTTTGAAGCTCTTGAAGCAGACGCTGCAGCTGGCGTTTATGCTGGAGACATTGTGCTATTCCTAGATACTCTAAAAGTTTCTACTATTGAAACTACTGCTGAAAATACCGCAGCCCAGGGCGGTTGGGGTCTGTAATCGGGATGGATGGCTCCAACATAAAAAAACCTCTTTAATTGCTGGAACACCTTAAAGCTTATTCACTACAATAGGGGAAGCACTATGAATGTTTGACAACGAATAAGATTTATGTTATAATTTAACATAGAATAGGCAATCAGCAGCCAAGCAAAATATTATAAAAGGAGTAAGGATTATGCAATGGAAAGCTATAAATACTGATTCTGAATATGAAGTCTCTGATACGGGGTTGGTTAGAAAAATACATATGATGAAAACTTATATTGACAGAGATGGGTATAGAAGAGTAAAAATTACAGATAATGGAAAAGTAATAAATACTGGCGTTCATCGTTTAATTTTACATGCTTTTGATCCGAGAGAAAATGAAGAATAGCTAGAAGTTCATCATATTGACGGTAATCCACAAAATAATTAGTTAAATAATTTAAAATGGGTTACTCATTAGGAAAATATAAAATATATACCACCTGAAAAATTAAAAAGTAGTACGCAATTTATTGCTCGTCCTATAGTTCAAATGACATTATAGGAAGAATAGTTAGAAGTTTTTTCATCTGCTTATGAAGCATGGAAAAAAACTGGCTGTAATCATAGACATATTAGTGAAGTATGTCAAGGTAAACGGCGTACCACTGGAGGCTTTAAATGGAAATATTTTGAAGGTTCAACGACTAATTGTAATGACAAGTGTCATGAAAAGGGAGGCTCCGTATAATTACGGATGAAGATATAGTCTAAACTTTAATGAAAATTAAAGCAGTTCATAAGAGAACGCATTTAGCTTAACGAACTAAATGGAATAAAATGAATCCTCGTTTAATCAGTTGGGACTACGGTAAAGAAATTAACATTACTCTAGAAGATGCTCTAATGTCTCTAGAGTCTCTACGTTTCATGCTTGGTGGCGCTATTAAGCGTTCTAAGAGTGGCGAAGCTGTTCTAGTAAGATATACTGAAGAAGTTGTTGTTGGTTCTGATGGTAAGATTCCTGCTCCTAAAGATCATCTTACCAAAGAAACCCTTCTACCCAAAGCTTGGGTTGGGCATCCTGTTCGTTTTATCAATCTTGGTAATACTGCAGGTACCACTAGTGCAAGTGCTGGTACAAGGACTCAAGTAGTAAGTACAGCGACTGTTCCTACTGCTGTAATGTCTGCTAGTGGAAATACTCTTACTTTCAGCAATACAGCTGCCGGTGTTTCTGAGGTTGCTCCTGTTGCTGGCGATCATATTCGTATTTTCTGGGAAGACTTAATTACTACTGATGATGCCGCTGTTGAAGTAACCATTTCTCCTAGCACCTTCCCTGGAACATATCGTGTTGTTGGCGATACCTTTATTCGTTCTGAAAAGACTGGTAAAGATGAAGCCTTCCAGTTCGTAATCAACAAAGCTAAGGTTCAGTCTGAAGTTACCTTCACTCTAGAAGCTGAGGGTGATCCTTCTACTTTTGAAATGCAGCTTCAGGTTTTACGTTCTTCTGGTGATGACGGCGATGAAATGATGAAACTAATTCGTTATGGTGGTGCTGCTTCTAGTGCTGCTACTGCTGGCGATGACGAAGGCGACTTAACCGCTGGTTCTTAATAATTTGTTATATAAGGAGGGTGAGTAATCACCCTCCTTTTTAAGGTTGGTGAATCATTTTGATTGATCAATATTTTGGAGTAAAATAGCTTTATGAAGTTGTTTTGCGCGCGAAGGTTCCTATGCAATTTGGTTCACGGTATCTTGAAGCTCAGTAGCCTGTGTTGTATTTTGAGAATATAAATTTTGCTAGTTTAACAGAACGAAATTCTCCTATAATGGCGCGAGGTGGCTGGGGTAATTTTCCTCATGTTATTTGGTAGGACAGATCTTAGGTGCAATTTCAGTTATCTGAGGGTATAATGTCTGCAATAAGTATGGGAATTTTACTTAGTGCTTCTGTTATTTAGAGAAAAAAAGATGAACCGCTTTTAATACATAAGAGATAGGGGCCTAATGTTTTGACTGGTGGAAGTTTATTTCATTTACAACATCAGCCAATCAGTAATGATATGAAAAAAATTTTTGTCTATGAATATTAGAGAGATGTAGTGCAGAGAAGAATGTATGAAGAAATAATACATAATGAATCAGATCCTTTTGATGATTCAGTGGAGCGTCCTTGTCTAAGGGTTTATAAAGATAAAAATCATAAAGACCTTGCAGACTAGACAAAAGAATATATTGTTGATTATTATTATTAGTATACAGACGAAGCTTTAATTTATTCTGTATAGAAGGAACGTTTTAATGGATTATTCACCCTTGAAGGTAAATTTTATACAAAGGATGAAAACGATGGCATAAATTATACAAATTTAATTTACATGCCAAAAGTAAGAGTTGTAAGTGATATAAACTTACGCTTGGGAGAAAGGGCTGACCCATCTGTCGCTACATTTAATATTATTGGAATGCCGTAGAATACGGTGAATAGTAGAAAGGGTTTAATATTGGAGATTACTCGTCTTAATGAAAATATAGACGATGAAATATAATGCCGCTTCCAAGGTAATTGGAGGCGGCTCTTTTTTTTATGTGTAAAAGGAGTGTGAGAATAAATGGCTAATATTACTTTAGATATGACTGCTAAAATAAGTGGATATTAGGCTAGTATATAGAAATTTAAAAGTGCATTATAGAATGTTGATGCAGGATCAATTATTGGTAAAAAATTAACTAAAGCAATTCAAGGAGCAGAAGGAGATTTAAAACGATTAGCTAAAAATCCCATGCCGAAAGCTTCTAGTAATAGTCAAATATAGAGTATTGTTCAAAAATATGATTTAATGGGACAAAGACTTGCAAATATTGGTTAGTTATTCCAACAATTGAAATTACCGGATTTAAAATAGTCTGCTTTTGGTGAAGGCCTTAAAACAATAGTTAAAGATTTAGAAGAAGCTAAAGTAAAAGCTGATGAATTTATAGATAAGACAATTAGAGAGGGCGTTCAGTCAGGTGGAGATTTAGCTGATAGTTTTAAGAAAATTAACTTTAATATTGGTGATACTACTACTGCACAAGAAATGCTCGCAGCATTAGGAACTAAAGCTGAGTAGTCCGCGCAAAAAATTGCTAATTTAGAAAAAGAATTAAAGCAAGCTGAAGCTGATGTAAATAGACGATAGAAAGCTGAAGCCGCAGCAGTAGCCAAACAAGATAATAATTTGGCATTACAAGAAAATGTAGAAAGAGCTGCTGCCAGTTATAAAAAAGCTATGGAAGAAATTCAGACGATGGTTGGATCTGGATTAAGTAAATTATTAGTTGGAAATACTGATAGGCAGCAATAGTTATTAACTAATTTTATGGGTGGATTAACACCATAGACGTTAAAATCACATATATAGATTTTAAAAAATACTTTACAAACTTAGTTAAAAGGAACAGGTCAAGGATCTGCACAAAATATTTATAGTACGTTATTTGGATAGTTTGGAAAAGGATCTTTTAATTTAACTGGAGACGCTCTTTTAAAAAATTTTGATTTAGAGAATATAATATATAATTTAAGAGAAGCAATACAAAATAGCGTAACAGATAGTAAATTTGGATTGACTTCTACAATGGCTACAAATGCTTTAAATTTTCTAGATGTTGGTAATATTTAGCAAGCTGCACAAGTTGTTATTACACGTTTATAGTCTGCTTATAATGAAATAACTGCAGTTGTTAATAAACGTAAATCATAGCTTGCTGCCGCAACTCAAGGGCAAAATGTAGCACAAAATAATTTAGCAGCCGAGAAACAAACGGCAACAGATATTGAAAATGCAACAAAAGCTTTACAAGATCAAATTACAATTCTTCAAGGTAAAAATAATGATTTAAATAATAGAGTTACTCAATTATAGAGTGCATTAAAAGCAGCACAAGATAAAGGATTAAACTCAACAAAAGGTTTAGGTAAAAGTGGAGGAAATAATCCAGCTAATTCATCAATACCTGTCGAACGAGTTAGAGAATATAATGCTTAGTTAGCAAGAGCTCAGGCAGCTGAACAAATGGTTGGAAAAATCCAAGGTGTTGTTCAGAGATGGTTTAGTGTATATACTGTTGTTAGAAAAATTGGACAAGCTATTAGAAGTGTAATTTCTACGGTAAAATAGTTAGATAAGACAATAACAGAAATTGCTATTGTCACTGATATGGATCAGAATGATTTATGGGGCCAAATGGATAAATATACAGATATGGCGACAAAATATGCGGCCTCTATATCTGGTGTATATAAAGTTTCTCAGTTATATTATCAGCAAGGTTTGCAAATGGCTGATGTTATGGCTTTAACTGAGCAAACTTTAAAGATGTCTCGTATTTCTGGTTTAGATTATACTGCTGCAACTAATTATATGACTAATGCTGTGCGCTCATTTAAAATGGAAATGACAGATGCACAGCAAGTCGTAGATGCTTACTCTGCCGTCGCCGCAAGTTCTGCTACAAGTGTTTCAGAATTAGCTACTGCTATGAGTAAAACAGCTTCTTCTGCTCAAGCGGTAGGTTCTAGTTTCCAAAATACTACTGCTATGATGGCGGTTATGATTGAAGCTACCCGTGAGTCTGCTGAAAACATTGGTAGTGCTATGAAATCTATTATTTCTCGTTATGGTGAAATGACCAGTGATCCTACTTTATTAAAAGATAGTGAAGGATAGGAAATGAGTCTTAATAGAGTTGATAAGGCATTACAAAGTGTTGGTATTACTATTCATGATACATAGGGTCAATTTCGTGATTTTGATGATGTCATTATGGAATTAGCTGAAAAGTGGGATACTATTGATACCAATACGCAACGTTATATTGCTACTATTATGGCTGGTAATAGACAGCAATCTCGTTTCTTGGCATTGGTTTCTAGTTATGACAGATTAAAAGAATTGACTTAGATAGCAAATAATAGTTAGGATGCTTCTCAGTTACAATATCTTAAAACATTAGATAGTGTGGATGCAAAAGTACAGCAATTACAAACTAGTTTACAGTCACTTTATACTGAAAGCGGAGTACAAAATTTATATAAAGGATTTTTAGATTTTGAAAATTCTATTGTAAAATCTTTATCTAGTATGACTACAGTATTTGGTCTTCCTGTATCTGCAATTGCAGCTATGGGTAAAGCTTTTTATAATGTTGCTAATATTGTAAATTTAGTTTTTAATGGTATAAAAGTTAAAATTCATTCATTTATATAGGAAATTAGAGCATATTTAAGAGCAGTTTCTCAAGCTGGTGTGCAAGAAAGAGTTGCAGGACGTCAGCAAGAAACTGAGCAATATAAAGCACAAGATAGAGAAATAGTAGCAAGCCGACAACAGGCATAGGGGCAAATGAATTCGGCAGCTACCGGTGGAAGTGCTACTCGTGCAAGTGGAGGTATTCTTAGTAGAGCTCGTAATAAAGTTAATAATAGTCGAATTGGTCAAAATATGACGCAGCATGAAGTTGGCTGGCGTACTGGATTAAGTGTAGCTGGTCTAGCGCTCTCTGCTGCGAGTACTATGGTAAAAAATCCTAAGGCACAAGCAGGACTTAGTATTGCTGCTTCTACTGCGACATATGCTTCGATGGGATTGGCAATGGGAGGACCATGGGGTGCAGCGATTGGCGCTGGATTAGGTCTTATTACTGGTGTTGTTTCTAATTGGACTAAAATTGTTTAGCCGTATACAGAAAAAATGAAACGTTTATCATAGTAGGCTGCTCAAGCAAATAATGAATCTTTACAAAAGAAAAATTAGGCTAAAAGTTTAGCAGATCAAATAGCTTCTCTTAAAAAATTATAGGCAGCTAGATATGATAGTGTTTAGGCTTAGTAGCAGTATTATACAGCCGCGAATAAATTAGCGCAAACTTATCCTGAATTAATATCTTATATGGATTCAGCTGGAAATGTTACTGTTGATTTAATTGCTGCTTAGGCACAATTAAATAATGTAAGACAATAGAGTGTAGATAAGGCAAAATAGGCAGCTAAAAAATAGTATGAAAAATTAAGAGCTTCTGAATAGCATGAATAGAAAGAAATGTAGGGCACTGTACCAAAATTTACAGATGATACTAAATTACGTATAATCGCCTAGAGAGTTGCTGATGCTAGTGGATTCACTGGTGTTGAAAGAGAAAAATTTATAGAACAATATATGGGAATAGCTTCATTTAAATAGTTTAAAGGGTTGGCTGGTAAAGATCAAAAATAGTTTTATGAACTTAATGCTTCTGCAGTTTTACGAGGTGCAATTCCTAATTATTAGCAACTTATTATACGGAAAGCATTAGAAGCCGCACAATTAGCAGGAGTATATACACCATAGTTAGAAGGTACTATAAAAGCAAATTTATTAGATGGAACTAGTCCATCTTTTTTTGGTTCTAATGACTTTCGTGATTTAGCATATGGCGGTCTGGATAGCAATTTTAATAATTCTTTACTATTCTATAAAAAATATGGTGGAAGATATGAAACGTTATATGCTCGAATGATTGAATTAATGTCAGATAAAGATGTAACAAATGATCATGAGATAGTAGAAATATATGATTGGCTTAAACAAAATTAGGATACTTCGTTAGGTAAATTTTTTCTAGAACAAGTAAATAATTATATTAAAGAATATAAAGATTATTTAAATTCTAAAGTTTTATCTTAGTCTGGATTACGAAGTGGTGTTAGTACTGTTGTTGGTTCTTCTTTAATTGGTGTAAAAAATACTACTTTAGAAGGATTTAGTAATGTTTAGAATATAATTAGTGAACAAATAATAGCTAGGATAAAAGAAAAATATAATGATGATGGAATGATAACTACAAAATAGTTTAATGAATTTGTTGATAAAGATCTTTCACGATAGCTTGAAACGATAAAAAATTTTTGGACGACTACTTGGACAAATTTCACTCCCAGCCAAAAAAATAATTTTAATTCTTTAACAAAAAAAGTAAATATTTTAAGTAGACAACAGTTCGGTAAGGAATTAGAATCTATTGGAATTGTTGGAGAAAATCAAGCAGCTGTATTAAATGCATTATATAGTAATCAATATAGTTATGGAACCATAGAAGATACTGTAAAGGCTTCTTTTATTAATAGATATAGAAATAAAGATGGATATAATACTACAATAAAAGGAGCTGATACATTATTAGGAACAATAAAGGCACAAATAGCAGATAAATCTGGTACCTTTTTACAAAATTTAGGTTCAAATGAATTAAATGCTATAAATGAATTTTATGATATGTTATAGAATTTAATAAATTCAGGTAATATTACTTAGAAGACTGGTTCATAGATATTGAAACTTTATTTATCAATTGGTAAAAAATTATCTGCATAGACTGATTTAGCTAAAAGATAGCAAGCATAGTCATATTTTTATGGTTGGGATGGAACTATTTCTGGGTTATATTAGTTAGGAGATAATCTATCTGATTTAGGTTTTAGTTGCGAATCAGAGATTCTTGCAATAATTGATAGGATGCCTATGAATTTAATAACTGAATTTTCTTCGTTGACTACAAAAACATTAAAGCAGCTAGAAGATTTTTAGGATATTATGTCTAAAGTCGAAAAAGGCATGTAGATTTAGGATGCTTCTAAATTAGCTTAGACTTTAGGATTAAGTTTAAAAGAAGATTTTACTAATATTGGTGGAAAATATTATATTAATGATTGGAGCAAATTAAAAGAAAAATATATTACTTATAGACAAGATTTTTTAGCTGAATTAAATGAAGATTTTGAAGATGCTAAAACCGCTATAGGAAATTTTGATAAATTTAATTTACCTAAAGATCAAAAATATACGTTTGAAAAAGGAAAATAGGTTACATGGAAAACTGCTTCTAATACTGAAAAAGTAAAAATATTACAAAAAGAATATAAATAGAAAACTCAAAAAGAACTTGACGAATCTACTGCTTTACTAATGGTTCAATATTATGAGACATATTTTGATGCTTGGGAAAGATTGAGTACTACTGAAAAAGCTAGTTATGACAATAGTTTTGTTGAATACGCAATAAAACAATTATAGCTTCAGAATTAGAATGCTAAAGAAGTATTAAATAGTTTATTAACTCCATATGTTACTAGCTTAATTAACGTAGGAAATTATTTAGAGGCAATATCAGCATTAAAAGATATAGCTAAGACAATTGATCCTAAATCAATTGATGATTGGGGAAAATCTGAAAAAGAATATTTAGCCCAAATTAAACAAGGCAATTTCTCTGATCTTCCAGATTAGCTTAAAGGTTGGGCTGTAGCGATATGGGAAGCCTATAAGAAGACTTAGACTTCTGTATATGATGCCGCGATAAAATCTATTGATGAAGGACCACAATTAATTACAATTAGTGAAGATAATAAAGATCTTATTCATAAATTAACAAATATTCCATTAGATAAATTAACTAGTGGATAGTCTATGCTTATAGATTGGAATAAACTTAATAGGGATTATGAATGGTTAAGAAATAAAATTAGTGGATCAAATTTATTATTAGGTGATAAACGAAAGTTATTAGATGATTTACATAATAAAGAATTTCAAGTTTCTAAACCAGATATTCTTTCTACCATTGGAAATAATTATAAAGAAATTTCTAGAGCCACTATGTCTGATTTAGCTAAAACACTTGGAAAAGACGTAGAGACATTTATGAAAGAATTTCCAAGCTATTTTAAAATGGATGAAATTACCGGGCTTTATGAGTTTATTGGATAGGATTGGAATGCTTTTATTGCGTAGATGGAAAAACAATGGAAGATAACACTTACCGATTAGCAACGATCAAAAGTTATTGCTTCTTTTAAAACAAATAAATATGAACAAAGTAAAGAAAAAGCTATTGCCGAAGCAATTCAAAATTATGATTCATTATCTGAATAGCAAGTTGAATATTTAAAAAATGTTTTAGAAGTACCAGAAAACGCTTTTATAAATAATGGTGATGGAACTTATACAATAAAAACATCTTCATTAGTTGATTTAATTAGAAGATATAAAAAAGATTTGTCTTAGAAAACTGAAAATTTAATATATGATATTATAGATGCTTCAATGGAGTCTGCTTCAGATGCTATGTCATTAGTCTCAGAAGGTACTACTGATTTTTCATAGGCTAGAAATTTTTATGAAAAATATAAAACTATAATGGAATAGATGGGAAAAGAAAGCGAGACTAAAAGTTTTGATCAAGTTTTCATTTTTGATCAAAATACTAAATCTTTACAATTATCTCCTGAAGTTTTTTCTTCATATATGAGTACTTTACAAGACTATTTATATACATTGGGTTATTCTAAAGAACTTGTTACAAAAATGTTATTAGCATAGAAACAAAAATATTTAGCAAGTAGAGTAGATATAGAGGCATATTTGGAATCTGCAAAAACAACAAAAGATTAGACAATTTTAACTGATGCCATGTATTAGTATTATATTGGCGCACTGGGTTATACTGAAAGTGCTGCTCGTGCGGCAGTACAAGCTGATATAGATGCTATTAAAAAGGGCGGAGCTGATGCAGTTAGAGTTGGTAGAGATTGGGCAAATAGACGCGGAGTTACTTTTACGGTTGAAGATATAGAAAGTTTATATTTTAAAAATATTAATGGCTTATTAGATGCTCTTGACGCTCATGTTGGAGACGTAGTTACTGATTAGGCGGCAAAATTTTTAAAAGATTATGGATATACAATTGAAGGTAATGTAATTAAAGGTATCGGAAATACAGCGGCCGCGGCGAAAGCTTATCATGAGCAATTAATGAATATGGAAGCTTCAGTAACTTAGAAGTATTCTGTAGCTATGAAAGCTATAATTGCTGAAAATAATCCTTTTACTAAAAAGGGTGCTAATTATATATCTCAATTAAATGATATTAGTGCTGAAGATGTATCTGCGATGTTCATAGAAGCTGGTTGGGATGAGAATGAAGCTACAAAATGGATTAATAATCAAATAAGTAACAGTGGCATTACAATTAATCCAAACGATAACTTAAATTTTTCTGCTGAAGCGATTTCTGATTTAGCGTCTAAATTTAATTGGGATACCACATCAAATGAATATAATTTGGCTCTTTCTAATTTTATTGATTCTGAAATTCAAACGGCAACTACAGTACAAACTCAATTATAGCAATAGGCTAATGGGCTTAAAGATTTAGCCACAAAAGGTAAAGCTAATGTTGCTTTTATGGAAGCCGCTTTTAGGAATATTGATTTTACTGATGGAACTGATGCATTAAGTACAATTAATGAATATTTAGAATCATATGGCATTTCAATAAAGGATGGTATTCTTACCTATACTGGTGATAGTTTAGTTGAAAGTCTAGGCGGTTTAAGGAATGTAATTTTAGATGCAATGGATGCTGGTATTATTACTGAAGATAAAGCTACTTGGATGAATGTTGTAAGAATTATTGATGAACAAATAACAAATATTTATTCATCTTTGTTTGGAGAAATTGGATAGTATACTGGATAGACAAAAGTTTTTACAGATGAACAAGCTGGACTTTTATCTCAAATTAATACTAAATTTTCAAATGAATATAAACAAACTGGTCAAGTTACTCTTAGAACTGCACAAGATTATTTAGATGCAGTTAATGGCTTATATAAATCTGCCCAAGAAGGCTATAAATAGGGAACTGTTAGTTTAAAATCATTAAATGATTTCGCCGTGTCAAAAATAAAAGCTAACAATAATCGTCCTATTGCAGCGCTAAATTTAGTCTCTACATCTGATATTACAATAGATAATATAAATGAATTTTTAACTACAATTGGTGCAAAAGTAGAAGATTATATAAATACTGAAACTGGTGAATTAACTGAATTAGGACAACAATACTTTACAAGAACTGGATATAGAACTTATGAAATAAACAATTTTGAACATTTTGTTAGTACAATGGTCCGAGATGTAGATAAACAAACTTCTTAGTATATTGATGCTTGGGTCGCCAGTCAAAAAAATAAATTTTAGAAATCAAAAGAAACTCTTCTTTAGGGATTAATAGAAAATAGAAATAATTTAACTGTCGATGATATTGGCAATATAATGAAGATTTTTAATCTTTCAGAAGAAGAAGTTGCGTAGTATTTTACTGATGAAGGTAATGGAAATTTTTCAATTACTTTAGAAAAAATAAAAGCATTAAAAGAAAAATATGGTATAAGTATTACAAAAGAAGCCCAAGAAAGTATTTTTTCACAAGTTGATTAGCTTTTATCTGATGTAAGCTCTGCAACCTCATTATTAACCTAGGGTACAATGGAAACTTCTGAAATGTCAGATTTTATGTTGAAATATAATAAATTAATGAAACTTAGTGGTAAAGAAGAAGCAAGTAATTTTGGCGATTTGTTTGAATGGGACAGTTTAACCAATAGTTTTCAATTAAAACAAGAAGCATATTTAAATTATTTAGAAGCTCAATAGAATCAATTAAGAGAAGCCGGACTTTGGACGAGTTAGACTGCAATTATTTTTGATAATTTAACAAAACAAACTTTAGCTCAAAAAGTAGATATAGAAGGATTTATGGATTCTGATAGAACTCAAAAAGATGTTAAAGTTTTAAAGTAGGCAATGACGTAGTATTATCGTAAGGTTACTACAATGTCGTCTTAGTAGATAAATAGTACTGTAGAAGAATAGTTAAAAATACTTCAAGGTGAAAATGGAATTGAAAAATTAAATTTAGCATAGAAATGGGCTAAACGTCAAGGAATTACTTTAACAAGTTAGCAAAGAAAAAAATATTTATATGCTTCAACAGAAGGAATGCTTTAGGCAATTCGTGGTTTTTAGGGTCAGCTTCTTGACGCTGATGCAGCAGCATTTTTAAAAGCGCATAGCGATCTTGGTTATATAGTTGATAATAATAATATTCTTTTAAAAGTTGGAGATACTACTGCAGCACTTAAAGCTTATCATGATAGTCTTGTAAAAGGTATCGCTGCTCCAGAAGATATTTTAAATACTGGTGTAGAATATTTACAGTCTGCGTATGTTAGAGATGTTGGAAAAATTGGTTAGGCATATGTTGGAAAAATGAGTTCTATGTCTTTAACAGATTTATCTGGTTTATTTGAGACTTATGGGCATGCAGAATAGTTTGTTAGTACTGTCGAACAATGGATTGCTGGTGGCTATGCTTAGATAACTGGAAATGGTTAGATTCGTTTCTTAGATTAGAATGTATTAGCTGATTCTTTTGGTTGGGATAAAACTTCAGATGCGTATTTAAATGAAATTAGTTCCTATAGAAGCTCTATGATTGAATTTCGTGAAAATGTTCAATCTAATATTCAAAGTGAAATTGAGTCTTTAAAAGATTTTTCTGTGGGAAAACAATTTAATCTTAGTTATTTAACTTCTAAATTAAGTAATGAAGACTTAAATAGTTTAAATGCTCAATTAATGGGGTCTATGGCAACAATACAAAATGGTGTTTTAACAGTTGCTGGTAATAATATTATTGGTGTATTAACAACATTACAATCTTTTTATAGTAAACAACATGAAGATGAAAAAATAGATGATAACACTTACCGTATAATAAATAGTGCAATTAATCAACAGCTTAATTCTATTATGACAAATGCAGTTAGTGATTTATCTTCTTTTTCTGGTAAAATGACTATTGCTGGTGATACTGCTAATATATTAGCCACTCTTAATCAAGATTGGGCGAATGAATTAAATACTAATGGGCAAATTGTTATTGATGATGCTGAAGAGTTTATACAGGCAGCAAGTTATATATATTATACAGTAGAAGAAGCATTTAATAATGGAACTATTGGATTAAGTACATTAAATGATAGTTATGCTAATTTAATAAAAAATAATAATCTACAAGATAGTAGTTCATTAGAATTTTTAAGTTATGCAGATTCTTTAAATTTAGATGCTATTTCTACTTTTGTTACTGCTCAAAATAAACAATTAAGTGATTATTTAACAGAAGCTGGTAATTTAACTTAGGAAGGAAGTAAATTTTTAAAGAGAACTGGAGTAGATTCATATATTATTACTGATTGGAATGAATTTATGAGCAATTTTGGTTCTAATCTTGCTAAAGACAGTAAAGAATATATGGATTATTATGCTAATTATTTAGCTAATCAGAGAACAAATTCTTATGATAGTTTTATGACTGATTTAATTCCAAATATGAATGCTTTAGACGAGCAAGCTATTGCTTCAATTGCGCTTCATTATGGAAAAACAATGGATCAAGTTATTGAACTTTTATAGAAGAATGATGATGGAACATATCGTGGAACATAGGGCTTGATGAATTTATTAACTTCTGGACAACGCTCTACCGCTCAAATTAAAAAAATACTTGAAGAAAGATATAAAGAAATTTCATCTACTTTTATAGATGCTGTAATGGCATGGGCAGATAATATTCCTTATGTATTAAAAGGAGATGGCACTGCTATTATAGATAGGAGTTCTTAGCAATATAAAACTCTAAAAAAAGCATATGAAGATTTTTAGAAAAATGTTGAATCTTTAGGAGGAAAACTTCCTAACGAATTTGATTCTTTTAGTGAATTTTTTGATATTATTACATCTGGCGGTGCAGATGCAATAGCAATGATGCAAATGATTGCTGATTATGGTGGCGTTGATTTAACTGCTGAAAATATAACTACTTTATATCGTAGTTCGGTTGACAGATATATAAATGCTTTATAGCAATTAGGTTCAGCACCAGGAAGTATCATTGACGCTACGACTGCAGAAATAATAAGTGTTTCTGGCGCGGGCGCGGTTAGTCTTATTGCTGAAGGGCAATATGTAGTTACATCAATAAATAATTTATATGAAGCTTATGCTTATGCATTAGATAAAATTACTACAAGCGGTCATGCGACTTTAGAAGAAATAAATAGTGTTGCTGCAAAAACTTTAAGTGTAAGAGATAAATAGCAAGTTGTTATTGATGCTTTAGGCGATGCTTCTAATATGACTTTTGATACTTTTGCTTAGATACTTACAAAACAAGGAATAATGCTTTCTGAGGAATTAGTTGATGCTTTAGATGCATCCAATATTATAGAATTATTAGGCGGAGATAAATTAAGAATAACTGATTTTAACGCCTTTGCGAATATGATGGGTTGGAAGGCAGGAAGTCCACAATATATTGATGCATTGAAAACATATAATCAAGCCATGGTTGATTTAAATAATAAAATAACGAGAAATATTGGATAGGAAGTTGAAGGATTAAGTGGCTTAACTGGCGGAGAATGGCTTGATGTTACGGATTTATGGAGCGAACTAGGAAGAAAAGAAAGTGATTATACTACTTAGAGATAGCAAAAACTTATTAAAATGATAGCTGCATTAGAGGAGAATAAAGATAAAGTAGACTCTGTTGAATATCAAAAATGGATGAATCAATATACACAAGAATTAAAAGGACTTCAAAGTATACCAGGTTCAATAAAACAATTAAATGATCAATTAAAACAATATGGTGGTTATGTATAGAATGGTATATTAAAAACAGTAGAAGGCGCTAATATTGTTGGTATAATGCAAACAATTTATAATGCTGCTGAATAGGGAAGTTTAATGCTTTCAGAAGATCTTGCAGAATTAGCTGATGCAATTAGTTAGTTATTTAAAAATTTTGCAGATATTATAGCTAATGGATTGAAAGGTAGTTTAGATAATGTTGGTAAATTAAAATTACAAGATTTCGCTAAAAATGTTCTTGGTATATAGCTAAATTAGGCAGCATTTTCTATGACGCTCGATGGTATTAAATTAAATACTTAGGCAGCAATTGCTTTATATACCGCATTAAAAGATGTTGACACTGTTGCCGCAGAAATAACATTTGAAGCATTAAAAGATTCATTATAGGGTGCTGGATAGGACTGCTAGAATATTTCTAAGACTATGGCTAATATAGCTGCGCTACAATAGCAATTAAGTAATGGTCCTGATAATCAAGCATTAAGAGAAAGACTTAGTATTTATAAAGAGATTGCTTAGGCTCAAATGCAATAGGCCGAACAATATGATTTTATGAATAGAAAATTGCCTGAATATTTACAAGGGCCTTTAAATTATATAAATTCTATTGGAAAAGCTTATAAAGTAATGAACTAGGCTATGACGCTTACATATTTTGATAATGCTACTGGTAAAAAAATTACTTCGACTAAACCAGAAGATTTAGTAAATGCTACTGGCTATCATTTAATGGCAGTTGATGACTTTTATAATTTAGTTAATTAGTTCCAAAATTTAGCTACTATTACTGGTTAGCCATTAATGTTTTATGGATATTAGATTGCTAAGGATACTGATGGTGCCGCGCGACTAATAAATTAGGCTTTTAGCAATTTAATAAATATTGATGGTTAGGGCGCTATGGTTAATATGGGTAAAATTGGTCTTCAAATGTAGGGTGGAGCCGCAGATATGAGTACCAATTTCCATGAAGCACTTAAAGCAATGGCGACTTCTCAAATAGAAATGATTGATGGTATGATACTTCTATTGGAATCTGTTGTTGCTATGGAAAAATTAGGAAGTGTTACTACAGATGATGTTATAATTGAATTGCCAGAGATTTTTATGACTGATGATAACGGTAATCCTATTAAACTTGATGGTAAATATCAATTTCAACAGCCATATAAAGATGCTGCGCAAGAAATTATAGCAATGGCAAAAACAAATAAAGATTTGGAAAAAAGTTTAAAGGCTTTATCAATTTAGGGTGTTTCATTATATAAGATGATAGAAGCAGCGGGTGGAGATGCTGATAAACTTCAAAGTGCTTATGAAGAAGTTTTTGAAAAAGGTAATTTATCTCCTGAAACATATACTGCTTTTGTTAATAGTTTATATCAGATGGCAATATCTGGTGATTATAGTACAGAGAATTTAATAAGGACAATTAAACAAATTGCTAAAGAAAGTAAATTAACTGCTGATATTAATCTTGGTGATGGAAGGACTCTTGTTATTCATGAAGGTACAACAGTTTTATTTGGTAAAGATGGTAAAGTTACTATTGGTGGGAAGACTTTTTCTTATAGTAATAAAGATGAAGTGCAGGCGGCTATAAATGCTCAGATGATAGTATAGCAATATCCCTTTATTAAAGATTTAGAAAAATATGGTTATCATTATGATATAAAAACACAAGCTACTACTATAACTTTAACAACGAAAACTGGTATTCAATATAATATGCGTGTAGACCCTAAAAATGGTGTACAATATAGCGCAGATGGAAAAAATTATAGTTCCGATATAAATGATACTTGGAGACAATTATATGATAAAGCAATGTTAGAGCAATATGGAGAAGGAAAAGTACCAGAATTTAATGAACATGATTATCAAATATGGCTTATAAAGACAGGGATTAAGACTATATATACACTAGATAAAACTTCTGCTGCATCATTGACATCAAAACAAATAAAAGATATTAAAGATTTAACTTATGAAGAAGCAGAAAAACAATGGGGAGAAACCACTCAAGAACATTTAGATTTTTAGGTTAAATATGGTTTTAAATTTGTTGAAGATGGTAAAAGCCCAATGACGCAACAATAGTTTGAAAAAGCAAAATAGGGACTTACTGGTGTAGAGACAAAAGAATGGAATTTAAAATTACATGTAAAAGATGAATCAGATGCAAAATATGCAAAGTTAATATAGAGTCTTGCTAAAGGAAGTTCTGAACTTACAATTAATATACACACTAAATTAGATGAAGCTGGAGAATGGGCATTTAAAAATGATGATAAAAATAGTGGAGGTAATTCTTCTACAGGTCCTAAGTTTGGTGAAGATTCTGAATTACCCGGTGAATTTTATGATCCAAGAAACCCAACTGGAGTTCCAAGAGCGAACATCTTTACCGATAAAACAGTTGATGATTCACCGTCATCACCATCAAGTCCATCATAGCCACCAAAGAAAATTCCTCAACCATATGATTTAAAGCTTATAAATCCTCTTATTGATCAGACATATCAAGCTGCGATTAAAGCAGAAAATTGGCAACTTGAATCTCAATTAATAGCATTAAAAGAATGGAAAACACAAATTAATTAGGCTAAAGAGATCTATTCAGATGCTTAGCTTTCTTAGTTTAATATTAAAGTAGAAGGAGCTATGGCTTATATTTAGGCTTTATTAGATGGTAAAAATGCAGAAGAGGCGCAAAAAGAAAAAGAAGCAGCATAGAAGGCAATGGCAGAAGCAGCTGCTGGTGCCGAAAATGCAGTTGCAGGAACTGGTGATGCCGCGGATGATGCTAATAGTGGTCTTAATAACGTAGCTGATGGAGCAAAAAATGCTGGTTAGGGAATCACTGAAGCCGCGAAACAAGTAAGTGATCAAGAAAAAACATTAGCGTAGGCTTCTAATGAAACAGCTGCTGCAATTTTAAATTTAGGTGCTGCCGCAGAAGAAGCCATACAAGCTTTTGGTAAATCAAATGAAAATGGCAATGGATCAGATGAAAATGGCGGTGGCTCTGAAGATAATCCAACTCTACCTAATAATGGTGTAGTAGTTGGTAGTAATAATGGATATGATAGATAGGAAGCCTTATTTCAAAGTGAGTATAATAAAAGTTTACTTGAAAGATAGGCTGCGTTACGAGCAGCACGTAGGGCAGCAGATGCAAGATATTTTGCAAATAAAAAAGATGGGCCGCCTACTAAAAATGACAGTGATAATAAGTAGTAGCCTTAGGTTAAATCACCTACCTATGATTATGAATATAAACAAGGTAATATGTCAGATATTTTACAAGGCGATAATCCCACAGATATAAAAGTTCTCCCTGATAAGGCTAAAGAAGGGGTTTTTTATACAAGTGCATATTTATCAGATGGTAGTATTATTATACAAAAAAATGATAGAAATGATTTTATTACTGAAGGTGAAGTTCCTGTATGGGGCTTTAAACAAAATGCTGATGGGTCTTTTACCGGTTCTACTGTTACACGAGATAAAAGTATTGCTGAGTTACAAAGCTTTTTACAAGTTCTTGGGATGAATGGACAAGCTAATACCTAGATATATCATTCAGTAGAAGAAATGATCACACATTTATATCAACAAAGTGATAATGAAAATCCTTCTAATGTAACTTCTGATACTTCTACTAATAATAATGAGCCAGTAAATTCGCCTAAGGATACACAACAAATAGAAAAGAGTAATGCTCCATTAGCATAGATGTCAGAAGGAGTTAATACTATAGTTGCTAATTTAAATTAGCAAGTTAAAGATAAAGAGACAGAAAGTAAAGCTAGTTTTGTCGTAAAAGGAAAAAAAGATAGTGAAATGGGCGGTTCACAATTAAGATAGCCACCTTCTACTGGAAATGGTGATCAGACTACAGCAAAGAAAATAGCAGATACAGGTAATGAAATAGCATAGGCAATAGATAGTTTAAATAATAAAATTTCTTAGAAAGATATTTATAAGGCTGGCAATAAAAAAGACAGTGCTGTTGTTTCCGATACCTCTTCTCCTGCAGATATTATAAATAATATTGCTGCTGCTTTTAAAAATTCAAGTATGGGGCAAGTGACGAATGGCCAAACCCAAACTGGTTTTGATTTTTAGTCAGCTATTAGTGGTGCTCAACAAGTTGTTGATGCTGCGAATAATGCAAGTCAAAGTGCTGCAGCAATGGCACAAGCAGTAGCTCAAGGAGTTAGTAATGCGACTGGGTCAATAGGAACGCTTGCTTCTGCTATGAATAGTATTCCATCTAGTGGATCTGGGAAAATTTATAGTTTAATTAGTGCAATAAATTCAATTCCATATAAAAAATTAATTCAAATAGTTGCTACTATATAGGTTAAAATGGCCGGTGGCGGTGAAAATTCTCCTGCTACTGTAAAAGGTCAAAGTCCTGCAAAAGATAAATAGATAACTATTGCCGCGAAAGGTAACGTTGCTTTAGCTGGTGGTAATCAAAAGACTCTTATGGGCTAGCTTGGACCTGAATTAGTTGTTGCTAATGGTAAATATAATGTCGTAGGTCAAAATGGAGCTGAAATGGTAGACCTTCCGCCAGATGCTATTGTATTTAATCATTTACAGACTCGTAGATTACTTAGTGGTAGAAAAGGTGGACATGGTAAACCTGTAACTAATTAGCGCGTAGCTGTATCTCTTGCTACTGGAACTGTTGGCCCTGCTTTTGCTAGCGCTTCTGCGGCATTAGCAGCATTGAAGCAAATAAGAGCAATGTGGTAGACAATACTTAATGCTTCTGCTCAAGATCTTGGTTCTCTTGCCGGTAAATAGGCCGCTGGTGGCGGTGGCGGCGGAGGCGGTGGTGGTGGAAATAAAGATAAAGAAGTTAAAACCACTACTGCTGAAATCGAACGTTGGTACAATTTAACAAGACAAATTGATAAATTAGAACAAGATATTACACATCAACAAACATTAAGAGATAAGCTGGAATCAGATAGAATTGCCAATGGACAAGCCATTTACAATAGTCGTAGAAAGTAGTTAGAAAATTTAATGGAACAAATTACTGCCACAAAAGAATTGATTTATCTACAAAAGAGTTGGTATGATAGAAAACGTGCTTAGCTTGCTGCTTCTACTTATAGTAATATATTTACTTATGATGAAAATGGCTTACAACAATATACTTCTGGTTTAGGAAAAGGCTTAGATGTACTTGAAAAATTAACTACTAGAGATGTTAATGGTAAAATTACTGGTTGGGCAGAAAGCGCGGATAAACAAATACAATATTTGAAATCTATAGGATTTGATACAGAAGTTCTTAAATATAATGATGATGGTACAGTTATTGATTTTAAAAATAAAGGTGATAAATCTGATAATGAATTATATATGTAGATGATGCAGAATTTCTGGGATAGTGTAGATGGATGGAAAGAAACATTAGATAGTTTATATGATAGCTATCGTTAGTCTACTGAGAATATCTTATCTTTAGAATCTGATATAAATGGAATATTAGAATAGATAGTAGATAATCAGCGCAAAGTTGAAGATGCAGTAGTAAAGGCAATAGAAGATAGATAGAAAGAAATTATTGATAAGTTACAAGATTAGAGAGATGCCATTGAAAAGAGTTCTTAGAAATATTTAAAGGGACTGCAGGATCAGCTTGACCGTGAACAACAAATGTATTAGGATCAAAAAGAAAACAAATAGATAGATAAACTTCGTAGACAAATTTTAATATTACAGCGTACTGGTGGTTCAGCTTCTGAGATTTCTTCTTTACAGCAGCAATTAGATGAAAAATAGCGTGATTCTTATTTTAATATGCAACAATAGGCCATTGATGCTATGCAACAAGCTTCTGATGCACAGCTTTAGAGATTAGATGCTCAATTAGATGTAATGAATGAAACTTTATAGTATCAAAAAGAGCATGGTTTATTATGGGAAGAAGTTACTAGTATTATGAGTCAAGATGCATAGGACATTGTAAGTTTCTTATTAACAAACACAAAAGATTATCAAAGTTATTCTGCATTACAACTTGAAGAACAAAAACTTTAGATACAAAAAGAAGCATAGCAATGGGTAAGTTATAGAAAAGATTTATAGCCTTTCTGGAGCAAAATGAATGATACTATTAAAGAAGCTATTGAAGGTAGCGCAGATATTGGATGGCGCACAACAGATGCTGCAATGTAGTCTATTTTCGGAGAAAATTGGGATAAACAAGACCCAACTGTTAAAGATCGCTTTGATGAATATGTTAAGGGAACTGGCGATGATGCAAAAGCTCAATAGCAAACTATCAAAGATCTTATGCCTAAAAAATAGAAAAAATAGTCTCAAGAGTCTACACAGCCTATTACTGGTGGCGGTGGTAGTGGTGGTAGTGGTAGGACTACTGTTCTTAGAGGAAGTAGAACTTAGGGAACTAGGGCTGGAACCACTCAAACTCCTACTGTAGATACTTCATTAGAGGATAAAGCAGCAATCATACCTGAAAATATGAAGTAGTCATTTAAGAGATCTCTTAGAGGTGCGGATACGTTGACTTAGACATTGAATGATATTAGTAATTTAACTGATAATATTAAAGGTACTATTGAAAATGATGTTGTTAATAATAATCAAAGAAACATGGTGCAAGATACTACAATTAACTTTAATATTCAATCTAACGATGCTAAAAATGTAGCAAGAGAAATTTAGAACGTATTGGTTAGACAAGGATTCCGTAGTGGATATCGTCAAGTTTAATGGAGGTAAAGGAGGAAATAGCAAAATGTATGGTAATAATGTTGGATATCTAAGACCTGGAAATTCTCAAATGCCATAGAATATAGAATACATACCAGAATAGAGTTTTTCAGGTCGAGGACAAGTTTATTAGGCAACACATGATGGGGAGCTTCGGCTCCCCTTCATGTATCGTTCTTTTATAAGTTTTAGTTTTGGCGGGCAATATATTTAGGATTTTGGAATTATTCGCGTGACAGAAGGTTAGCGAATGCAAAATAATTTATATAGTGATTTTGAAGATTTAACATAGGAATATAATGTTTTAAATGGCCAATTCTATTGGGGAACGCATTTAAAACCATTAGTTTTTTAGTATTTATTATCTACAGATGGTATGACTCAAACACAATTAGATAAATTTAAAGCATGGTTTGCTCCTGGAAAAATTAGACAATTAGTAAGAGCATAGCATCCCAATCGCGGAATTTTAGCAAGAGTTTAGGCGCCGCCAGCTATGAATATGTTAGTATTTTAGGGGAGATAGCAAAAAGTTATTGCCGGGACCATTTATAATATACCAACTACGTTATATAAAGGCGATATTAAAATAAGTTTTATATGTGATGATCCATTATGGTATACTTTATAGAATTTATTAGGAAAAAGATATAAGGTTGCATTAGTGGATGGCGAAATAGTATAGCGTGGTTAGAGTTCGAGTGGCACTGGATAGGATTTAGAAGAAGATGAATTTTATCAATATAGATGGGCTGATGCGAATGATAATAATAATCCTATAATGAGTAATAATGATGCATTAAAAATTATTTTATAGGATAATATTCTTACTGCGAATATGGTTAGAATTTATTCTAATTTATTTATTGGTGGAGATATAAAAATTTAGGGTACTTAGTATAAGAATGCTCTTGGTAATATTAGAACTGTAGCGGCATTAGCTAGTCCATAGGATGGAACAAATCCACCATATGCAGCAGTAATGATTTCAAGAGTTGGCGTTACATATGCTCCAGCGATTGGTAGTTATAGTTTTATTGAAGACGGATAGGGTACTAATGTTATATTAAGTGGTGGTAAAGATAGTAATAATATAGCTTATTTATATTATGCTGGCAATGCACCAAGTTATCCAACTCTATATTTTACAATGAAACCGATACTATAGACTGGTTAGAATAAGATTCCATATATTAAGTATCCGTTAAATAAATATGCGCCAGATGAAGATGGAAAAACTTATAATTCTATTATTATTGAAAGTTAGCATAAACATGAATTTCGTTTTACTACACCAGGGGCTTGGAATGGATATAATCAAGTTTTATATTGGTTTGATAAATTAGCACATGTTAAAGATCAAACTGGTGAAAGTATAATAGGAAGTTCATGGCAGGATGTAAAAACTTATATAAGGGATAAAGTTACACATAATGGCGCGCGAGCATATGCTTTAAATATCGTTTAGCAGCGTTTAAGTGGTTTGGATGTACTAGATGAAACAACATTAATGTCTGTATGTAATGATATGAAAAATTTTATTATGAAGACTGTTGATAATGAATAGAGTATGTGTTCTGGTTCTTTTTCTATAAACTCAAAAACTGGAATTTGTGTTGGAAAAATAGAGTATCAACTTAATGGTGAATATTCTATACAAGTAGAAAATGTTGGAGATATGGTTAGATCAACTTACTTATTTTTATAGGAGACAAACTATCCATTAATTGATAGTGGCGTAATTGTTGAATGGGATGAAAACAATGAAGAAAGTAAACATTGTGCTCATATCATTTATACAGATTTACCTATTGAGGCACCATTAACTAATTTTGGTATAGAATATAAAAATATGTATTATTAAGGGTAAAAAGGAGGAGACTGATTAATGGTTTCAAGTGATATTCGTAATTATGAAGTCTCTATTTGGACGCTTCAAGACGGATTTATATCCGTCTTGAAGTATGCCACTTTAGAGAATAAAGGACAGATTCAAGAACCCGAGTTAAAAATAGTTGATGACGGAACTCAGGAATTTACTTTTAAAATTCCGATGTATATATTATAGGATGGTAAAAGAATTTAGAATCCTATTTGGTACAATACTACAAATGGTGTTATTGTAGCGAGTACAAGAAAAATAAAAGTTATTATCAATAAAAAAGATGCAGTTAGACAAGTATCATAGTAGCGCGCAACATAGGATGAAGAAGTTTTTTAGTTTATTATAACTAAGGTTACATAGACACATTAGAATGGCGTATTAACTTGTGAAGTTTCTTGTGAAGGGCTTGCTTTTCATTAGTTAGGGAAAATTGGCTATAAAATTGATTTATCTCAAGACGAATTTATGAATGAATATGGAATTTGGTCTAATTCGACAGAAACAGAAAGATAGTAGCTTAATATTTCTTAGCCACGGGCGACAATTCAATATTGGAATAATAAAATTTTTGATCGTATAAAATATTGGACTTATTAGGTAAATATGAATTGGGATGGCTATAAAGGAAGAAGTAGTGATAAAGTATATTAGGATACTTATGTTTCTTCATGGGATAGAACAACTGGATTACCTAAAAAAATTTAGGCCGCAAAAGAAAAATAGAGATTATTAGATGTTACTGAAAGTAATGTTTATAATTTAACACAAACTATTGCTTAGACCTTTGGTGTTCATTGTAAATATGTATATGAACATGATAATAATTATAATATAATAGGTAAAAAAGTAGTTTATTATAATAATTTTTTAAATTAGACATATGGAGCATTAGATTTTACATATCCATATAATACTTCTTCTATTAGTAGAGAAGCTGATAGTACAAATTTAATAACAAAAATGTATATAAAACCAGTAAATAGTGATACTAGTAGAGATGGCTTTATTACAATTTTAGATACTGCCGCAAATAAAAGTGGTGAAGACTATTTATTAAATTTTGATTATATGCATACTGTTGGTTCAATAACGGATGAACAATATAATGGAGTTTTTGAGTTTTAGCGAAAAATTGCTACAATAAATGAATAGTTAGGTCCATTAAGCGAAGAAATTTTAAAATTAGAATAGATTCGTTTAAATGTATAGGCCGACTTAGCAACTTATGACAGAGGAAGAAAATTAGCAGAATAGAGATATACTTAGGCGAGTGCTTTATTAAATAGTATTACTGAGGATACTGGAATTTTGCATGTTACTGCAGAGCGGCCGACAAATGGAATATTGTTACAAAATACTGGAGAAAATAATAATTATTTTATAAATATAAGTCAAACTGGTATTATACCAGAAAGTTTTCATATATATAGAAAATATTCTTATACTGCAACTGGAAAAGATAGGGTTGCAGATTAGATTTTTGGAACTTTTTAGTTCGATTAGTTTAATAATTTAATTAAGGTAAATAATATAGTTTTAAATAATTCTTCTAATTCATAGTCTTCTACTTTCTCTCGTTCGGTTTATCTAACTTATGATTATTAGCCATTATAGTATATTAAACGTGTAAAAAGTGTTTGGAGTAGAAAAATGGCATCTGATGAAAGTTAGTATGAAAAGGCTACTGCAAAAATTGAAAAAATTGATGATTCTTTAAAAGATAAAAAGTAGAGATATGAATAGTTATTATTAGAAAAACAAAAATAGATACAAAATTTTTAGATGATGATGGGCCCCGCTTTACGATAGGGATATTGGCTTCCAGACTAGTATAATGATTATGGTGATAAATTAAAAGCAACGTTTTAGAATGGATTTTCTACTGGATAGTTAATAATTGATTCTGAAGAATAGCCCGTATAGGATTCATAGGGAAATTATTGTTATTCTTATGATTAGAATTTTTTAGATGAAAATAAATATGCTATTCCAATTTGGGATGCTGTTCCATTTGATGGTGAACAACTTCCTTATTACGAGTCTGGAATAAATAGAGATAAAGAATTTTATCCATGCATTAAATTAACTTCTGAACAGTTAGAGTGCATACAAAATAATGATAATATAAGTTTAATTTTTTATGATTTAAAAAATAATCAAACATAGAAAAATTATCGCTCTTTTGCAATTGGTTCTGAATGTCAATTAGGACTTTTAAAAGATAAGGACGGAAATGTCTTCCCAATTTTGATAGTATTGGGCGCAAAAGATATGACAAAACAGCAAATTAAAAATATGCAAACTGGCGGAGATAATAATATTGTTTATTCACAATTAACTTCTTTTGAAAAAGAAACCACATATCCTTCTTCAGAAACTATTGTAAAAATTAATAGTTAGCTTAGTGAAAAAACGGTAAAACAATTAATAGTTACAACTAATGCAGAAGATGAAAAAATTAATGAAAAAACAGTTATTAAAAAGTATGAAATAATAACTGAATAGAAACAGTAGGGGTAGCAACAGGTCATCCCTGAACAACAAGAGTCAACATTTCAACAAGTATTTTTAATAAGTAAAAGTTCTAGGAGATTGGGAAGAAGCACTCTTACTGCTTTAATTAAAGGCGGAAATGAAGCCATTAATAGTAATAATAATAAAATATCTTTTGAAATAATAGTTGCTTCTGGTTATTGGGCTTATACTAGAATAGTTATAAAAAATAAAAATACAATTATTTATACCAATTCTAATCAATACTTATCTCAAGGAACGAATAGAATTGATTGTAATAATTTATATAATATATAGAATATTAATGATATTTCAATTGAAATTACATTAAAAGAAGATTATTATAGTTTGTTAATTAATAATATTAATATGATTATTACTCTTTCTGGAAAAAATACTATAAGTAGTGAATATCAAATTACGTAGTAGAAGACTGACACGGAAGAAGAATAGTTATTAAAATAGGTTATAATTCAAGAAAAGAATTTATTTCATTAGAATCCAATATAGTTTATTTTTAATATTACATATGGAGATAATAATTCAGAGAATGTTATTGCTTATTTTAACGGAACTGAGGTAGAGAATAATAACGCATCTTATTCTTTTTCTGAGGAATTTATAGAAGATAATAATTATATAATAACTTAGAATTATACAATAGATTATAATAATAAAAAATATTTATTAAATTCTAGAACTATAAAAATGAATAATGATAATTAGTATCTTTACAGTGAAGTAACTACGCAATAGAGAACCACCACTATAGAAGATACTAGAAAGTTGCCTCTTACAGAGAGTTATATTACTAAAACTTTAAGAAAAACTTCTGAAAATTCAGAAGAATCTTTATCTTCACAAGAACAGCAAAATGAAACTAATTTGTAGGATAATGGTTCTGAATAGAGCGGACAAATTATTCAATTATTTGATATAATAATTGATAAATATACTTTTTTTGATAGCTCAGTCGATACACAAGCTTGTTTGGGAAAATTTACTTATAATAATGATAAGCCATAGATAAAAGAAAAAATATCGATCAGTCCTAATTGGGAAAGAACAGCAAGTATTGATCCAGTAACACATAAAATTAGTTATGAATATACTTAGTCTCTATCTACTAGTGATTGGTTATCTTTATCAAATGATAACTATGGCTAGAATTTTGATAATTCTCAATCTAATTAGTATTATATTTCTGTGTTTCCAAGAATTTAGATAAATTCTTTGAAATTAAAATAGACTGATACTCAATTATCTATATTATATAATGATAGAGTATTAAAAAAATATGAGGATTATCGTTTATTAACTAGAAATGATAAATATTATTTATGTTTAAAACTTGAAGAGTTATTAGAAGTTGGAAAATATAATGATGAGTCACAAAATTCTTCTAAATTAACTTTAGAAAATAATAGCATGATAATTCCTAAAATAAATTTATATTATTGTTTATCTAATGCAGATACTTCAATTTATTTAGATGCTGTACAAGTTTTAAAATAGAACGCATTTCCTAAGGTATCTTATGAAATTGATGTTAATATGGTTAATCCAGATTTTATAAGAACTATATACAATAAAATGGGATATATTGCTCATATAAATGATAACTAGTTAAAATTTGAAGAAGTTTTAGGATATATTTCTGAAATTACTATGCATCTTGATAAACCCTGGGAGGATTAGATTGTTATTAAAAATTACAAGACTGATTTTGAAAATTTATTTTCAACGATAGTAGCATCTTCTTAGGATATGAAAAAAAATGCGTATACAATAGGATTGGCCGCTGGTGCATTTGATTCTACTGGAAATTTATCAATTGAATCAATATAGCAAGCCTTAGCATAGCGTGGAATTGTCTATAATTTTAATAATGGAAAATTAACTATTAATTAGAAAGATGGCATTGTTGGCACTAGCGAAAGTGGTATTGTGAATTTTAGATGTGATGGAATTTTTACTGCTTCTCAGAAAAATGAAAACGAAGATTGGATTTGGAATACCGCGATCACGCCAAATGGAATAAATGCTGATTTAATTACTACTGGACAATTAGATACCAATTTAGTTAAAATTTTTGCTGGAGATAGACTAAGATTTCAATTAAATCAATAGGGATTATTTGGATATAAATCTTTCTTAGAAGATTTTAATGATTCTTCTGCCTTGTAGCGAATTAAAGATCTTTAGAATAAATGGAATAGTATAGTTAGTAATAATGAAAATGAAAATGAAAGTGAAAATGAATATAATAACTTTGATGATTATCTTAATTCTTTTAATAATTCTGATGGATATACCGAATTATAGTATGTAAAATTTAATGAAAATGGATTATTCTTAATTGCTGAAAAAGATGCAAATGTTTATATAAATAATTCATATCAAGTATTACCAGCTAGTGTAACTAGAGTTTAGGTAAGCTGGGATGGTTTAAAATTAAGAAACTGGAATAATGATGAAGTATTTTGGGCCGATCCAAATAGTGGTGATTTATATATTACTGGAACTATTTTTGCAGATTCTTTTAAAGTTTTAAATAGTAAAGCTGAATTAAATGATGAAGATATATCTCCAGTAACTTTAGATGATTATATGACATTTAAATTTGAAGATAATGTTAAAAAAAGTCAAAATTTAGAACGAGTTTTTAACATAGCAGGAGATATTTTAATCAGAGCTTGGAGTAGTTTAACAACTTTAAATGGCAATAATATTTAGAATGCAGAAATTTTAAATGGATTTTTAGAAAAAGCAAAATAGTTACCACATTAGCCGATTTAGTTGGTAACTGGTAATGGAGATAATACAGCTTCTGCTTTAATACTTCATCCTACTCAAGGTATTTGGATGGGCTCTACAGGTAAAATTGTTTTTTATTCTGGAAATTCAAAAAAAATGAGTAGAGATGATAATACTGGTGAATATGAAACGTTAGATGGCGCGACTGTTGCAATAGATAAAAATCAAATTTTATTAGGAGTATCAAATATATCTAATAGTAACTCTAACAATGGAGCGGTTTAGATTACTTCTGATAAAATTGTTTTAGCAGTAGGTCAAAATATTGGAACAATTAGTAATAGTACTCAAAATTATACTTCTAATATAAATTATAATACGCTAAAAAATAGTTCTTCTATTTCTGGCGTTGTCATTACCAAAGATTCGATTGGTTTAGCCACACAAGTAAATGGACAAAGAAATTTGATTTTGATGGATTAGGCTGGTATAATGATTGGTACAACAACGATGAATGATTCATTAAGTAATGGTAGCTTTGTTAAAATTAGTAATGATGGGATAATAATTGGTTCAAATTCAAATATGTGGATTAATACTAATAATTTTATATTAGATACATAGATAGCAGGCATTCCTTCTTTTCAACCAAACACTAGTTACAATACAGATGATATAGTATTTTATGATCATAAGATGTATAAAAGTAATGATGATTATAGCGGCGATTTAGATTTTGTTTCTAATCATTGGACACCTGTTTATACAAATTAGAAATATGCCTTTAGATTAGGTAATAATTTAAAATATTCTCCTGGAAAATTAACAATAGCTGGAGATATTGTTGCTAATAGCTTCCAATTATCTGGCACACAAATAACTACTACTAATGGCAATTATGATTTAAGTGATATAAATGCGATTACACCCGTTGGTGATCCAACATATAGGTATGCTGTTTCTACTAATTCTACCAATCCGCCAAGCAGTGGATGGAGCCTTACACGAAATCCTTAGAAAGGAAAATATTTATGGATTGAAAAAACTATAACTTATAAAAATAATAGTACAAAAACTGAATATAGCTGTGAATATTATCCTAATGATGGTTAGCAAGGAGCTGTTACACAAGGATCACAAGGCATATCTTTAATTTCTTCAACATAGCTATATAAGCTAGCTACAAGTAAGCCAAATAAACCAACTGCTAACACTTAGAGCTAGTGGTCAACTTCAGTTCCTACTTATATTAGTGACTATACATATTATACTAGTTTTAAACAAGTTTGGAAAGATCCTTCAACAAATCAGCAAACAACTTAGTATACAGAACCTATTGCTAATTATGGTTTAACAGTTGCTAATGCTAATGCGACCTCTGCTTCTGAAGATGCTGCAGACATAGTTAGAGATTTTGCTCCAATTAAAACATACGGACTTACTGGATTAACAGTATGGAAGGGAAAAACTTATGGACTTGTGTTGGGAAATGACAGTAATTATCCAATGCTCATTGGATCAAATTCTGGTATTACAATTGCAAACAATACTGAAATATATTGGATCGATGATAATGGAATGACTTATGTAGAAAAGCAAGAAAATGGGAATAATGTTCAATATAGAATAAATGGTACATCTGATTGGGTGAATTAGTCAGATATTACTGGATTAAAGGCAATGAATGATAATGCTGCAATAGTACTTGATAGTAGTGGAATAGCGTTAAATGGGAACTCTATTTACTTAACGGCTGATGATTCTTCAATGTACTTAGGTGGCGGTTCAATTAGTATTGGATCTCAAGGAGCTATAACTCTTGCAGGTGGAGAATTTAAAGTAAAAGCTAATAAAGGGTAGCTAGAATTTACTAATGTATTTGGCGATACTGTTTTTAAGGTTGATTCTGAAGGAAATGTATTATGTAATACTTTAAAAACTAAAAATGGAGCAGTAGAAACTGCTACAGAATCATAGATTCCTACGGTACAATTAAATACAATATTTGATATAAATTTTGAAGGAATTGTTACATTAAATAAAGCAGATCCTACTAGAAACTTATCAGAAACTCTTTCTATTGAGAAAAATTTAATACAAGATACAGAATATACAATATAGATAGATTTTAATCAACAAAGTGGCTATCAAGGATTTTTAAAATATAAAATATTATTATATTATAATAATACTCTACGTAAAAGTGTTGGAAGTGAATCAATAGCTATACGTAGTGGCGTTACTACAAAAATTCATTCTTTTACAGCGACGAGTACCCAAAATATAAATAAAGTAATGTTAATGTTGCAAATAGCAGATGAGGGAACACTAAAATTTACAAGTTTTAATATTTCAATGTACAATAAATAATAAAGAGCGGCCTTTTGACCGCTCTTTATTTTTTTATTTATTCTTCAATAAAATCAATAATGTTACTAATTTCTTGAGGAGTAAATTCTTCATTTTCCAATTCTTTTAAAGTAATTGGTTCAATATTTAATTGAATTGTTTGCTGCATCATATCTTGATACTCTTCTACAAATTCTTTTCTTTTATCTTCTCTAATTTTATAACTATTATTTTCAGTGATTAAATTATTATTCTCATCATGTTCACCATATTTCTAAATTAAAGAATTTTTCGTATTATTAAAAAGTTCTAGCTCTTTAGAAACCTCTCTGGCGAGTCTAGCAATTTTATAAGCAGTTCTAATTTTCAATGGTTTTTTAATTAGTTCATTTAACGCCTATGTACAATTAACTAAAGTAGAGACGTTAATCTCAATCATATATCTTCACCCCATGAACTTTTATTATTTTTTAATAAATGAACAAAATATTTTCCTATACAAATAGCATCAGCTTCATCTTGAGTACAATCTTGTCCATACCATAACTTTACTTTTTCTTGTGCTGCACGCTTTTTATTCTCACGGCCTTTATCGTCTCCAACATTACAATACTTTCTCCATGAGGTAGAATAAACTAAATCATGGTCTACACTAGCCTAGAAAATAGTATCAATTAAAACTCCTTGTAGATTAGCAAGCGCGCGATATATTTCAACATTTTGATAGCCATTGAACCCTTGTAATTGAATATTCTATAATCCAATAAAATCAGGCTACCACTATTCAATAGCGGCCGCAAGCCACTTTTTCATTTTATTTATTCTAACTTCGGTGCTTAAATTTTTCTAAACTTTATAAGTTCCATAACTAACTAAAGCACCATCATCATAAATAGCATAACCAGTTATTACAGTAGCTGCGTCAAGTGCTAAAACTCTTTGAGTGTCAATCTTTTTGATTGGCACCTTATTTTTTTTGACCTTATAAGGGTCACCAGCTAAACAAATCTAACATACGGGATGCTTTCGCCAATCCCCGTATGTTATCATTTGCCTGTGTCCCTATGGACACTACATTTCTAATTCAGTATTTAAGTTTTTATAAGTATCACTTATCAGTTTCCAGCCTTGCTATTCAAGTGCGTTAGAAACCACATAAATGTTTATTGCCATTACTTACCACTAGAACCAAAGCCGCCTTCGCCGCGCTCAGTTTCCTCAAGTGTATCAACTTCAACGCCTTTAAAGTGATAAACAGGAAGAACATACATTTGCGCGATTCTATCTCCGGCTTTAATAGTATAAGGTGAATCAGAAATGTTATCGTAAAGGACGCCAATTGGCCCGGTATAATCATTATCAATTACACCCTGACTATTGCTTAGCCGTAGCCCAGTCTTTGAACCAATACTAGAACGAGGTACTACAAATGCGCACCAGCCTTCTGGTAGTCTAATATGGACACCAGTTCTAACCATATTACTTAGAGAATGCGCAGGAATAATCATATCATCAGCAGCATATAGATCTGCAGCCACATCAGTATCATGTGCGTAAGTCGGTATTCTTGCGCCCTCGTCTAGCTTTACGGGAAGCTTGAAATTATAGTTATGATAAGTTTCAAGAGCCTTATCAAACATAGAGTAAAATTCATTAAATAGATTATCAAGAATCATTCTCTTATATTTAGAAGGCTGTAATCCATTAAGTAGCTCAGTAAATTCGTTCTTCATATTATCTACAAGGGCAATAGCTTGAGATCTGGTATAAGAATTTTCTTCGAAGTTAGCCATAATATTTCTAACAGCTTCTTGCTTAACAGCATTAGTTAGTGCGCCGCTAATAATGCCGCTCATCATATCAGCCGTAGTATCATTCAAAGTATCATCAGGAATGGCCATGACTTGCTCAATTAGATCGCCAATTGCTCTAGTAGACTCATTTTCATTTAGTCCATCCATAAAATTAGTAATGTTTTCACTCATTTTTTTATTACCTCCTTACGCTTCATAACCAATTGTGATTTCAGTTAGCCAATTTTCATCAACGATCTCACCGGTTTTTCTATCTTTCTTTACCTTATAATCAGTCTTATGCTTTAGAACAGTATATCCTTTTTCAAGCTGTTCATCTTTAAACTTCTGAATAGTATCAGCAGATTCGGGTTCGTTGTCAATATTATATACAAAAGTCTGTTTAATTAGTGTCTTCATTTTCTTCATTCTCCTTTTCATTTTTAGCATTTAATGCTTTTAGTTTTTCAATCAAATCAATATAATCAATTTTCTTTGTGGTTTCTGTAAGAACTTTTTGGACGTCTCTTAAGTCTTTATTTTTACGCCCCATTTTTTTCTGTAGCGCTCTACGCTGTTTGCGATTCATAGGCATAGGTGGGATTTTTTTCTAAATATCACTTTTAATCATTTTTTCTACTGCTTCTAATTGCTACGGTGAAGTAGCTTCTTTCAGTAGTTTATCTTCGTTCATAGTATATCCTCCAAAACTTCTACTATGGCATTGTATTCTTCTTTATTATGAATATTACGTAAGGTATATAAATTATTATTCTTGTCTATAAAAGGAATATTAACATAAGCAGTACGTGTTGGAAAACAAGAATAAACTGATTCTTTCAATGATTCATTATAGTCAACTTGTGCTTTAATCTCTATTTGTCCTATTTTCCCATAAAGAACAAAATATCTATTATCTTGCTCTGCTAAAAAGATACACCAATCTTTAAAAAATTTACCTTCTAAAAGTTTCATTTTATCCTCCACTATTTTTATTAAATCCATACTAAATAGCTTGGAACTACTTTATATAAAATTTCTACTTTTCACTAAGTTCTTCTTTTGGAAAGTATCCAATCACTTCTATCATCCAGTTCCATAATCCAGTATTTTTTATCTAATGATGAACAGCTTGATCAGCAATTGATTGTATTCCAACAACGCTTTTAAAATGATCAGCTATTCGTTTTTTAACATTAGTGCTTTTACCAACATAACATTTATTGTTCTAAATATAAGTTATTTTATAAATTCCAGGCTAATCTTTTATGCCAATTCGCTTAAATGTATCGTCTAAATAGGGTTTTACATACTATTGCCAAATCAATTTACTAATAATATCTGGGTGATTAACATGCGGCGCGACGGTAGTTAAAAGATACTACATATCTTTTTGATACTATTCTGGAATTTGAATTGTATAAAATAAATGCTACATTTTCTATTGCTACAATCTTTTAAGTGGCTATAATAAATTATTATATTGTGTTTCCCATTCAATTACTTTTTCATTTGTCTAGGCAACATAATTATTTAAAGTCTAAATGGCTTTATTTGTAGCCTATTCAATCTAAATAACTTTATTGTTAGAAGCGGTTTTCATTTTCTAAATCTATAAATTAAGAATTTCTTGCTGTTCTCTTCTTTTTGTTAAAAACTAATCTTCTAAATCTTTATTACGTTGTGCGCGCAAATTATAAAAATAATTCTATAATTCAGAACTACGAGTAGAAAATTCTTTATTACATCTAGTTATCTACTATCGTATTCTATTACAATTTTCTATATCTGCTAAAATTTCTGCCTATAATTTAGCGTGCTATGCGGCGAGCCTCTAATTCTCGGCATAATATTCATTTCTTTCCTCTTTCTAAAATTTTTGTTTCTTTGATAAGCTATAACCGAGGAATATAATTATTGCTATAAGAAATATGATTACATAAACCACAGCATCACATCACTCTCCTTTTTCTTATAATAATTATAGCATGAATTTTAAGCAAAGTCAAATAAATAAAAAAAATAAGTGGGCTTACGCCCACTTATTCTTCATCTTTAATATATAGACCACAATGACAAGTTTCTCCAACTTTCTTATTTAACCTAAAGTCTTCACAAAGACATCTAAATTTTTCATTACCTTTACTATTTACTACGCAAGGACAAAAACCATCATTTTCTTTTAGTCCTGCGCGCACATATGCTTTTAATTCTTCATCAGAAGTCGCATGAATTTTCATTCTATTACCTCCGCGTATTGGTTATCACTAGCCAACATAATTCCTAATGCTTCATCATAATGAGGCTTATGACCTACTATGTAGCGGCCCCATTTAATAATTATATTATGATATTTTCTTATCATGTTTTCAACAAGAAAATCTTCATTTTTATTATAGCCAGTATAAATAACTATCACATCATTACATTGTTTATCTACTCTAATAAAATGTAAAAGTTCTGCTAAATCCATTAAACTATCAAAAGGTTCTAAGCCCTGAAAACAAAAGCCTTTTGTAATTGGATTTGCTGTATATAAATTCCATATTTCTTCACCAGATATTTCTATGTCTGGTTCTTTTCTTAATGCGCTATTTTGACATACTGGCGCACCATTAAGTTCATCACATTTAAAACTACAATATGGAAATTCTATAGTTAATGTTGGTTCTTTGTAATTTATAAAATCACAATCAATTATCCCCTTTATCTTCATTGATATTCTCCCATTGTCTTAATTCCCATTCTGCTTTTCTTTCTTTAGAATAAGCTTTAACAGGCGTGAAGAACCCGACGATACGACTGTAATAAGTTTCTACTGGACCGCCGCAAAGAGGACACACATCTCCATAAAAGGCATGATTATGCTTACAAGCAGAAATTTTTCCAGTAAAAGCAAAATATGTAACGCCGCTAGTGGCCATCCAATTAAGCATATTCCAAGCTTTGTCAAAGCTATCAAAAGGAGCGTCTACATTACAATGTAGAATTGAACCACCATTACAATATTTATCAAAGGTAGAACAAATTCTTACACGCTCTGCTAAAGTAGTCTTAATACCTAATGGTATCCACTGATTTCCATATAGCGGTAAATCTTTAACAACTAATTCTGGATAAAGAAGGCTATCTGCTTTAAACATCTTTACAGCCGCCTGCTCAGCGGGTACTTGTTCCTTATTAATCTTATAATCTTTATCTTTACTAAATTCAGCAATAGTTTCATCAAAGACTTTAAAAATTCGTTCTCCAAAACTCATTGCTTCTTTAGAATAGTATGTATTTCCTAAAGTATCTTGATATGTGTATCCGAAAGTTTTCATTGTCTCAAAGATACCATTAATACCTAAGGTATTATACAAATGTTCAAAATCAACAAGACCATGAGAGAAAGTAGGAAGCAATCCTTTTTCTACATTTCTTTTAATAATGTGTCTTACGCAATCAAGTCCTTTTAAATTGATTTCTGTAATATTTTTTAATTCCTTTAAAAATCCTTCTTCATCATTTTTATGCTTATAGGCTATGCGCGCAAGATTAACAGTTGATACCTTTACTGAACCAACCTTTAGTGCGGCGCCACCAATACTATTAAAGTATAAGTCTCGAATATCAGATTTTAAGCGGCAGCAATTTGATAAGCTATTTACAGAACTATCAGTAAAGAAATTACTATCGTTCCATTTCATATTATGTTTACATGCCCATTTAGCAAATTCTTCATCTACAAATTTACCATCTTTAAAAAGAAGAGAAATAGTATTTACAGGGAAAGTAGCCATATTATGACTGCGGCATTCAGACATAACTTCCATAAATAGTTTTTGAAATTCAATAATTTCTTCTTCCTCTTCAATCATATATTCTCCATCAGGAAATTGAGCGCTACCGAAGATTGCTTCAAAGTAGGGGTGATCAAAAATAGAAGTATTTGTAAAAGCAGCTTGCTCTGTCCTAACCCAAGGTTGATTTAATCTATAAATAAGAGCTTGAATTTGTTGTCTAGCATATCGTTCTGGCGATACAGTATAGTATCCATTTTTTACATCTCTACTCCAGAAATAATAAAGATAAGGAATGAGATTCGGCATACCTACAGCGCCGGATTGTCTACGACTACAAAAACATACCCACTCCATTAGTATTTGAACAAAGCTGTCAAGATGCTTTGGTGGCTCAGCGGAATATCCATCTATAAAGAAAAGTCCTTTTTCAGCGACCTCTTTTAAATCATACGCGAAACAGTAATGAAAAAATGAAGTTGTATTACAATCGTGCATGTATAGCGCATAATTTAATGTATTTTCAAGCCATTCGTTAGCTGTTTTGAAACCATATTTCTTTTGAACTTCATAATAGATTTTATTTAAAGCAAGTATCTTTTGATGTGGCTTCGCCATTTCACTTAACAAAGAAACAATATCTTTATGCGCGACATTAGCATTACTATCTACAGAAGCATTTGCTACATTATCACTATCAATAAAATTATCAATAAAATCTGTTAGACTTAATTTTTTATCATCTAATCCTTGAAGAGCCATAAACTCTTCACCGTATTTTTCTTGAAATTTATTTAATTGAGTAGTAAAATTTTTACCTAATCGTATATTGATATTCATACAATCACTCCATATAGTTATTAATCATTTTTACCATTTCCCCGGGACTAGTGATAAAGAAAGCACCTGGATCATTATCATTAATAACTTTTAATACCGGCGCATGGTCTATATTTAATGAATCAGCGATTTCTGTTAAATCGTGTTCTTCATATTTAATATTCTTTTTTTCTAATTTCGTTTTAATCATGTGGCACACACCACAAGTTGGTAATGTATATAAAACAAATTTCATATTATTCCTTCTTTCCACAATAGGGACATTTTCCGTCATGTACCCAATTATATTTTGTACTAAAGTGCGGGCACAGCTATTGATTTTCTTTAATAGCTGCTTGAATGTTACGAACTTCTTTACTTAATTCCATTGTGGAAAGTGCTTTTTTTAAACGCATTTCCAGTTGCTCATGATTATATATAATATCATCTATAGTAATCATATTTTCCATATGCCTCCTTTTCTAATAGAAGTAAGAGTTTGGTCAAACAATGTTTTACTAGTTGGATAAAGTTTTAAAAACTCTTCAAGTTCTAACATCTAAATAGATTGCTTTTTCTTATTTTTTCTATCAATGACATCCTTAATACTTTTTATATCTTTTGTATCATTATTTGCCCAAAGCTAAATTCTTTTCATTAAATTAGATAATGGATTAACAATACCAATGTTAGCTTCTTTATATTTAACTTTTATCATGATATTATTGCTCCAGAAAGAATATAACAAATTTAATTTATAAATTAAATCTTTTCTATATTGTATTGGCGTTTTAAAATTTCCACCAAGTGGCAAATATACATTTACATTTTTAGTTATATTTGCTAAAAACATTTTTTTATATACTTTAAATAAATAATAAATTTCATCCAATGGAACATTTAAATCAAGTATCACATCATTACTATGAGATAGTTTAGATATGCTTCTAATTTCTCCAAATTGAGTTACCGTATTACAATATATAGGGTGTATTCTTAATATAGAAGCTGGTTTCCTAGCTGATATATCTTCTATTATATCTTTCCAATCTGGGTAGAAAAAATCAATATCGTATAAATAAACTCTTTTTCTCATCATAACGGGCGGCACTGGTAATTTATTATTTTTAGCATACATTCTATAATAAGTATCATCTAAAAAATGTGAAATTACTTTTGACTTTACTCCATTATTATATTTCTGATGAAGTAGTTCAGTATAGATATTTATTTTTGGCATTGTATACTAAATAATCTAATTTTCAAATGGAATATATTCACCATTTGTGAAAGCGGTGCCGCCAAAAATTACATTATCGGCGCGCAAGAATGCTTCGGGAATTTTTGGGGTACCATCTTTCTAACTAAAAAAATAAATTTTTTCATATCCAGAAAGCTATTGCTAATTTAAATTTATAAGTCTACAATATTTATTCTATTCTGATTTATAATAATTAGCTAATTTCATTATTTCTAAATTTGGAGGACATAATCGCATGGAAGTATTAGTCTGAAAATCATAATCTACTAATCCTATCATAATTAAACCTCCTTTCGTTCTAATTGAAATTTTAATTGTCCATTATTTGATACTTCAGTTATCTTTGATATTACTGGAGAAATTGATGATTTATATTTTTTAGGAATAAAATCTGCGCCTCTTCTGATTCCTTGAATCATTAATAATGTTCCTCGTTTAAACCAAGAAGGTTCAATCACATGCTTCTTACCGTCTTCTCCAATTTGAGATATCTGTTTATCATACAAGGCAAATTGATTTTTATATATTTTCACATTTATTACTCCAGTCGGCGTGAGCAGTGTAATAGTATTTTTCATTTTACTTTTATCAATTACTGTTCCAACTATCTTTGATAACTTATACATCTTTATTTCATCACCAGATTTTGTCATAAAAACATTATCAATTTCAGGCTCTTCTGGCAAATCAAAAAAGTCATCATAATACCTACTAGCATTCATAAGTTCATGCTCGTGAGAATAGAATGAAACAGATTCCATTTCCCAATGGCTTATATTTCCTTGAGCATATTTATCTTCAACTTCTTTGTACAATGAATTATTTAATGCTTCTAGCATTTCATCTTTATGTTCTTTTAAATATACTCTCATTGGCTCCATGGCGCGACTATATAAGTTGTCCCAAGTTTTCACACTAATGCTTGTTCCATTACTAATATAATCAGCAGAAAAGTTTTCTGATATAAAGTTAATTGCGCTATCATTTAATTGATATTCTATTTTTGTTTTTTGAGACTTTAAAAATTTATTAAATAAGAATAACTTAGCATAATAACTCATTTCATCAGGAATAAGTTCTTTTGTGATTAACATCTGCATGTTTTGAAGAGTTAAACGCTGTTTCTTATCAGCTATACTTGAAAGATACTTTTTCATGATTTCTTCCCTTGGCTGATTTTCTAACTTATCAAAAGCTCCGCATTTAATTAAATTTATCATTTGAACTTTATTAACTTTTACTTTTGTAAGAAAGTCTTCTATTGAAGTATAGGGTCGATTTATCATAATATCTTTAATTGTAGAAGTTGACAGTCTTGTAATTCCTCGTAATCCATAAAGAATCGTATTGTCTTTTACAACTGGAGTAAAAGTAAAAGAAGAAGAATTAATATCTGGTGCGGCAACTTTAATACCATAATTACTGAATTTACCTATTGCCGCGGCAACCTTACCATAATCTACAGTTTTAGTTTTTTCTTTTTTCTTTTCTTCTTTTACATCTTCTTCGGTTTCATTTTCTTCTTCCCAATCTTCAAGCTCTTCATTATCCTCTTCATTCTCTTCTCTTTCATTTTCTACAATATAAGATGCTTCACCATCTTCATCATATTCAATTTCTGAGGTGCCACCACTATCTACAATTAAGTTTGCGGTATTCCAAAAGATTATTGGATATTTATATGCTAAATTCATTTCTTGTAAAGCAACCATAGAATACGAATAAGTATGGGCCGCATTAAAACCATATCCTCTACTTAACGCGATTTCTACTTTCCATACATAATTACAGAAATTTTCACTCAATTTTTGCTCTTTTACACGTTCAAAAAATTTCTTTTCAAGCTCTTCATACTCTTTCGGATTTTTCTTCACTTTGTTACCGTAAAGGCTTTTTATCCTTTACTTCTTATAGTTTCCTATAAGGTCGGCATATATTTTCATCTACGACTTTACGTTTAGATGCGGAACACTCGTGGGCAGATTATATTTATTCACTGCCTATGCTCTACAATACTGAATAACCTATTCGTAATTTATTCAGTTATCTAGGTGTTATCATATAAGCTATCATATAATCTTTGATATTTTCGAGGATAATAAAATGTATCATTTAGACAATCTTTATATAGAAAATTATAAAATTTCTATCTATCTGATTTTTTGGTCCAACTTACAAAATATGTAGTACCATGATATATCTTTAGTCTTGATACATTTAATTTTTTAATTAAACAATTTTGTACGTTTTTTATAAATATTTCACTCCCTGAGTAAATAGAAATGCCGCCGTTCATATGAATACATCCATCTCCATCTATCAAGCCGCGAAAATAATAACGTAATAAATTATCAGGAATTAAATGTTCTGGAATTGTTTCAATAATTTTACTTTTATTTGGAACAATTCCATATTTCTCTAAGTCTTGACATATCTTTTTGCTAGAAAAATTAATCCTATAATTATGTTTTTTTTCACTAATACATTTAGTAATAGTTGCATTAGGATTAATTTCTGCTTGCGCGAATTCAATTAAAGCTTTATCTTTTTCATGCACTTCAATCACACAGCTACTATTATATTTTCCTATAATCGCTCCATCCGCAGTAATAAAACCTAAAAGATATGCTTTGTTGGGCGAATCTATTACTTCAAAATATTTTTCATTACAAGATGAACGTTTTCCAGAGTGTAACTCTATTCCCGCTTGTTTTAATATTTCACAAATTGTACGTTCATTGCAATTATATTTTTCACCCAATTCTTGACTTGTATAATTAGAAGTTAAATATTCTTGTATAATATTATTTTTATTTTGTTCAATGTTATATTTAACTCCTCTTCCGCGAGAAATTCCCATTTGTTTAATGTGCCTTTCAACGGTACATTCTGCGCATAAATCTTTATAATCTTGCCATATATTACGCGCAGTTTCACCATTGAGATATCTTGTTTTCCAGATATCTAAAATATCCTATGTAATTTTTGTTTTCATACCACATACCTCCTTGATTTATCCTCAAAGATTATGTGATTAAGCTTACTTAGATTTCACCTATTTTGCTCCGAGTTTCATAAAAAATTTCTTTTTTAAGCACCAAAAAATTTAGCGATACTTTTTCTTAATTTATCAGCAAATTGTAAATCCCAGCCGCCACATTCCGGCAGTTGGACTAACTGCATGAACTGCTCTTGAGTAATTGATAAACCATTTGATATATCTAGTTCTTTATGAAGAATTTCTCTTTCTTTATCAGTTAAACCAAATAATTTCATTTCTTTATCCCAAGCATCTGGAATATTTCTGAAACGAGTGTACTTATCTAGTGGAGATTCAGCACCCTTTTCGGTTGCCATTAGACGGATAACTGAGTTTAAAGTAGCTAGTTCGTCAACACTTCTTGGATGGGTTAAGGCAATACCACGAACTCCACTCTGTTGTTCCATTTGAAATAATGATACGATTTCATGATTTTGAACCATATCCCACATCTTTTTATCATTACGCTCAATTTTATACACATCAAGCGCATTCATATATGTTTCACGCAAATTCTTGCCTGCTGGAACATATCCTTGTTCTACTAACAAGTCTAAACAAGTATGAATTTTATCAGCGGCTTCAACTGAAAGCAAATCCATTTTAATTTCTGAAACAGCTTCCAGATCATGAAGTTCGAATTGTGTGATAACGGTTCCATCAGGTGCGCGCATAAGAGCACTAGATTCTGTGAAATCTTTATCTTTAAACACTACGCCGCCAGCGTGAATACCTACCCCACAAATCAATCCTTCAATTTTACTCGCAACTTCCCACCATCTATCATATTTACTAATTTCATTTATGAAGGCTTGGTTAGGTTCAATACCATTTTCTGGGTCTCCATAATACATCTGAGATAAAGTATATGTTGCGCCACGTTCTGCGGTGATTAAGTTTGATACATACTGTGCTTCATCAATATCAATTCCTAATCCACGGGCTGCGGTCTGAACAGCTGATTTAGATTTTTCAAGTCTAAAAGTCGCTACGTTTGAAACACGATTTGCACCATATACTTTTCTTAAATGCGCTAATACCTGACCACGCTTTGAACCTTCAATATCTACATCAATATCTAGAACAGATACACGAGCTGGGTTAAGAAACCTCCAAGGATAAGTTTTAGTATTCTCTCTTAAACAATTAATTTGAATAATATCTAAAGCATACAGAAGAACAAATCCCATACCAGAACCTCTGGCAGGAAGAACTAATGTTCCTGCATTCCAACATTCATCTATAATCTTTTGAAGATTCAAAAAGTATGCTGACCAACGCGCATTATTAACTTCACTTGATTCCCGTGTCATTTCAAGACATTTGTTAATTGCCTGATAGGCTTTTTCATTCTGAAGATCTGGATGATTTATTATACCATGATATACGGCTTTTACTAATGTTTTATCTGCTTCATAAGGTGAATTATAAAATTTTTCTATTGCTGGTATAACTTTAATCATACGCGCTAATTCTAATCCAGTCGGGCCTTCAAAATGACGCCAAGGAAGCTGAGGGATTTCTAGCGGCTGCAGGATACTAAAATCTTCACATTCATCTTTTATATGACGAATCCAATTATATGCCGTTTCAAGTTCTTCTTCACTTAAATATGGAAAGAAACTTCTAATTTCTTCATCTTTCATCATATAAGTGGTAGCATAGAAACTTTTAACTTCTCGTTCGCCTTCCTGGGCATTAAGAAAGGCTTCGTGAATAGACGCATCTTCCGGCCTTCCATAATGACTATCGGTTGTAATGATATATGGAAGATTGAGTTCTTTTGAAATTTTTAAAAGTTGTTTATTTATAAAAATCTGTTCCCTATTATTGGATGGCTGCATTTCAAGGTAAAAATTGCCTTTTCCAAAAATATCTTCAATATATAGACACCAGCGCTTTGCTGTGATATAAAATTCTTCGTCGCCCGTATCCATATATTGAAGTAAAAATTTATCTAATTGTGAACCCAAACAAGCACTTGATGCAATCAAGTGCCCAGGGTTAGCTTTTACTATATCTTTTAAATCTTGATAATAAGTTGGACGTCTACGTAATCTGCGGCTCATATATGAACGCATCCACGCGCGAGTTGATAACTCACAGATTTGATGATATCCAATCAAATCTTTACAAAGAAGAATAAAATGAAAATATCTATCTTTTGTTCTATCATAATTCTTTGCGTTCAAACCATTTCGTGTAAGATAAATTTCATTTCCACGAATAAGTTTAAAATCTGGATGCTTTTCTTTGACTTTTTTATAATATTGCTCTGCTTTAATATAACTAGAAATAGTTTCGTGGTCTGTAATTGCCACACATTCATGCCCAAGATTAATTGCTAAATCAATTAAGCTGAAAACTGTGTTAATACAATCACGTAGAGTTTCATTACTGTAATCAGTATGATTATGAACACTACCGGGATATAAACTCATTTTATCATCTCCTTTTAATCATATTATAGCATAATTTATACCAAAAGTCAAAAATCATATTTATGATCATCACATTTAAATTCATAATCTTCGATAAAGCATTGAACTGTAGTGCGCCCGCCCCATGTATTTAAATTAACGCTGCCTTTAATAGTAAGTTCTTTTAGCCTATTAGACATTACTTCTTCAATAAAATTCATATCTTTAAATTTTACATAATCTATTCCATTAAAACTAATTTTTATACTATCTTTATCTGCGCCCATCAATTGAATGTTTTCTAATGAAATATTTTCTACTACTACTGTAATTTTATCAATTTGATTACCAAAATATTCTGGATATCTTCCTAGAGTGTCTAGTAATTCATAATTATCATCACGAGCATCTAATATATAATCTACTATATAACAATTTTCAAAGTCAGCTGGCGATAAAGTAGAATTAGCATATTTAGTAAATAAACCAATATTATCATAGTCTATACCATGCCCGAAAGCGTTTTCATGACCCGCAACATAGATGAAATATCCACTTTCCTCTAAGAACTTTTTCAAGCTTGGCATGGATATAAAGTTTCCATCACTTCGCGCGCTACCTTGGAAATAATTAGTTTTTTCATTTTTCCTTCCAATAAGACATGGTTTATGATATTTAGTTACTACCGCCATAGCAATTAAGCCAGTCATTTCTTGAGGAATGTCATCAGCATTTGTTAATTCAACTATTATAATATTGTTTTCATCTAGCTTATCTCTTTTGATTTTAAAATCAATCAAATCAATTGCTTTTTCTTTTATTTTATTCTGCCTTGATTTTGCGTTAGCACCAACTCTAGCAGTCTTTTCTGCGGCATATTCTATATCACCAATTTTTGCACCGCGTTTTGTACTAGGAACTTCTTTCATCGGGTCAATAAAACAATAGAACATTGTTCTTTTATCATCTAATGTTCCAACTCTAGTAATAGCATTTATCAATGGCGCAATATAAAAAGCAATATCTGTTGTTGTTAATCCTGGATACGGATACTTGGCTTTCTCTTTTAGTGAAAAAGATTGAGCTTCTATTAAAGTTTGGAAGCCTTTATTTTTTATGTGAGATAGCCCTTCCTGCATGATATAATTTGTTTCTGTATCTGCTTTATTCATTACATCAGCAATTTCTCCTAAGGCAGCTAAATCAATATAATTACTTGCTTGATTTATTCCTAATTTTTCATCTAAAACCTCACAGAATTTATATACTACGCCCGCGCCACATAAAGATTTATTTTTATAATTTGGAGATAATTGATTATTTACAACAATAGTTTTAGGAGCTTTTGAAATAATTGGTTTTCCGTTTTCATCATATAATTGTTCGTGGTGGTCTAATACAATAACATCAATTCCTATATCATTAAGAATCCTATGTTCTTCAACATCGTAACTTCCAGCATCTGGAACAACGACTAAATCCCATTTTGCTTCATTACTAATCCAGTCTATTTTGTCATCCAGTCCATGTTGTTTATGCTCATGAACTGTAAAATCTAAATTAGCTTTAGGGAAAATATGTTTAATGTAAAGCCATAAAATAGAACTACTTGTAAAACCATCTGCGTCGCACATTATATACCCCGATTTTCATCGTATTTTTAATAATTCTTGAATAAGAATTTTTAGGGATTAGACTATACAATACATATAAAATATGTCCGGTATTATAGTCGTTGAACGTTTTTCTTGTAATAAGAAACTTCGCTGCGTCTGGTTATCCAATCCTTAACGATTTTACCTTACCTTGGTCGCTAACCTCGCCATTAAAATATTACTATTTTAATTTGGTTGTTAAGGCTCTAAGGAACTTCCCGCAATTTAACCGGTTTAAAGTGGACTATGACGTTAATCCACTACAATTAGTATACTACTATTTTTTCTCAAATGAGAAAGTAATTTATCTGCGGCGGCTTCAATATTATTTAAGTCATGTGAATCTAATTCGCATCCTTCATTAGGATGTATAAAATTTTGTAAATCCTCTACTCCCCTATCTGTAAGTATTTCATATATAGCATTTTCTGGGTCTTTTGTAAAATTTTTTCTTAGTTTATATTTCATTTACATTACTCCTTTCATCTAATTTTTACTCTGCTTTTATAAAGTTTTTCAAAAACTTCTTTTCCTCTATCAAAAGGAGAATCTTTTTCATTTAAAAGATTATCATAATCCCAAATATAAGAAAATGATGCTTGATTTGTATATCTTCTACACATCTTTTCTATTTTTTCTCTATATTTTTTCGCACGAAGTGAACGCCAATCATCGTATTCTTTATCCAGCGCTACTATAATTTCGTTTGCGCCTAATATATCAGTTAACATACTAATTTGATATTTATTAAATGTAGAGCCGCAACAGGCTACGCAATTGCTAAATTCGCCATAATATCCATCATCAAGCATTACAGATTTTTCGCCTTCTGAAATTATGGCTTGTCTGCGCGCGATAATACCCTTTTTATGTTCATATATTCCATACAAATTAAACTGTAACTGATGTGAATAAGTAGTAGTCCCAATTTGTATTGGACGATATTTACCTAAAGCAATATCTTCTTCATTTAGCGCGCGACCTCTTATTCCTACTAATCTACCATCTATATCAAAATGTGGAATAATAATTTTATTTTGGCTAATTGAAAATGAAATTTTAAATTTATCCATAACTTCTTTTTTTATACCATCCTTTAGCCATAATGGATGATAATAATGTGTAAAGCATCCTAACAAAGCAGATGAATAAGCTGGAAGTTGTGGAATATTTTTATCGAACTGATATTTCTCAAAATCAATATCTATTTTCTTTTCTATTGGCGTTTGTTCTTGAACTAAATGATTTAAACATTTTGCTACATATTTAATTGCTTCTTCTTCAGAAATTTCTTTATTTTCATTTACTTTAATAAATTTCTGATATAATTTAAAAATTGTCATACTTTCATCACATTCAGTATAACAACGAAAGATTTTATGGTCTTGATACCAATAAAGTTTCATTGATTCAGCATATTCTATTGGATTATGACATATTGTAGGACAAACTATATAATTTTTATTTTCATTTACAATAATCTTAGAAACACCTAAACTTTCAAGAAAATTTTTAACATCTTCTAAAGTTATAGATTTAAAGATATCTTGTTTAGTAATATTTATATAGTTTAATTCTTCATCTTGATTTTTTAATGTAGAAATCATTTTATCCCTTCTTTCCAATTAAGTATTGGAACGAAAGTTGAAGTTTCAAATAAATCAGGAATTTCTCCTAATGGTTGATTATCTGCTGAGGTTATAAATAAATCTTTTCTTCTTCCAGTGCCAAGATGAAGACTTATCCATATTCTAACATTTTTATATCTTCCTCTTCGCATTTTATATATATCAATAATATGCGTTGGTTTATAATTTGAATCTTCAATAATCTTAGGATCTATTAAATTTTCTCTTACCCCAATCTTTAATTGTGGCATTAAACTATTCCAGATTTTATCGTTCACTCTGGTCATAACCATTGCTACGTCAGCTTTATCTACAATTGCTTTTGAAGCTCTTATACTAGTTTCATTTTTAAATTCACCATCTTCAGCCATTGCGTTAGCATTAACTTGAGTTGCTGACATAATGAATAAATTATAATCCTTTGCTAACTGTTTAAGTTGATTTGAGAGAAGCATAAGTACGACATCTTCTCGCAGCCCGTTTTTTGAAAATTCATTAACTAAGGCCGCGGTTGTATGAATATAATCGTAAAATACAAATTTAACATTTTCTATAGTCGCATATTTTTTAATTGTTGCTTGTATATTAACAAGATTCGGTTCACTTATTTCTTCAATTAAAAAATAACCGCTATATTTTTTAATTATTTGTGCGGCATATTCAACCCTTGATAATTCTCCCCAATCATATCTACCAGTTAAAATATGTCCTTCATCAACTCCAGATAGATAAGCTAGAATAATCGTTTGTAATTCTTCTTTATCCATCTCTGTTACGATAAATAATACTTTTTCTGGTTCAACTGGATCTCCTTTATAATCCATAGCTTGAACGAAAGTTTCATCATCATATGACCATCTTATAGGATAAGCTAAATGACAGGCATCAAATACACTTCCTCTTGACTTACCACAACCAGAAGAAGCACTTTTTAAATAAAAGCATCCTTGTCTTGCTCCTCTACATACGCTACTAAATATTCTTCCTTCTAAGCTTGGTCCCATATTAGGAGTACGTTGTAACTCTTCAATAAGTTCTGTAATTCCTTCTGCTGGATCACCTTTTGCGCGCCCACCATTTAAGAACTCATTTCTAATAATATTATATCTACCCTCAATTGAATTTAAAATATCTTCAAGACTTGATTCATCAAAATGCTCTTGTATACTTAATGCTTTTAATGGATCATCTATATCTTTATCATCTATATAAAATTCGCTTATATCATACTTCTCTTTATATAGCCTTCTTAATAGCGCATATTTTTTTAAACGAGTATAATACATTTTAAAGTTAGTTGGCTCGGCAAATTCATACGCTGTTTTTAAAAAGTCTAGCCCGCCTTCTTTTTTATAAATTTCTGCGCTATTTTCATGTTTTTCAATTTCTTGATCTACTTCAATTGGAGTTAATACAGTCGCGCCTTCATCATAAAGCTTTCTAATATTTATAAAGCAAATTCGCGCGACTTTTATATCAAAATCAGTTGGTACTATATCTATATATTCTAAAAAAAGAAGCGGGTTTTTCATTAAACAACCGATAATTTGACGGTATGCCATTTTATCTGATAATGTCAATTAAAACCCTCCTTAATCATCAAGCCATTCATCCGAATCCCATGATTGCTTTTTATTTTCTTTCTTTTCTATTGGAACAATGTGCGGTTTAATTTGTTCAGTTTCTGCAATCATGTTAGCCATGCGTTTAATTTTATTTTCTTCAGAACGATGATAGTTCATCATTCTATTTACTGTAGTTGGATTAACTAAACAAAGTGATTCAGATAACTTTTTCTTTTTGTCTACATTATAAATATAATCTAAACAATTTACTATTACGTCATCTGTATATCCATAAGTGTTAATTAAACGTTTTCTCTCAGTCCAAATACGAGGCCCTGGAGACTTCAAACCAAAAATCTCACATACTTTATTTGAGAACTTTTCTCTTTGCTGTTTTTCCTGTAGACATTTAATACAATAATTATGTCCAATTTTAGCAGAGATTGGAGTATAAAAAACCAATTCTTCTTTTCTAAATGATTGCTTACATTCAAAGCATTTTAACGTATCACTCATACATATAAACTCCTTTCTATTTCATGCTCTATTTATATTATAACATAAAATTCAAAAAAAGTCAAAAAAGAGCTTATGTTTCCACATAAGCCCAATAAAAATTTTTTATATAATATCTTCCATTTCTGCATTAAATAATTCTACTAAAGATTTTTGCTGCGGTATTGCTTGACTTAGTTTAAAGCCATTTCCGCCAAAAATTTTAGAAATGATCGCTTGCATTGTATTTAATCTTATGTCTTTTTCTTCCTGAGAATTAGCAGCATCTAAATATCTACTCCACAATTCTTTAGCTTCTGTCATTACCTCTTGAAAAGAAGCTTCTGGCTTCTCAATATTAGAGTTATTTAATTCTTCTTCAGTCATAAAACTAGTACCAGTAATTTTAGCTTCTTCTTCCATAGCGTCCGCCACTGCTTTTACTAAACCATCATAACTTAAAGGAATTTTAGGCACAATCGCTCTATATCTTGATCCCGCAAAAATAGTGGGAGTTTCTCTTAAATATAACCAACGAGTAGCATTACGATTTTCATCATATTCTACTCCTAAATAAGCAATAATATCAACTAAGCCATTTACTGCCTCAGCACATGCTGGTGGTAAATTAGGACTAATTTGTTCAAGTTTATTTCCTTCACTATCTGTTACATCTGTGGTTTTTGTTTTTGAATGAGCAATAAAAACAATAGCATATCCTTGTTTAGAAAGTTCTCTAAAAGTTTTCTCAAACTCTTCACGCAACATTTTAAAACCGCGACCCCAAGGAATTTCAGAAATTTCTGTGACTCCCTGCTGTTGCTTTATATAGTCTTCACACATACTATAAGCTATGCCAACAGTATCTATAATAATAGTTTCAAAACGTTCTTTAAATTCTTGCTTTTTTAACTGACGACAGATATCTTTAAAAGTGCTCCAATTATCAATATCTGCAGCATATATATTTGCTAATGCGTGATAACCAATTTCAAAGGCGCAAAGTAGCGGGCGCGGCCACAACACAGCAGTACTTGTTTTTCCTGCTTTTTCACGACCGAAAATTTCAACAAATCGTCCACGTAAATCTTTACATAATCTTGTTGGCTGTAATTCTGCTAAATTTATCTTTGCCATTTATATCCCTCCTTATAAGAAATAGCTGGGATTACTCCCAGCTATACTTAGAGGCAGTAGCTGCCGGAGCTGCAGGTTTCTTAGCACTTGCGTTCTTAGCATCAATCTGTAGCTGCTCAATATTTGCCTTTCTTACATTAAAAGCTTTCTTAATATCAGCAGGATCATAAGCAAATTCTTCTTCCTTGCCTTCGTCATTACCTGTCGTAATAACTAGTTCCCTAATAGTTCTAGTAGTCATATCAGGGACATCTTCACCCCAAGAACTAGAAGCACCAGACGCTTTTTCTTCTCTAGAGCTTACACGAATACGACCCTTAACTCCAACAGTATCATTAATATTCCAATTACGTTCAACAAAATCAACTGCTTCAGGATTTTCAACAACAAATTCCACAACATCAAGGCGTCCACCATACTGGACTAGGCCGCCCTTAATAATAAGACGTCCAGTTTCATCACCATCACGGTCAGTTTCACGACTCATATCCATAATAAAAATATCAGCAGCGAAAGAAGCTACACCGTCACCTTTACCAAGGTTGATAAAAGAAGTGTTAATCTGCCAACCATCAATTAGCTGACCACTCTTTGAAACAAAGTTATTTTCACGAAGATTTGCGCCGCTAATTCTAACTACATCAGCATTATCATAACCTACGGTCTGCGCGCTCTTCATATTAGTAAGGTCCTGAATCTGACTATAACCCGGATTGGGACGACCATCATTAGTATACTGTGCAGCAAACATGCTTACAGGAATTTCACTTACTTCTTCACGTCCACCATAAGTCTGCGTCACTTTAATAGTAAGATTAGCTCTTAGATATTTTCTTCCATCCTTCAGAGAACCATCAAATACAGCCGCCTAAAGAAGTTTCCCTACTACATTTACTTTATTCATTGCCTGTTCAAGAATATTCTTCATAATTTTTTTCTCCTTTATTTTTTATCTTTTACAATATTATTATATTTCAAATTTTATTATTAGTCAAATAAAAAGCAGCCCTTTCGGACTGCCTTCCATCAAGCCTTCCATCAAGCCTTAGCAGCCTTCTTCGCGGCCTTTTCAGCAGCCTTCTGCTCAGCCTCAACCTGAGGATCATAGGATAGACCAGCTTCAGTTAGAGTTTCATAACGAATAACCTTCATCTTAGCCTTGCGGGTTTCAGTTGCGGGTTCAAGTTCAACTTCTTCAACACGCTCAGAGACATAACCCTTAGTCCTTAAAGAATTAACACTACCGGTTACGGCGGGGAGAGAAATGCCTAGAGTCTCGGCGATTTCCTGCTTTGTATGTTCCTTGCCAAATTCTTTCTTTAGATAGTTTAGTACGAGTTCGCTATTAACAGTCATAGTAATAATCTCCTTTTTCTTTTTAAAATATTTTTTTATATTAAGAAGTCAGTCTCCCGCCTTCTTATATATCTATTATAATGTATTTTTCGTAAAAAGTCAAATAATAATTTTTTCTTTTTACCGAGGTTGAAGGACTTTTTCTCCCTTTCAACAATTATATTATAGCGTAATTTTTGCTTTTAGTCAATTATTAGACTTTTCTTTTTCTTTAACTTTTTCTTCATTAGAAGAATTAGTTTCTGTCTTTTCTTCTGGCTTGATTTCAAATAGCTCTGAAATTAAAGCTGGTAATTTATCTTCTTCCCCTTCTTTAATTTCATTTATAATTCTTTCAAGTTTAGGAATTAAATCAATTTTATAGCCAGAAATAGCTTTCTTTTCATTCTCAATACGAGTTTCAATTTGCTGAACTACTATAATCGCGCCGACAAGGAAACGAGCATAGTCTCGCTTAGAAAGTGTAACCGGGTCAAAATCAGCCTGACGCATTCTATCATAAAGTTGCTGATAATCATCGCGCATGATAGTAGCAGTCTCTTCACCTTTTTCATCTTTCTTATCATGGTTAATAGAAATCACCTGTTCAGCAAGAACTTCAATAGTATGAGCTAGCTAAGTAAAAAGTTTTAGATAATGTTTATCCATTTTTATTCTCCTTTACATAATCTCAATAGTTGTGTTACTGTCCCTCGCATCTATAATGCGTACTCCAGTTGTAATTCTATTTTGAACTGGAATTGATTCTATATTCAATAATACGGCTTTATTATTAGTAGAAATAAAGATTTTTTCTTGTGTATCAGGAACGGCATAGACCACAGAAAGTTTTTCTTCTTTAGTTGCCATAACTTGTGGTCCTTTTATTCCACGACTTGTTTCTGGAAAATCTTCAATTGAAGTTATTTTACCTTTACCAGACGAAGTAATAGTTAAAATTCCCCTGTAAGGAATATCTTCTTTTACTATAGTTACTGACTGAATAAATTCTCCCGTATTTAATTTAATTGCTTTTACGCCTTTAGTCGCGCGACCAGTAGCAGAAATTTCTTCTACTTTATAGAAATTATAGTTCCCGCCAGAACCGGCAATAAACATTCTATCTTTTTCATTTCTAGATAGAAATACTCCCACAAGACTATCTTTATCTTCCAGTTTTACTGCTACTACGCCTTTCTTTATTTTTGTATTATATTCACTGATTTTACTTTTTTTAATGTATCCATTTTTACTTACTGTAATTAAATTATGATAAGCATTAAAAGAAGTCATATCAGTGAGAAGTATAATTTTTTCATCTCCTTGAACATTGATTAGTTCATAAATTGAATAATCTTTATCACAATCAATATCCGAGAGATTAAAATTATACATACGGCCCGCATTTGTGAAAGCAGCAACAGTTCCAAGTGTAGTTGTATACAAGGTATTTATTAGATTTGCGCCTTTAGGAGGTTTAATATTAGTTCCTTTTCTTCCCCGCTTTGCGCCCTGAATATCATCTCTTTTTACCACGCGCAACATATTATTATCAAAAAGTAAAATACCAACTTCTTCTTCTGAAACTTCTTCCAAGTCTTCAGAATTACTATCAATTAAATTCAATACTTTTGTTCTTCTCTCGTCTCCAAATTTTTCAGCTACATCTTTTAAAATCTTTATTAGTTCTTCATCTAGAGCAGAGGGGTTATTTAATAAGTATTGGAACCAGGATATTTTTTCATTAAGTTCTTCCAGTTCATTATTAAGTTTTACAATATCAAGTTTAGTTAATGAAGAAAGTTTCATAGCAAGAATTGCTTTTACTTGTTCTTCATTAAAGGCATATTCAGAAATCAATTTAACAGATGCTTCTGCTGGATTAGCTGAAGATTTAATTAAAGCAATTATTTCATCAATAATAGAATATGCTTTAATCAAGCCCTCTACAATATTTTTTCTAGCAAGAGCTTTGTCTAAATCAAATTGAATTTCACGACGTTTACAAAGACGAATATGAGTAATATAAGCTTCACAAGCTGTCTTCCATCCAAAAATTTTAGGGAATCTTCCTTGGTCAAGAAGCACCATATTTACAGAATACCAATATTCTAATGAGGTATCTTTATAAAGTTTTTCAATCATTCGTTTTGGATTTACGCCTTTAGAAAGATAAATACGAATATCTGCTTCTTTTTTTGTATGGTCTACTACTCTTTCAATACCATAACTTTCATTGTTATTTACTAATTCAGCGAGTTGATCAATTACAGTATTAGTAAAGACACTATGAGGAAGTTCGGTTGCTTGAATCATGTTTTGATCAGGAATATATTTTAATGTTGCTCTTAATCTAATAGATTCGCCTTTACCAATTTTCAACGATTCTTTTACAGCACTAGGATTTATAATTGTACCGCCGCAAGGAAAATCCGGAATACAATATATTTCATCAAAAGTAGCATTTGGATTTTTAATTAAAGTAATTAACGCATTATTTACTTCTTTAAGATTAAAAGCTGGTACTGAAGTGGCTAAAGCAACCGCAATACCAGAGCATCCATTAACTATATTCCAAAAGCCAATTGAAGGGAAGACACTTGGAATCATTTCAGTATCATCATAATTTGAATAATATTCGTCGCCAATAGCATTTTTCTTTAAGCCATCAAAAAATATACTAGATATTTCCGCGGCTTTCATTTCAACATAACGTGCTTGAGCATGACTATCAGGTGATGTAGGATTACCATAGTTACCCTGAACTGCTTCAAGAGGATAACGATAGGACCATGGTCTTGCCGCGCGAATAAAAGTATCATACATCGCTGCGTCACCATGAACATATGATTGAGTCATAGCCGCTGCGACACTTTTTTGCGCCTTTTGAAATTTATCTTTATAAGTTAATTTGTTTGTATATTGAGCATATAAGCCTTGACGAAGACCAATCTTTAGCATATCTCTTACATCGGGAATTGCTCGTTCCTGCGCGACCGAAGCAGCGTAGGCAAGAAACGATGCCTCTAATGTATTTTGAAAATCTACGTTCTTTTGCATTATTATTTCTCCTTTAATAAAAACGTATCATCCATAATAGTTTCAAATGTTATTTTATTATAATCCCAATATGGTATACGTTTTAAAGGAATATGATTATCTTTTGCATATTTATTTTTAATATTATCATGTTTTTGTCTATCTGCCAGAGTTGATTCTCCACGATTCCATTCTTTATAATGTTGTTCCCCATCATATTCCAATAAAAAATTATTATTTATATAAAAATCAAAAGGTAATGGCTTTTTATCTCTACAATCATTATACCGTTTTTGAACTTCAAATGGAATATTATGTTTTATTAATATGGTTCTAATTAATTCTTCTGCGGATGAAACATTACAACCACAACTTGTTGTTTGACCGCTCATTAAACTATTAGTTACTACATATGTTATATTGCCACAATCACATCGGCATTTCCAAATGGCATCTCCACTTTTTCCATTTGGTCTTGTATAAGTTTTACTATATTCTAATACTAATAATTTTCCAAAGCGTTGTCCAACTAAATTATATCTTCTGGCAGCAGATGTACGCTGCTTTTGAATACATCCGCATGATAAAATATCTCCTCTTCTTAGTGAAGAGCCTCGTGCACTGATTATATTTCCACATTTGCATTGACATTTCCAATATGCTTCAGTTAATTTAATATTATGCAAAATACGGTATTCTTTATCTTCTTCAAGGACGGTGAGAATACTGTCTGGGACACCATGTTCACTTAATATCCAACCCGTCATATCAATTTTTTGTGCCATATCTTCTTATCTCCCATTTTATATTATAACATAAAATTTAATTATTGTCAACTATTTGCGGAATTGGATCTATCCAAGTTGTGAGATCATATCTTAAATTTCTAACTAATTCAACATGGTATTTATTATTTAAATTTAATAAATATAATAATTTTTCTATACTTTTTTGTGCCCATTCTTGCTCCGTCATATAAGGACCACCGGGATCACCACCATTAGCTGTTGAACTAAGAATAATCTCATTTATAGCTGCTATAAATTCTTTTTCATTCATATTATCATCCATTCAAAATTTATGGTTTATTATCTTCAAATACATTTATAATTTTATCAGCAATATTCGCTGCTGTTTCTGATGACAAAGACCAATTAATATATTTTCTATAGCATCCTTCACAATTTTCACTGTCTTGAAGTCTACAACTATCACAGTAAATATATTTAAATTCTTCTAATAAAATATCCATAATTTTATATTTATTATCCATTTTTATACCTCTTATTATATATCAGAAATTTTAATTATTGTTAATTATTATTAGAAAAAAATTCACGAATATTAAACCATTCATTTTCTATTAAATTACCAATTTCATCAATAGTTCCTCCCCAATCATTTATCTTGCATCGAACATATTTACCTTTTAAATCTTCCCAACACTCTACACCGACTGTATCCATAATCTTCATTATAGCCACGAGTCCATTACCTGAACTTGCTGTAAATTCTTTAGCACCTAAGTATCCATTACCAATACAATATCCACCGTAATTACAACCCCAACCGGCACCTTCAAGTGTTAAATCAAAAGTTAAGCAACCATGGTCAGCCATAGAAATACGTGTATTTGTAATTTTTGCATTCTCAATATTCATATTTACCTCAATTATTTAAGATATTAAATCAACATTTTAAATAAGAAATTTTCTTTTATTTCTAACGTCCAAGCCCTATCCCAATTTAAATTTATTGAAATTTATTCGCAAGCCAAATAGCAATCATCATAATAATTACAAATGAAATCCATAGTGGAGACAATACCCAAAGCCAAGACCATTCTATAACATGACATAGTTTTAATACAATAAATGCTATTGTAAGCAAGCCCATAAATCCAATACCACGATTACGCGAATTATTATTCATACTATTCTCCTTATCTATTTAAAATACTAAAATCTACATTCTCAAAAATTATAATTATCTATAAACTTATACATAATTTTAAGGAGAAGTTAATTGTTTAGCAGTTGATTTTCTAATCACTGCCTCTCCACTATGAATAAATTTATGAATTAGTTCTCCTTCATATTTGACAATTTTACAATCTTGAATTAATTTAGTAGCATTTCTTTCTATAAACCATTTATTTAAATTATCAATTGATTCAGCTCCACATAATATATCATCATTAAAATAAATATCTGTATACGTCCTTGAATGCCCATCAGGTGTAAAATATGGCCCTCCGCCATCTTCTTTTTCATATCTATAAATTATCATTTTAATTATTTAATATATTAAAATCCACATTCTCAAATAGGAATTTTCTTCTACCTTCAACCTCTGGCCCCATTAACATCATAATACTTGCTGCCGCAGCTTCAGCATCGTGAATGGTTAATACTTCAAGCCTTCGTTCTGTAGGATGAAGCATAGAACACTCCATATCATCAGCATTAAGTTCACCAAGACCCTTTGCGCGAGTAATTTCCCAATTCGTGCGATCTTGCCGAATTTTTTCTAGCTCTTCATCATTATAGGCGAATAATTTTTGTCCACCTTTTTCAATTTTATAAAGTGGTGCACGAAGCCAGCATAGTCTGCCTTCTTCAATAAATTTTGGCATCAACACATAAAATAGCGTTGAGATAAGGCACATAATTGAGAAACCATCGACGTCGCCATCTGTTGCGATAGCTACTTTACCATAATTAAGTTTTTTACTATTATACTTTTCTTGAATGCCGCATCCAAGTGCCATGATGATATCAGAAACTTCTTGATTTTCAAGACATTCATCAAGTGGATGCTTTAATAGATTTTTTACCTTACCACGCACAGCATACAGAGCTTCCTTATTGACGTCTCGTGCGGGCATGAGGCCGCCAAGTGCTGAATTACCCTCACATATAATTAACATTGAATCTTGCCCATGCTTTTCGCAATCTTTAAACTTATCAGAAGAAGTTATTTTTTGCTTTTTATGCTCTGTTTCTTTTTTCTCAAAGTTAAGAACACCTTGGCGTGCTTTTTCCGCGGCGGCTTCTGCTTTTTTATCAGTAATAAGTATATTTATAATTTTATTAAAATCATTTTGATTTTTTATAATCCAATCTTTAATCGCTTCTGTAAAGGTTGTCTGCGTATAACCACGAAGTTCTTGATTTTGAATTTTATCTTTAACTTGATTTTGATATATTGGATGTGGGTGTTTAATGTTAATTATTGTGACTAGTCCTTTACGAATCATTTCACTATCAAAATTTTCTTTTGCTTGATCATTAATAGTGCGCGTAAAAGCCGCTTTCATTCCTGTTACAGGAGTACCACCACCACTATTTAAAGCGCCATTAGAAAATACATAACATTTTTCACGTCCTGTAGTCCATTGTGCAAATACTTCAATATCAATATCGCCATCAAATGTTTTTGTTCCATAAATATATTGTTTATGAAGCGGCTTTGTGATATTATCAGCGGCAAAATCTTTTAGCCCATTTTTAGATATGAACCTTTCTTCTTGTTCATTCGTTTTATAGATAAAAGTAACATTTGGAATAAAATAACTAGTTAAACGTAATTCATTTTTAATTCGTCCTTTATCAAAAGATGGCGTTTCATCATTTAGATGGAATATGGTTTTATCAGGTTTAAAATACACTGTTGTACCTGTTTCTTTTGTAGATCGAATTCTATCCGCCGTTTTAGATTGCGGTATGCCATCTTTGAATAAGAGGTGCCATTCTGCCCCATCTCGTTTGCTCCATACTTCAAAAATTTCCGAGCAAACGCACACCGTACTGGACCCAATACCATGCATACCACGAACTCTTTTATAATTAGTTGAATCAAATTTCCCAGAAGAATGAGCAGAAGTGTATATTTCGATGAGTACTTCTTCTGTATCTTTATTTTTTCCATGGGGAACTCCCGCTCCTTTATCAGAAATCTTAATATCATTATCATTTACTTCTACAGTAATTTCGTTTCCTCGCCCCATAATAGCTTCATCACAAGCATTATTAAGAATTTCTAGAAAACAATTAAACATTGCATCTTGCCCATCCGCGCCAATATACATACCAGGTGTAGTTCGTGCGGCAGTACGAAAATCTCTTACCTGAATTGAATTAGCATCATAAGCCACTTTATCGCCTCCTTTTCTTTATATTTAATTATATCATAAATTAAAAAGAAAGTCAAATCTTATTGATTTGACTTATTTATTTAAATAAATAATAATGTCCTTATTCATAAAACAATAATAGAATTCTATTTTTTCTACCAATAAATTATATTCCCAACTTAAATGATGATAGAATTGTGAATCATTATATAAATTATAATCAAATTTTCTTAAAATATCTCCATCTTTAAATTGGATTATAATTGTTCCCCAGTCATGTAAGTTTTGTTCAAACCAATCTAAAACTTGTTCTAAAGTCATATTTGAAAAGATATATTCACCTTTCCCGTGGCCCATATCACAAGTTTGTTCTTCAATGATATGTGTCTGCATAATTATTCCTTTCTTTTTATTATTATATTATAAATTAAAAGAAAAGTTAAACCTTTTTTATGTCTGTTTTTTCTATATTATATTTTATATTAAAATTTGAATATAATGTATCGATCATTAATTGTCTATAATCAGAATATTCATTATTATTTAATCTAGAAATTAATTGTTCTTTCGTAGCAGGTTGCCAATAGTCATCTAACATTGCGGCTATACAACCTGAGCCATAAAAACAAATTGCACATTCTTTATCACCAAAACCACAAGGCATCTTATCTCTCCTGTATAATTAAATTATGTCCTTGAAAACCAGCTTCAATATGTGTGGTTTTCATTAAGCATTTTTCACAAATATCAATATAATTCTTTAAATTATTATACTTTTGAATTGCATATTTATCTACATTACCATCATCATCATAAAAATACCAATCAAGATATTCAATTGCTTTATCTTTACCTATCATTCACAACCTCGTATTCAAATTGTCCTTCAAGTCCTAACATTTTCATGCTATAACTGTTCAATCTATCAGCAAATTCCTCTTGATTCCATTGAATTGAATCATTAATTGCCTCTTCAATTGAATATTCATTCGCATTCATGCAATCAAGAATATCAGGTTCTTCACTCACCCATTCATAAATCAATTTATATTTAATCTTCATACTTTCTCCAATATTTATGTTAGTACAGTAAGGCATTCCTTTTTATAAGAATTAATGATTTGGTTTTCAATTAGGGGTATAAGAGTTTCTAATTCATTTGTCAAATCGGCCTCGCTTGTAGATACAAAATAATCTGCGCCACAGAATGTCATTAAAGAAGTAGGGGCTCCAGTAATCTGTAATATATATACCGGAATTCCACAAGCATATAGATAACCACATTCCCAATTAGTCCCCGCGCTAGAAATGCGACCTAAGGAAATAACAATAGCACAGTCACAGCTGTTCATTGCGGAAATGTCTGCTTTAAATACCATCTGCGCCCAATCTTCCTGAGAATAATCCCATGCATTTTCAATTTTTAATTCAAAAGGGCAGTATACTTCATGCCCCATATTTCGTAGTGTTTCCGCAACGTGGACCATTAGAGTACGATGTTCACTATCGCAAGGTCCGCCAAGATAGATTTCCATTTATTACTCCTTAATTACTTCTCCATTCACTATCCGCAATATCAATTTTCATCCAATCTTCATTTTTAATGCCGCCGCGCAACCATTTTTCCATTAGATTATAATAGCATATAGTCCAATAAGTATCATTCATTTCTTCTGGATAAATATCTTTTAGCGACAAAAGTTTATAATCAGTTTTAAGTGAAACAATCTTATTCCATACACTATTCATTGTACGATAGCCGCGTTTAGTCATTTCTTCTCTAATATAATAAGCATAAGAAATAAAATGATCATAATCATAATTTAAAATAAAATTACATAAAATATGATTAGGGCTACCCTTCTTTTGAATATTCGAAGCTAGAGCACTGCATTCGCGCCATTGACTTACTAGTTGCTCACGAGGTAATACTGAAATAAGATATTTATGCCACAAACGCATTATTAATCTCGCTCCCTCTCAATAGTATACTTAAACTCATAGTGTTGTTTCCATTCATTGTCGCAATTTTTACAATGGCAGTAAATATAATAATGACCTGTCCCATCAGAGGAAAATTCAATTTCATCAGTACTATATTGATACCAATTATCGCTGCCGCATTTAGGGCAAACAGAATCATAAATAGTTTTACTCATACTTATCTCCTTAATCAATTTTTATAATTTTATTATCAGTAATTTCATAAAAGTCATGATAACAAACATAAAATTTATTATGAATTACTTTATCAGTATGATAATGTCCGCAAAACCAATTTTTAAAAGTAGTAGTGCGCGCGACCATATGTTCAAGATAATTGGTAAGTAAATCATGTTCATTATAACCGCAATAAAGAATATCAAGTAAACTATCTGGAAGACAATGGGTTATAATATAATCTACTTTATAATTATTAGCTTCAAGATTTACAATTCCTTCATCAAATTCTTCAACAGATGGAATTTCTTGCGACCACCAACTTTCATTTTCTTTTCTAAAACCTTTATCAATAGAGGTCGCGCCACCCATTACAAAAAACTTCTTATTATCAATTGTAAAAATCTGCCCTCTCATAAGATGACGAATTGATGGTCTAATTACATGAGTTTTTCCACCGTTCCATTCCTCTTCGGGATAATTATAAAGAAGATTAAAATTTTCATGATTTCCATCACAAAACAAAGTTGTAAAAGGCTTATCCTCAAGAAAATCTAGCCAATACTCATCTGTTTTAGTTCCATCCCAAACTGCACCAAAATCGCCAGTAATTATTACATAATCATTTTTGGTAAGGTTGTGTCCCTCTGGAAAATTTTTAAAACTCAGACGATTCATTTCAACAGAACCATGAGTATCTCCAGTGATAATTATTCTTGACATATCAATAATCTCCTTCAAAGAATAATGTCATACCATGTTCACGAATCTCATTATAATGATAAATTAGTTCACAAATTGTAGGAACTGTATCAAACTTACCCCAATAATCAGGAGTGGCACAAATAATATCAAGAATGAAATAAAGATCATCTTTATTAATTTCAGCCATCTCACCATTCTCAAGTCCAAGACGATTGCTTACTGGTGTATACAAATCCCAAAATTTTCTCCAATAAGCAACTTCCGAGGGTACGGTAAAATCAATACAGCCATCTTCATCACGTACAAAACCGGTAGCACACTTGTCCCAGAAATCTTCCATCTCGATTTGTTTACGATTTTTTGCCATTATGATTCTACAATCAAGCCCCATTTTTTTAATCTCCTTTCTTTTTCTATAATAATTATATCGTAATTTTTATATTAAGTCAAATATTCATGTCGCGGCGCGACCATATTTTTATTTTTTATTTATATTATTATTTTTATTCTATTTATATTATATTTATATTACTTACACGATTTTCGTGGATATTGCCACTTTTTTCGTGGAAAGACCACGATTTTCGTGGAACTATGCCACGATTTTCGTGATATAATTCCACGATTTTTGTGGCAATGAATACCACGAAAAAAGTGGTTATTCATCAAATAAATCTTTTTTATTTTTTAAATTTTCATAATCAACCGGAAGAACAGGAGTAAAAGTATAAATATTTTCTTTATTATTTACAGGAGTAATGTATCCTTTTGCTTCCAATTCTTTTCTAGCTGATGTCGCGCCATTTTCTCCTAAACCTAATTCTTTACGAATAGCGGCAGGAGAATAATAAAAATAATCTTTACCATACCATCGTAGAAGATAGCGCCATATTTTATAAGCATTTCCATTAAGGTTGCGCATAGCTGCGGCTTCCCACTTAAAATCAATTGGCTGTATAAAGCGATTACCTTCTTTATGTGTGATTTTATCTAATTCAGTTAAATTTAAACGTAATTGATTTGAATAATTTGGCATACTTAGGTTCCTCCTCAGCCGCGTTTACGTTGTTTATTTAATGCTGATATAGCGGCCTGTAATTCTTTGGTATCTTCAAAAAACCATACATCAAATTGTGGATGATATTCATTTATACCTGTTTTAATAATTTTAAATCCTTGTTTACGTAATTCTAATGCTAGCCAACGTGTATATACACAATAAGTTTTAATTTCATCCATTTTTCATAACCTCTTCCATTTTCATAAGTAATGTCATAGATGGAGCACGTCGTCCATTAAATACACGGCCTAAATGTGTACGACTACATTCTATTTTTTCAGCTGCGGTTTCATAAGTCCATCCTTTATGTTTTATAAAATTATAATATCTATCTATTATTTCTTGTATCATGACTTATTAGACACTCCTTTAATAAAAAGAAATAATCCTATCTTGCGATAGGCATATTTCTTAATAATTTTTTATAAGACCATTATTAAATACAAATAAACGTTCAGTTGCAATTCTTTTTGCTCCACGAATATTGTGTTCAATATCTTTACTCCATATAGAAATAAAATCTTCAGGAGCGTTTTGTTCACTTACAAAAATATAATTTTTGCTAGATTGTTCTCTTATAAAATTCCAAAATTCATTACTATCAAATTTTTGATAATTATATCTATGCGTATTGCTATATGGCGGGTCACAATAAATTAAACAGTTTGTATAGTTTGATATACTATGATAGTCATCGCAGATAAAATTAACACCTTTTAAAAATGGTAAATCTTTTTTACAATTTTTAATTCTACCATTATATCTAAGTCCCATTTTATCATAACCTGCTGGAAATCCACCAGCCATATTGCTACAAAAAATTGATACTAATCCAATATACCAATCTTTTTCTTCTATTTTATTTTTACATCTATCCCAATCCTATCTTGATGGATATACTGGGAACTCATAATCTGGATTATTTTGTAAGTATTTCCATAAAGCAATTAAATATTGATTATTGTCTATACCAATTCTGTTTTTACATTTAATATCAGTGATTATATTTGCCCCGCCAACAAAGCAATCTACAAAAGTTTCAATATTATTTTTATCAATATAATTTTGTAATATTGGACAAATATATTTTGAATATTTAGCCTTTGAACCTTGATATGTCATTTTATACCTCAATTCTTTTTATAATTTAAAACTAAATCCATAATTAAACCAACTAGCATTGCTAGACTAACTCCACTGAATACAATTGGACCAAGCTGTAGCTCAACGCCGCTTATACCAGTAGTGAGAATAGCGCATACAACCATTACTTTTGAAGTATCTTTATAATTTATTCCACTGTTAATAAGCATGTTAAGACCAGAGAAAGCAATCATACCATAGGCGATAAAACTAATTCCGCCAAAGATTACAGAACTAATACTTTCAAAGAAGGCCATAAGAGGAGTAAAGAATGAGGCTAAAATCATAATGCCAGCTGCGGTAACAATAACATAACTACTGCCGACTCTACTTACAGCTGTACAGCTAATACTTTCTCCATAGCTAGTATTGGGAGTTTTTCCAAAAATACATCCAATAAGAGACGCGAGGCCATCAGAAACTAATGTTCTATGAATACCAGGATTTTGAGTGAGGTCTGTTCCAATAACGCTACTTAGACTTTTATGATCGCCAAGATGCTCTAATAGCATTGGAATAGAAGTTGCTACCCAAATAACAATGATTTGAGGAACTAACATCCAATTAAAGTTAGAAAAATTGGCGTCATAGAAGGCAAAATGTGGAACTGAGAATAGAGTTAAATTATCAAAAGCTGAAAAGTTTAGTAGGTGAATGTTAAACAGTTCTAGAACAAGACATAGTACATATCCACCTAAAAGTCCAATAAGGAAAGGAATTGTTTTAATAAAACCTTTTCCATATCGTGCTGTAATAGCTGTTACAAACATAACAAAGATAGCGACTAACATGCCAACTAAGCTATATTCATTATTTACTTGAACATATGATACTGCAAATTTAGATAAGTTAATGCCAATTACCATAATAATTGCGCCAATAGTATAAGTTGAAAATATTTTATTCAACCAAGAAGTTCCTTTTAGCTTTATTCCTAGCGCAATTATACAATAAAGTAGCGCAGTTACACTTCCACCAACTATAACTGCTACAGTGTTTCCGCCACTTAGGGCTAGCGAGGCAATAACTGCTGAGCAAGTAGCGCCCGCATTTGAAACAAACATTGGGCTATTAAAGCCTGTAAAAATAAGATATACTAATGTTCCAATACCAGCAGCAAAAACTCCACTACTTAGCGGCGCGCCGCATACTGTTGAAATCAATAATGTTGCTGTTAATACAGAAAAGACTTGTTGTAGTGGATATAGAATCCACTATTTTACTGTTTTTGGTTTATCTTTAATACCATAAATTAAATTATTCTCCATATTTTACCTCTTTTATATATTTTTGTATATACTCAATGAACTCTTTATCTTCCATATAGAAGCAATCTTTTGTAGCAAATATATTACTCATAAGTTGAGCAAGTCGCCAATCAGGGATTTCCTGCCATATAGAAGCAAGCTGTTCACAAATAATTTTAATACGTCCGGGATTTCTCATTTTATGCTCCTTTATATATTATGATTTAAATAAAATTTATAAAAATTATCATCATTATAATATGGTAGAGACTCATAATCAACATAAAATTCTTTATTCTTCCAATCTTTATCTAAATGAACTTCTGGTTCTTTTAGAGGGTCTGTAACATGATAAATAAACCAATCATCTGGAAAAGTTTTATCGCTTACAGTAATTTGATTTGTTTCATTGCCGCAGTAAAAACACATTTCTGTCGTAGGTGAATATACTCTTCCACATTTAGGACAAATCCATCCTTGAGGCGTAAATAAATAATCATTATTTATTGTCCAAGTAGTTGTTGATTTTGGCATATCTTCTGGTCCGCCAGTTGAAATTTGATTAAAATTCATGATTTTTTCCTCCTTTTATATAATAAACTTTATTATACTATTCAATTTCTTCTAAAGTGGCATATCTCCATTTATAGCCGCCTGCGCCACCACGTTTATTATGGCAAGCTTTTTGTATATGATTATATGATAAATTAGTTATTTTTGCGGCGTCATAAGCAGAATTATATATTGCTATAATTTTATTATCTTTTAATTGAACAATTGGTTTACTAGGATTTGTCATCTTTTTCTCCACCAATTCTTTTAAATATTTATAAAGAGAGCTTTATTATATGTTCACCTTTAGTTCCTATCCAATGAAAATTGCCAGCAGTATCAATAAATTTTATGTATATTTCTTCATAAGTTTTAGGTATATAAAAGTCACATTTAACGTAGTTAATGCCTGATTGAAATATACAATGAAAATTTCCACAAGTATTACATAAGGAATTTTCACTCATTTTTATATTCCTCCTTACCATTTATGTGGTTGTTTAAAATCAATTGGATGAGTACTTGAAAATTTTATGGTATTACAAAAACGACAATAACATTTTCTTTTATCTTTGGTTAGATAAGAATTCCATCTATTCATTTTTCGTTTACAACATAAATAACTATCAACTTTAGTGCGGCCGCAAGGATAAGGATTATATAGCGAATAGAAGAAATGAATAATTTTATTCATCTTTATACTCCTTTTCTTTTTCTTTTATAAAAGAAATAGCATCATCAATATTAGATACTAAAATGCCGCCTTGTTTAATTAAACCAGTAACGTAAAGATTCTGATAACTATATTGTTGTTCTCCAAGAGAAGCAGCACCGCCTTTATTTTTTTCTTCACTATAAGTTAAGTACATTTGGCGATTATCGGTACAAATACCAACAATATATTTATGATCACCACGTTCAATTTTTTCATGAAATTTACCAATTTCGGCGCAAGTTCCTGCCGGAAGAATATCTCCATCAATACAAGCAACTAAAATATCAGTATTGTTTAAACGAACATTATCTCCATTAGCAATCTCTTGTGAGCCGGCAAATTTCTTTTTTCCCTCGGCTCCGTTAATTTCAGTATTTTCAATTGGACTATATAAGTTTACATTTGGAATCGCTTCACGAATTTTTTTAGCCCATTCTGTATTTCGTAATACATCTCCATAATAAAATATACTACCTGCTAAATAAATTTTCATATTTTATTCTCCTTTAATCCATTGTTTTAAAGTACCAACTTTTTTCTTCGTCGGTTCCTTGCTCTTCCAACCAGTCCCAAGCTTTATCATTATATTTATAATATAAATCTGAGTATTTTGATGATAATTCATCATTTCCCTTATCATACCAATACCAGCATTTATGATTAAGGACCGTTACAAATGCTGCGACTAATGTAATATTATTTTTTATATCTTCATATATATCTTTAGCAAAATTTTCTACATTATTATCAAATTCAGCGAAATTAAAAAATATCCAATATCTTTTTTTCAAGGCTTCAAAGTTCTCTTCCATATTTTCCTCCTTTTTTCTTTTATTATATCATGAATTTTAAAAAAAGTCAAAAATAAAAGTGGGCGGTTTCCCGCCCACATTATTAAATTTTAGAAGCTAGTTCTGCTGTTTTAGAACGTTCTGTTTTTATTAATTTAACCATTCCAAATAGTGGATCGCCACTAAGTGATTTAATTAATCTATCAATACCATTATTTTCCTAAAAACGTTTAGCATCTGTTTGAAGAATATCGCCATTTACCCATAATTGACTTCCTTCTCCGCATCTGCTGACTAATAACTTGTAGCCGCCGCCAGTTATATTTTGACCCTAAGAAACATATATAATTGTTTTATCCCATGACATACCTCTGATAAAGCCAAGGTTTACTGCTTCAATCATATCCTGAGCCTACATTTCCTATAATCCTGCAGCACCAAGAATTGATGCTAGCGGCCCCATGCCCCAAGCAATTTTTTCTTGTAAATTACCAGCAAGATATCCTATCTATGGTGCATCTTTAAAAGGAACAAGGTTTCTTACAAAAATAATTTTATTCATAGTTCCTCTTTGAACCAAATCAAGCGCGTGAGTAAGCATAAGATAATCTTTACCTGTTCCTACTGCGCCTGGCAATAATTTTACAGGAATCTAATTATTTTGTAATAAATCAAAAGCCATTTTTTGCTACAAATTTAATGGCTTAATTGTTTCATTTAAAAAACGACTCTTAATGTCCTTATATTTTAACGGTTCGTATTCTTTTCCAGACCATCTAAGAACATCTTGTAATTTATTCTAATAATAAATCTAAGCATATTCATTGGTTTTACAATTTAAAATATTCATTTTAGGATCGGCATATAGCGCCTATAATTGTTTTTCATTAGGATAATATTTACCCCAGCCACAATACTAATTATTTTCATAATTATCAAGTAATATCTTATCATAATATATTGAATTTAAAGAAGGTATTCTTTTTGCTAGTAAGTATTGCGCGCCATCGCAAGTAATAAAATTTACCTAATATGCGCTACTTTTTGCCATTAGTGCGGCCTAACAAATTATGTAATGATCATTTATATTAGATAAAAAATTATACTTTTTTAAAGTTTTTTCTATCTATCTTTGAGAGAAAGAAGGAAAAAAGAAATTATTATTATTATCAATGATTTCTCTAACTGCCTATCTAGCTTGATACTTAATTTGATTGTCTTTAAAAGCAGATGTTTTTATATTCTATAACTACATTAAAGAAATAGAACTTATACAAGCATCTTTTTTATATGTAGTTAGCGCGCCATTTAAAATAGCGGAGGTATCTAAAAAATTAATTATCATTATTATCACTTCCAATAATTTCATCAATCAGATTTAATTCTTTCATTTCTTCTGCTGTCAGAAACCATTGGTGGCGTGTTTGAGCATCGTATTGCTCAGCTGTAATATTTGTGTTACTTAAAATAAAATCTCTAATTTGGAGATCAACTTTATCATTAAATGCCATAATATCTGAAGCAGTTTTAGATTCATTAGTAGATAATGTAATATACCCGTCATGAATTAGTCCATATGTACTTGGGAAGCACATTCTATGAACATTAGGATTTTTTCCACCTCCGCAGAGTATTACAGCGCCCATACTGGCCGCGCAACCTGTAACTATAATATTTAGTTCTTTTGAATAAGTAGTTAAATAATGAGCAAGAAAGAATCCGTCAGAAACGGACCCTCCCATAGAATTTAATATTAAAGTTATAGGCTCGGTACAAGAATCAGTTTCAAATTCTCGTAAAGGAAGATAAACAGTCTATACGAGATTCTAGCTAATTTCTTGATTTAATATGATTGTTCTATGATTAAAAAGTTGATTAAAATATTGAAATTTTACAGGGTCTAAACTACTAACCTATTCAGGTATAGTTAAAAAATCTAAATCCATATATAGCTCCTCGTTATTTTTCAATAACTTATGATAGTATTTTCTTTAAAGTACAATCTTTTGGATCAAGATCATTTTTACGAATAGATTTTAAATAAGGATGTCTAACAGAAAGACCATTAGCATCACTTAACGCCATGCCGCCAATAGTTGCGGGACAAAGCATCCATTCTGTAGAAAAACTATCTCTTAATGAAGTTTTTAATTCATCTGTTAGGTTAGAGACTTTACAGATAGGAACTAATTCTCCATTATCATCATAAGCGCTACAAAATACCGCGCCTGGCCAATTATAAAAATAATTACGAGTTACTGGAATATAAGAGCCGCCATTCTGAAATTCTCCAAAAAATTGTCCTTGAATTTTTTCACCAGTTCTAGTGTTCTCCCAATAAGGCCAAGAAGATAGCTCTTTTCCATCATAATTCTTTTTACATTCATCAAGACCAGTAAAGACTACATCCAAAAGATGTTCTACTTCTCGTTTAACTTTAAGAGTTTTATGTGCTGTTCTTTTAGAAGGTTCTGGAATGCCGCTATCAAGATAGCAAACTACTCCTTCACCGCCGTTTTCAAAAATCTTAGCAAGATTATCATAAAAATTATTATCCATTGGATAATATGGAACATATGAAACTAATGGATGATTTATACGTTCGGCGGCCATTTTAACATATTTTTGACGTTCAATCCAAGGAGTTTTCATGAGGCTTTCACCATCATAGTACCAGCAGTCAAAAATTCTCCACTTTAACTTTTGATTAAAAAATTCATTATTTTCAATATCTCGTTTGTCTTTAGCGGTGAATTTTACTTTCTTTTGCGCTTCAAGATAATAATCTCTATCTTGAATACTTTTGGACTTCTCTGGTAGCGCGCGCAATACAGAGCCTACCTGACGATCAATTCCACCGTCATAATAGATTTCACCCATCAATCTAGTAGGTTTATCAAATACTTTTGCTACAGCGTTAAAGAAAAATAGTCTATCTTCAAGAAGGCAATATTCATCAGTAACAGTAGATTTTCCTCTGCTAATAATATGCTTTTCTCCATCAAAATCACATACAAAAGCACTATAATTACCGTCGGTTTTTAATTGATAATAATGACGACCATCCATTATCATAGCTTTAATTTCATTTTCTCGTTTTTCTTGACTATATGAAGTCGGAAAAGACCAATACTTTTCAACATCAAGTTTCCTTAAAAGTTCCATATTATCTCCTTAATTTAAATATTCTTTAATAATTTCTTGAGCACTTTGTTCTAAATCTTCAAGTGTTCCATTATTATTAACCATAATATCAAAATTATAGTCATCTAAATCGCATTCACTTGGATGATTATTTTGTTCTTGAGTAAAAGCTTTATTAAGTATATAAGTACCGTCATCATTGATTTTATTTATACGAATTGTAGTACAATCTTTATTGTACTTTTTAACTATTAAATATTCATTTAAGAAACGTAAATCTGGGATTAAAGCAATATCAAAATGATTTTTTCTTCCTGCGGCATTTAAAAATTTAGCTACAAGTTCAGCCCAATAATTAGGGTAGGCCGCGCGCACTGTATTTGTACCGAGCTGTTGAAGAAGCTGTCGCCCAGCCACATCTTTTTCACCATTCCAATTATAATATAATTTAGCATATTCTTTTACCATATCAGCAAAATGAATAATTATCACTTTTTTATTTTTTTGCTAATAAATTTTTTTAAGAAAAGAAGCTATAGTATCTTTTCCAGAACCACTTTTTCCACTGATTAAAATTACTTTCATATATCCTCCAATTATATTTATTATATCATATTTAGGCAAAACTGTCAAATGCTTTATCAATACCTTCAAAAATATCTAATATTCCACCTAAAAACGAAAAAGAAATATTTATAGAATTTTGAGCATCTTCAGCGACTTTATTCCATCTGTCTTGCGCGGCGGGCATACTTAAGTAACTAGGTTTATTTCCTTCCTAAGAAATACTATTTGTTATAGTAACTTTATTTATTGAAGAAGCTTGTGACTTAAATGTTATTTGTACTTCTTCTATAATATGAGCATAAGCTTGTGATAAAGCATTATAAATAGAAGAATATACATATGAAGCTGGAATTAATCTACCATTTACAGCAAATAAATGTAATCCTGGGGCAGCAGAAAAGCCTAAAGCAGTTCTCATTGTTTCCAAGTAATTATTTGTTGCTGTAAATCCATCGTCAAACATCATTAAAGCCGCTCCACCTAAAAGATAATCCTGTATGGAAGATTTTAATCCTGCTCCAAGAGCATCTGCTCCACAGTTAATTACAGCAAAATATAAAGTATCTTTATCTATTGGACTAATTCCACCTAAGGTATACATTTCAGTTATATTTTCTAATACTTCATCTGGTGCGCCATTACCACCAAGAGAGCCTCCATGAAATCCTAAATTTCCACTTTTTACGTACTATTTTACAGATATATTTCCTCCAAGAAAACTAGAAAAAGCTTGTGCAACAGTTTCTGGGACCTATTTTCCACTTTTTCCTAAATTCATAGCAACTTGTTCAAGCTCTTTACTTGCTTGCCTAAGAGTATCTAAATAAGCTGTGCTAGCTTCAGCTACACTAGTACTACCATTATTATATTCAAGTATTCTATCTTTATAATTTGAAACGAAATTCACTCTTGCGTCGTCAACAATTCTTTTTGCATGATGACGTAAGGTTTCATCTTTAATTTTTAAAGACGAAGGAAGTTCATAATTAAAAGTTATATCAGTCTTTACATTTGTTTTGGCGCCATGTACAGTAGCCGTCATATTTCCCCCTTGTAAGGCTCCACCAATAGCGTTAATTATCATGGCCTATACAATTTCAGCTAAAGAGCCGCCTTGTACTGATACTTTAAAACTATTACGCAGACTATTTTCAATTTCTGTTGGAGAAAAAAAATCAGGCTGCTATTTTTCAAATTGTTTGATTAAAGCCTGTCTTTGTTGCCTATCAAGATCTTTTAATTTAATATTTTTTTCTTGTAACCTTTCGGCAATCTTTTGATTAAAAAGTTTAGTTATTTGTCCTTTTTGTGCTGCGGTTATTTGTGTCATATCTGTAACATTTCTAAGTATTTTATTAAGTTCATTTTGTACTTCATATTGCCCAATAATTGTATTTCTAGCCTATTGAGATAAAGATATAAAAGCTTCACCAATGTTTTTTCCAATTGAAATTGATAATTCTTCTATTGATTTAACGGCTTTTCTCCCAACTGCGTTTTGTATATTTTTTAAATTATTAGGTCCAAGAGAAATTTCATGGCCAGGCTTAGAATCTAATGAATCTAAAAAATTCTTTTTAATTGCGCCAGCGGTTTCATTTTGAAGTTGCTAAAAATTAGCATTATTAAGAAGATAATTAATTAATAATGTTAACACTTCATTAGCTAAATTATCTTCAGAACCACTTAGACCATATTGTCTAACACCTTGCTATAGTTTTTCTTTTATTTGTTTATCTCCTATTGATCGGCTAAATTGTCCCATTATAGTCATAATTTTATCACGTAATAATCCTATATAATCCTTTTGAAATTTATCATCCTCAGATATTTTTTTTAAAATATCATATTCATCTAATTTTTTTTCATAAACTTTATAATCCTATTCATAAAATGCTCTTTCAATTTCTTCCGCAGCTTCAGGGTCCTATCTTGATAACTATTCTATTTTTTTTTCTATAAATCGAGCATTTTCTAATAATACTCTTTGTCTCTATTGCTGAAAATTTTTGAACTATGATATTTCTTCATTAAGTAATTTTATAAAGACAGTATAATTAAAATTTTTTGAATCTGGGTCTAATAAATCTCTATGTTGCTAAAAGAACATTTTAATACTCTAATCCTTCTAGCTATATTCAAGCATATGCTATAAAAATTGATGCTAAGAGTTAAACTAATTTGTTGCTGCCTATCCAATAACTTGTATATATGTTTCTATTTTCTTTATTTGCTAATTATTCATCTACTATTTAGAAGAAACTTTGCCCAATGCGGCAGCGGCTTGTGAGACATAGCTTTCTCCTAATCCTCTTAATATAAAATATATTGGTGAAGTTTTTTTATATCCAGGACCAGGTGTGCCTAAACTTTGAAAAAAAACATATCTTTTTCCAACACTTATATTATCTTCATCAAAAAAATTTTTTCTAAAACTACCTCTACCCATAATATCACCACATTTATTATATGGTTATTTTTTATTATTAACTTTGCTTAAAATATTAAAAAATTCTTGTACTTCTTCTTTAGTTTCAAGTACAATTTTTCTTACTGGTTTTGGTGGTTGCCTTTCACTATCTTCTGGCATATTAAAAATATAGTAATGTTCAATATCTGTTTCATTATCTTTAGAAGGTATCATGCGCATACAAAGATAATTACCAGTATTTACACTATAAGTTTTAACAAAATGAAAGTCATTTGAATTTTCTTCTTCTACTCTCATAGCTTCTTTTTTTATTTGCCAAAGAAAGCCAACATAATCATCTCGTGTTACTTCATAAATATCATTATTCATGTGAAACCTCGCCATTTTAATTTTAATCTCTCTGCTTCTCGTTGAGCAAGTTTATCGCATTTTTCATTCCAAAAGACACCATTGTGTCCTTCTACTTTATAAAAAGCATACCAAGGATTTTCAAAAAAAGGTACTATTTCATACCAAATTTCTTTATTTGCTACATCTTGATTTTTAGCATTTCGCCATCCATTAGATTGCCAATTCAAATACCATTGATTTTTATAACAATTTATAGCGTAAGCTGAATCGCTGTAAATCATTACATGTTCATAAGGTTGGCGAACGGAGGCTGCGTATTTTAATGCATTCATAATTGCTACAAGTTCCATTTTTTGATTGGTAGCAAGATTTTCTCCGTCCGCCACATGTAATACTTCTTGTCCATCTTTTACTACAATATAGGCCCATCCACCGAAACGTGTTCCTTTAATATTTTTTGATGAGCCATCTGTATAGATTTCAATAGGTATTAATCCTTGTCTTTGTTCCATATTTCCTTCCTTTCTCTTATTTTATTATACTATAAAATAAGAAAAAAGTCAAAGATTACTCTTCTACAGCCTATTCTTGCTCTTCTTCCTCTTCCTCTTCATCTTCATATTTTTCACCGCTCATGTGCATGGCTTGATCTAGCTGTTTCCACGCGGCTTCGACAGCTTCAGCAACTTGAGTAGAGTTAACATTAAAACCTTTTTGTCTTAGAGATTCTAACGCTGCCTTTAATTTTTGTGAACCATTATAGCGACCATAAATAGCTTCCGCAGCATTAACAGCAACAATAGCAGCATCATAAAGATGTTTATCTTTTAACCAAGGTATTAATTGTTTAGAAACTAAGCCAAGTAAAAGAGTAATTAAGACGCCAATAATTCCAATAACAACCTGTGTGTAATCCATAATTATTCTCCTTGCTATTCAGCATTGATTAAATTATTATATTTAGCTTTTGCCCATTTTTCTAATGAGCTATTTCCTTGATATGCGCCGACTATAATACCAATTATAGTAACATAAGAACCATATAATTTACCAATTATATTCACCGCATTCTCGGATTGGTTGAAAAATGAAATTACAATAAGGCAACAAAGTAGTGAGACAGATACTAATATCATACTCCAACGAGTGACTCGTTTAGAAAATTGAATATATTCTGAAATAGTTTTATTATTAGTATTCTAACTCATATTTCATCACCTCATATAAAATCATTTCTCTATTGTCTTTCTTTATAAATATCTTGTATATAATCATATTCAGCTTCAAACACACCATTTTTATCATCAGTTCTTTTTAATAATTCTTTATATTTATCATTTAAAGTAATTATATGTTGGAACTAATCTTTTGTATGATGCCGTCCTTCACGACATGAGTTCGCGAAGTCAAGAACTTCCCACCGAATGCGATCTTTCTAGTTTTCATCAATAGAATTTTCAACACTTACTAAAGTATTTTCTACTTTATCAAGCCTTTCGGCTAAAGTTGATGTTAAAGTTTTGCCTATCCATTTAACTAGAGCAGACCAAGGATTAATTTTTATTGGAGAAATTTGTATAAAGAAAGACAGGACTAACAAAATACCAACAATATGTTGGCCGATCCACTAAAAGATCTGCTATTCTGTCATTATTACTCCCCTCCGAAAGTTTTTTGACGAAATTCCTTCGTCATATAAATAGTAATAAATCTTTTTTAAAAATTTGGTAAAATGTTTTATTAAACAAAAAGAGAGGCCAAAATAGCCTCTCATTCTCTATTTATACTGTTATTACTATCCCAACCATTAGGGTATCTTGTTTTTAATTTTTCTATATTTCTAATAGCTATATCGTCAAAAGAAATTTCTAATGCTCGCGCGCTAATGGCTAAATACCAAAGAATATCGCCAAGCTATTTTATTATTATATCATTATCCATTTTATGATTATGATATTTAACTTTTTTCCAATAATCTGCCACCTATCCTGCTTCACCATTTAATCCTAGCGCTACAAGATTTAATAGCTATTTCTATTTAACTTCAGGATTAAGGAAATTTAATGCTTGTTTTTGATATTCCTAAAATGTCATTCCATCACCTGATTTGAAAAAATAAACATTTCTACTTCGTCACCATAAACTTCAGTCATATCAAAAGTTACAGAACCATCTTCAAGTATCATACCAGTGCGAATCCAAATCCCAGAGCCAAAGAAAATAGCCATTACGCCAGAATTTTGATTATAAAGTATTGGGAATTTAAAATTCACTAGTTGATACATATTATCAAGATATAGAATCACAACATCATCAAGATGAAAGTCGGGGCCTAGTCCCATAATTAGAAAAGCATCATAAAAATCAATGACAATTGGATAAACTGTTTTTGAAACATCAACTCCGACATCCATTAAAATCTAAGGATTTACTTTGTATAAATCTTTTAGATCTCTAGATGGCGGAGCTGCGTAGGCCGCATTAGCTACAAAGAGCATAACGAAGACCAAAAAAATACTAAAAATCTTTTTCATAATTTTTTCTCCTTGGCCTTTCGGCCTATTATTTAATTAGGGATAAATCCCTTAAATGCGGATAGCCGGACTCGAACCGGCACGTCCAGAGGACATCAGATTTTAATGGTAGCAGGTATTGGTGCTGCCCCAATTGTAACGACTGCGCACCTGCTGTCTGAGGTGTCTGCCTATTCCACCATATCCGCATAAAATAGTTATTTAGGATTTGTTCACTGCAGTCTGCGGCGAGTATTAAGCTTAATACCGTATCAAAGCTCCTAAATAACTTATAAACAAGGCGATATTAAAGAAGGAATCTATTCACTAAAGATTTGTTCTATTAAAGTTTTGCTGTTCTCGCCTTACATAATAATTATAATATAATTTTTATTTATTGTCAAATAATTCAGGATGTTTAAAAACTAATTCATATGTTTTCCAATCTAGTTTTTCTAAAATAGTTGTTAATTCATATGAACATCCTGGTGTTATAATTAGTGGAGCTAATAATTTAATAAGAGTTTCTTTTTCCTTTTTGTTCAAGAAAATAACTTTCATTTTATTCTCTCCTCTCTTTCTTATATAATTATTATATTATAATTTTAAAAAGAAGTCAAATATTAGACGGGAAGAGTGAGATTCGAACTCACGCAGGCATGTACCTCTGTGCGCTTAGTAGGCGCGTCTCTTCAGCCACTTGAGTATCCTCCCAATTTGAAGCATATAAACCCTTACTTAGCTTCTTTAGACTTTTATGTCCAAGTTTTTATGGGATTTTTATAGCTATAAAAAGAGTTGAAACCACTAACTTCCCTCTTGTAAAGTTTTATGTTGTTTGTTGTGGTACACTGCTAGTCGAGTGAACAGACGCAATTAATGGAATAAAACCCTAAACTATCCATTATTACGCTAGCTAGTCGTAAGTTTTTTCTCTTAAAGACATTTTTATGTCTGTAGAGGAGCACCCATACATAATTTTCTCATTTTTATTTGCTGAATTGTCTCTATTCCTAGAGGCTTTGCTCGCTCCTGTCGGGGAGGTCTACGCATAAGAGAGAACTTCCCTCATGGTCGGAATGAGTAGATTTGAACTACTGACCTCTTGTTTATCAGACAAGCGCTCTAAACCAGCTGAGCTACATTCCGTCATTCGGTTGGGAAATATTTGTCAATATTTTTTGTTTCAAAACCAAGGGCAAAAGCAAACGAACGACACATTTCTTGAAACCCTTCTATTGTAAGTGCGCCATTTACATCATAACTTAATCTTACAGAAGATTCATCGTTATTTTCATCAGGCCAATATTCAAAGTTATAAGTATCCTTATAGGTATCTTTAAAAGTTTTCATATTTAACTCCTTTTTATTTTAATAAGCCAGATTCCGGACTTGAACCGAAAGCCTATCGCTTATAGTCGGAAACATCAGAATTGCACTGACTATTTCTAGTATTTCCGCAAGGCGATTGCTCTACCAATTGAGCTAATCTGGCATATGGGTGAGGATTTGCACCTCACAGGAAATAGTTTCGTTTCGCAACTAACTACTATACGTTGTGCGCATCAACATTATAGCGTCATCTTCTGCTACACTTTACTCAGGCACCCACCCTCTGGGTTTTATGCATCTGGAGTTGAACCAAATGCAGAGCTTCTCTCTACGTGGAATCGAACCACACCTGTTCTCATTATCAGCCAACCGTAGCTTAGCGTCTACCTATTCCGCCACCATATACATTAAATACCCCGAATATTTTACTTCACCAAAACGAGAGTTATTTAACTATTACAAATAACTTTAAAAGACTAAATGACGGTATGGATTTGCACCATACATAGAAACCATCAGCACACGGATAAAGCAGTTTCTGCGATGAGGTGATTATTCTCTCCGTGTTTCGCACGTCTACCTATTTCGTCACGTCATATATTTCTTTTAAATGCGGGTGAGGATTTGCACCTCACATAGGTTCTCCGTGTCCCTTTGCCCTCTTTGGTGTGCATCAATACCGAAATACCGGTGCATCTGTCACTGTGGTCGTTTCTTGCCACAGAAGACGGGTTGAGCGTCCCCCTTACATGAAAGCGTCTACCTATTCCGCCACCACATATTTAATTACGGCCATTCGCCAAGAGGATATCCAAGATTCGCGCGCTATACGTTAGTATTATAGAAAACACCAGTAGTAGCGGGACCAGTTAAAAGTTCAGTTGCAATTGTCTCATAAAGAGTACTAATTACACCATGGCAATCATTTAGATTATCAGCATCAAACTGTACAACACAGTTGTTAAACACTACATAAGTTGTTCCAATCCACTGATAACCTTCCTCAGCAGGACAAACAGAATAAGCATAAGCAGGATTTCCTTTAAATGCGGTATCGAACAGTTCTACCTTACTTGTGAAAGCACGATTACTAGGAATGCCATCAACAATAACGTCTAGCGTTACATTGCCAAAATTAACTTCCTGTGGTAGAATTTGTAGTAGCGCCGTGACCTTATCGCCATTATTACAAGCTAGTGTAACAGTAGGATGTACGCCTGAAAAATCACAATTAAAAGCAATCTGAGGGTCGCCATCAAATAGCGCCTAAAGTTTACGGATGATAATAACCCAAGGGGGTAAAATTTTTAATCTAGGTTCACTCATAATTATATTTCTCCTTTTGTTTATATTTCCAATAAAAGCCTCTAGATTTTGTACCATTTTTACAAGCACGACATATCAATGTTGCCCCAGCAAGGTTCACCGCACGCGCAGCAGCACTTGCTGATTCAAAATATTCTAAAGGTTCTTTTGTATTTGGATCTAATTTAATAACTTGTTTTGATGAAAAATTACGAGTTTTTTCTGTTACAGTGTTAATAAACCATTTATATCCTTTATATATATTATTATGTTTCTATAATCCTTCTCGAAAAGTTGCTCTATTTATACCAATAGCTTTAGCCGCGGCAGAGACAGAATCAAAAATTTCAATTATTTCATTAGTATTAATATCTATTTTTAATACTGTTCTTTTATATGGATTATAAGCTTTTGCTATTAATTCTTTACTTCGTTCTCGTTTTTCGGCGGTTGTAATGTTTAAATTTGTTAAAGCAATATTAATAGAACAACTAGAAGTATTAAGTATATTAGCAATTTCTTTAGCGGTAAAACCATTAGACCATAATTCTTGTATTTTCTTATAATCTAATCTTACATTTCCATTGCCACCTAATGTATGGTTATAACCATTATAGTAAGTATCATAATACTAAATCCAATATATTTCTCGCTAATCTAATTTATCAACACTAATCTATTCTATTACTTCAAATGAAAAATTTTCTACTCCTAATTCTAATATATCTTTATGTAGTTCGTTTCCATCTAAAGTTTCATAAGAACGGCTTACTGATTTGTGTTGTGACCATCTCGTTTCAATATTTACACTTTGTCCAATATAACTTTTTCCAGTAATTTTATTAGTTATTTTATAAATTCCTATCATTATAATCCCTCCATAGATTATATTAAAATATATTGGGCTTGCGATGGAGCGCATTTTCTCATCGGTTAATTACTCCGATGCTACCCCAAAATTAGCTTTAAGGTCAGCCAACCGCACATCGGTTTAATCTCCGCATTTGCTCAGGAAAGATAACGCCGGCCGCAGTATTCGAAACTGCCTATAACGGTTTAACAGACCGCCGCGTGACCACTACGCTAGACCGGCATATAGCGGCGTAAGGTGCCGCACCCTATCCTTGAGCCGCAGGAACTCCAGATAGATTAGTCCCATATAATTACCAACCACTCGCGTTCCACCGCCCTGTTCAGCTAAAGAGGTATGACCGTTCCCTTACGGGCGACTCCCTCTTTTCGCTGTCACGCGCCAAAACCTTGTCTGTTAGTATGGCTTCTTGGTTTTACCATACGGAAGATTTGCCCATTATCGGTTTAACGTCCGTTCAGCCATTCGGACACTTTTATTTGCTTCTTGCGTAAGGCACCGCGCGGGAATATACCAAACGATGGTTAGGAAGCATAGCCATGTGAGCATACGATCTCACATTGTATTATATACGTTCTGTTCTTTTATATTTTATTTTCACTTACTTCGCCTGTCTTTTTATTATAGTCTGCTGCTAAGCCGCGTGCTACATATCATATTTGATTATGAAGTATTACTTAGAAAGTTCATTCATAAGCACTTCTCCCAAATATGCCGGTAGTAGTTTAGTGAGAATCCGTATGTTCCGCAGACTTGCATCGTTAAGGAGGCGATGCGAATGGCGGCCCCAGCGGGTTATGATCCCGCGATCTTCTGCGTGACAGACAGATATGTTAGCCAACTACACTATGGGGTCATAATTCCAGTGTTGGCGCACCGGAACAACGAGATGCCGCTGACTAGTTATTATTGCGCCAACAATAATAACAACGAATTTTTAATTTCTATGTTTGCCTTTCATCAGCTTTATCTCTCACATTTTTTATACAGATACGTGTCAACTGTTTGCTCTTCATTGGACTCGAACCAATCCTTCCCCGTCAAACCGGAGCGTGCTTTCCACTACACTATCAGAGCATATGGGTGTTTTGATAACCCAGGGCGCGCCTCCTGGGGAGGGAAATTTCATCCACTCACACTGCGTCAGAATGCTGTTCCTACATTCATTGTCAAGGGTTCGTTTTCACCCTAACCGTTTACAGCGGTCGCATTTTGGCCTACATAGTATGACGGGTGCGGAGGGCATCTCTGCCGCTTTTCTAATTTGTTAACAATCAGTAAGGACTTCACCCATTATTTTCCTTCCATCCCGTTTTTCAGCCGTGACTAGTCGTGGAAACGACTCATTTCCACTTTACCCGCTGACTAGTAGTACATTATTTTGCTCCTTTTTATACTGCGCCGAGCAATATGGGTATAGTACATAACCCTTTCAGTTTGCGCTCGTCATAGCCGACGACATTACATGTCGCTTAAACTTTCATTCGGTGATATGACTATACAGCATTTTCTGCAATTGGCTGTTCTTCAAACTCCATTTAACCCATTCTTACTTTTATCAGAGTGTACATCTCTGCTAGCAGTTCAAACTGCCTAGTAGTCATTTGGGCACCTTATTATATAGCGCTTCCCATCTATTTAGATGGAGCCTTGTCCTATACGTCGTAACATTCTTGTTAGGATGTCTACCGCTCTCATTTATATCCCACTTTGGCTTAGTGGCAATAGACTATTTATACTTGCGGTCTATCAGCGCGCCTCCTTTTACAGAGTGGGCAACTGTATAAGCTATTGCGAACTTGCGGCTTATAAGCGCGGCACCTTTTTATACTGGGTCTGTATCCAGTTACTCTGCCTGCCTACCAGAGTTGCAGCAGTTTGCCCCTGCTTGCCGAGACCGCTTACTTAATATACCGCGAACGATGTGCGGTTGTAATGGCTGGAACGTTTCATACCAACTTTATCGTTCATTACAAAGCACTTATTTTGCTCTTCTTTTATTACGCGCCGAGCAATCTGGCTATGCGGCACCATTCAGTTTGCGCGTGAAGCAGTTAAGACGACTCATCTCAATTTTACCCATTCGCTTCTTGTTTTGAGGCGGCCCACGTACTTGGAATTACGGCCTATATAGGACTTACCACCCAACGTGTATCTCAATCTGGTCTTTACTTATCCCCACTTCCCATTTCCGAAGTGTAGCGCACCATTTTATCTGACCTAAAATGGTTGGTCAAGCTATTTATTTAATGTCCATATGCTTTAGGACTGCCGCCAGTTTTTAGAAAGACTGAAAACTTTAAAGACTTATGGCGTTCGTCTTGGCTTTCGCCAATGGAGCGGATAACGGGAATCGGACCCGTGTAATCAGCGTGGAAGGCTGAAATTCTACCATTGAACTACATCCGCAATTAAATCTTTTTAAAACCAATCATATCTCCCGACCTAACGAGTTCGTACATAGTTTCATCACCAAAATTGAAGTGTGAGTAGATGTAACGAGCTTCTTTCTCATAGCTAAGATGTTTCATAATCTGTTCCTGACACCAGTAATTCAGTTCGTTACCCATGAATTTAGAACCAGACTGACAGTTAAGAATGTTTTCCATACTCTTTCCTCCAATCCTTTCTCTCTTGCTTACATAAATATTATAGCAGAATTTTTACTTAAAGTCAAGAAATTAACTTTTAAATTTTACTTATGCGCCATCGCGGAATTGAACCGCGGACGCCGTGATTATGGCGGGGCGTCTTAGTACCGCCCTTCATTTTCTAGGCCCTTGCTTTCCTAGCGTGTTCTTTACACTACCGCCCCAAAGTCACGTGCTCTACCAACTGAGCTAATGGCGCATAATGAGAAGCCTGCTTACCTTCTCTGCCGCAGTTTGCTGCTGCTTGCCCAGACTTGGTTCCCTTAACGCTTCTAACCAAATTAAAGACGTAGACCCGAATGTTTGCCTTTACCTACGCATAGGTGTTTGCTACTACCGACAGTTCGGCGGAAGTGGTTTTCATCCTTCCTAATCTCCGCAAAGATTAGCCGCTATTCATTTTAAATAGGCTGGTTTTCAATACCATTTAACTTCTGCCTTTTGGCGCCCAAGTCTTTTGGTACAGCTCATCAAACTGCACTCTTACCATATCCTTGATTCGTTACGAAAGCACCTATTCTTAAAAATAGTCGCAATGGCTGGACATAAGCCAAAAGCTCTATCAACTGAACTAATGTCGCGAGTACAGGCACAGGGAATTGAACCCTGATATACAAATTAGAAGTTTGTTATTCTATCCATTGAATTATGCCCGCTTAAGATTTGCTACAAACTCATTCGTTTTTTTAATCTCTTCGGCCCATTTAATAACAGGTACGCCATGCTCAGAAAGAAGCTCCATCAAATCACGGGTCAAATTTTCAAGGAAGAAATCTTCTTGTTTATTTGTATCATGCCAATCGTATTTTTCCATCAAATTATTCATCGCACGATCAAGTTTTTCAAGTTCCATTTTCATTCCTCCTTTTTCTTACCTATATATTATAATATAATTTTTATTAGAAGTCAAATATTATATATATAAAATTTATCAGTAGAAACATAAATTTTTGAACAAAAGTTTGGTTTAATAATATCTACTCGGCCTTTATTTGTTTCAATTTTATTATTAGTGTAATTTAATTGAGTAAAAACAAGATTAATATTTGAATTATTATTATATAACGCGGCATCTTTTTGTATACGTTTATAAAGAGTTTCTAAATCAATATAACCAAATCTTAAAGTGCCTTGCCATTCGTTTGGTTGATTAATATTGTCAACAATGCTTGGATTAATATCTTCTTTTTTACATTCAAATTCCATGGGGCCCGCGCCATGTCGTGTCATATAAGTGCGCGAAACATAGAATAGTTCAGGCGTACAATTTAATTTATTAATATCATGTGTAATATTGTACATACCTACACTGGAAGGAGTTAAGTGCGGAAAATCATCCATATTGGTTTGGTCAAGTAGTAGTCCTTGTCCGCCTTCGTAAATAATTGTATCATACTGATGATTTTTTACCAAGTTGTCAAATGTAATAATTCTACAATTATTCACAATCCACGCGACCGCCCGCATAAACATATCAATATTATATAGCGTATCTTTTTCTGTTGGATGACGTCGTTCAATTTCTTTTAATTTAAAATATAGATTATATGGACTATGAAAATCATTAATTACAACATTATCTTCTAATTTTTTGCTGCGTTTTACCGCAGCGAATAGACCTAATCCACATGAGCCATGACGCTTGTCACCGCGGCTTTTCTCTATCTTGCGATTGTCCATAACATCGCAAGGTAGAATTACACGACAATTTGGGTCAATATACACATAAGACTGGGTAAGCCAAAGTGCAATTGGATCAACTACAAACATAGGATGATAATAAGTATCACTACCAAATCCTTCGCCAGCGGCGGTACAATGACGTACTGTATCTCCAAATGAATGTGCTCTCTGTGTAGTACCATTATAGAATACGGTTAGAGTTTTTTTATTTTCTTGCTTTGCCACGCGCGCGAGATTTGCTGATACTAGTCCCTTGCCTTCATCGCCATAGTTACTGCCAATTACAACTTTGACTTCCATATTACCAACTAATTCCTTCCCCTGTTACCTTAATTGTACTAATGCCATTTTCATGTTCTGCTACAATTTCACCGATTACCTTTGGTAGTTCTTCACTAGACGCGATGATTAAATGTTGGCCTAGAAGTTTGCCCCAAGTGTTCTTAATTTCTTCATCGTAATGCCTATAACTACTTTCATTGGTAATAGCAATATGATATACATCAAATTTTTCACAGACTTCTTTATAAAGTTCTTGGGTATTAACATCCTGTGCGGGGCATCCAAGTGCTTTACTTAAATCATGACCGGGAAGATATGGATTTAGTGGTTCATCACCGAGTGTGATGATGACACCTTTCTTTCCACGTTTCCAACAATCAAGCTCGGTGTTATGTAGACCAAAATACCAAGCGGCAGTATAGGATTCAAACGAATTGCCGCCACCACCACCTTCAAAATAAATCTTTGTAGTCTGGTCTAGAATACGGATGTCGCTTTCAAATTGTGAAGCCTGGATTGGCGCGTCGTCATAACTCAAATCGCCAATGCCCATCATTAGAAACTCTACATCTTTTACTTTTGAGTAAAGTTCCTGCATTACTTCATCTAGTTTTCCCGCGCACATTGCGGCTGCCCGTCCCATGCTTCCAGTAACATCTAGCGCGAGAATAACCGGAATTGTTTCTGGATGCTCTTCCGTGTCGCGACATTCACGAGTAACTCCATAAGGATTCAGCAGAGGGTGTAGATGATTTTCTTTATAAATCGACTGGATATTACTAGTATAACTTACAGAGGTTGCGTTCTTGAAGCCCATGCTTTTGATACTAGCATTATAAGCTGTGGTAGTCCATGTACCGCCACCCATACTTACTTATCCTCCTTTTCTTTCTCTTCGTCCATATCAAAAATTCCGTCAAAGTTAAGGCCGCCGTTCATCATGAACATCATTGGTAGCATAGAATTAGTATTGCTGTTGCCTTTCATCATTTCAGACATCATCATATACTTCATCATGTTATTCATGCCACCCTTTTCGCTCATCATATTACCGAACATCGAGACAATCTTACCATAGAAATACTGCTTACCCATAAACATGTGGTGTTCGGGAACAATAGTTCCAATAGTACCATCCTCATAGCAGAATGTCTTAATTTCATTCGCCGCGGCTTCAATTACGCAACGAGGTTTACCGCCCGCGAGAATAATGTCTCCCTTGTGAACTTTATTGGTTGGGATAATGAAGAAGAAATCTTCACCAATATCAAATGCGAAATTATCACAATTAGTTAGCGTACCAGTTTCTACATTATATGTCTTATAACCATTAGAGGTTTTAATAGCAATTTCACCATTCATAGAGACACGGCACATGCCAGGGGCAATTTTTCCAAACATTCCATTAAGCATACTATTCATAATTTTCTCCTATATTTTATATATTAAATATTAAGGTTCCATTTTATCGCCAAAGTAAAATCTTTGAACATTATCATTTGCAACATAAAGTATAAAACTTTCATCTGCCCAGAATTCATCATCCTTTGGAGCTACTATAATACATGGTACTTTTCGTGCAATCATATCTTTTTTACTCCAAGGAGAATTTCCATTGAAATGATAATCATTCTTAGGTTCCAACACTGTGAAATCAAAAGGAAAAGCTATATCTTTATAGGAGGAGATAAATTCATCATAAACTCTTCCAGCATTATGCTCGTAGGGCACATCATCCCAATCATCGCCATACCATTCAGTAAGACTGTCTTCTCCAAGATAAAAACGAACTATATTGCCCTTACGCTCAAAATCAATAATTTTCATTTCTTTCTCCTTTCTCTTTCTTACATATATATTATAATATAATTTTTATTATTAGTCAATAGATAACATTTTATTCCATTCTTTAAAAAGAGTATTGTCATCTCCATTTCCTAAATATGTGACATAAAATTTAAAAAATCCATTTTCTTTTGTAGAGATAACAGAACAAAGATTAGGACAACAAATTATTCTATGTCTTTTCTCTTTTATTGGAATACATTCATAAATTTTAGGCATTCTTCCACATTTAGGACAAGGAATTATATACATTTAAATTCTCCTTTAATTCACCAATATAAGATTTTATTTTATCAGTGCCCAATAACTTGTATACAATTTCATTACCAATTCTCCCAATATTCTTTAACAGGCAAAGTGTCAGTATTCTCTGGAACGCAAGCATCACAAACCGGCATAATCCATCCACGAGTAATTTTAGTTGCGGGCGCGCCACAATGTATACAAGTATATTGACTAATGGTTTCATACTTACGAATTATTCCTTGAATTTTATTAGTAGAAAAATTATCATACCAACGCAAATATCCATATTTTTCTTTAATTTGTACTATTCTATATCTATCAAGTAATTTTTCTCCAACTTCACCTACATCAAGAAGTGCTTGCTTTATCTCTTGACACATTTGTTCTCCAAATGCTTTTCTCCAACCGTCTGGCATTTCATCTAATTCAGTATATTCATAGTCCCATTGTGGCATTACTTCTGGAGTCCCTGGCCAGTATCCTTCCTCACCACTGTTGATGCGCTTTCCACTAAAACGATTAGAAGGAATTAAAAAAGGATAAGTATCACAAAGACGTTTATTTTCTTTTTTTACTTCTTCTGACACCTCAAGAGAAGGATAAACTTCATAAAATTTATTGTCATAATTAGCATCACTATTAAGATCCATAATTACCTCCTAAAATAAAAAGTTGCAAAGCTGAGTCTGGACCAGTAAATCATGGAGACATGATTTGGGCACTAATAGCATCAGTGATACAGTTGAAATTTTTTAGAAATTTTCCAAGCTGTCTCATCGTCAAGAGGCCTGAAACCAATACAAGTAAGAGTACGGCCTTGCCCATTTTCATCGATTTCTTCTGGTTCTAGATCTGTAAGGCAAGCATCTTTAATGAGAAAAAAATCTGTGCCTTCTTTAAGACCAATCTCTTCGGCAATAGATATAGCTTTCATTATTTGTCTGTGATTTTTGGCTTCACAAACGGTCTTAGTAAATATTCCACAGAACCACTGTTCGTATACATCTTTTGGAATTTTCAAACTTATAAGATAATTTTGACTTAAACTTGAACATTCTACGCAATTACGAATAGCATTAGAAATAAAAGCCAAGGAAGCATGCGCCACCTGTGCCGCAAGTTTACCGGAATTCATATTCAAATCTTTACGAACAATAATAATTTGACGCATATTAGCCTCCAATAATAAAATAGCTGGGGTGGCTGGAATCGGACCAGCAAATCACGGAGTCATTGCATCAGGAGCTGGTTATGACCCACGCTTCTCTCCTGCCGGAGCGCATTGCGTTATGCTATCCTGATAAGTCCGTTGCCTTACCATTTGGCTACACCCCAATATTAAGAGAAGTGGGAATCGAACCCACTATGGTTTACCTCAACCTAAAGACGAATCGAACGTCCTACGCCTACTCTTCGGTAGGCTGCCTTAACCATTCAGCCATCTCTTAAGAGTAGCGGTACCGGGATTCGGACCCGGGTTATCGGTTTTAGAGACCGTTTTCCTAGACCACTAGAAGATACCGCCATAAGGGATTTCTCCCCTTACTGTTTTATTATACTATAAATTTAAAAGAAAGTCAAGTATTTATAAGATTTTTATATAGCAAATATTTATGATCAGTTACAGAAAAGATTTTAGCATACCTATCAGATAGTAGTTTATCTAGCATGAGTTCTTTAGCAGTTTTTCCCGACATAATCATATCAAAAATTACAGGAGAACAACCAGATATAAAAGTAATACCATTTCTTTCTTTCATAGGAATATTATCATGGCGCGCATTAACATTCCAAAAAACCAGTTTCGGCATTTTATATCCGAACGCGTTCCATTTTCTTTCAATATTCTCTATTAGGCTGCTATTCCCATTAGATTCTCTATAATAATCATAGTTACTGATTGCTGCATCAAATTCCATATCGCTAATTATAATAAGAGACTCAGGTAGTTCTTTTTGTGATAAATTATTTTTTCTTGCGATATTTAGAATTAAATCAAAAGTTTTTTCAATGTTAGTATTTTCACACAAATTTTGCTGATAAATTCTATTAACTTTATCACAGAAATCTACACCTACGGTTTCAATTAGTTTAGGATTGCGGCTAAAGGAAATAAAATGATTCTTAAAAGGTCCATTTGCCTTATCCGCACAATATAGGCCAAGAGAAATAGCTACGTTAATGGGTTGTCCCCACATAGAGCCAGATGTATCTACCACAGCAAGTGCGTTAAGAGTAGCACCATTGAAATAATCGGTAAGATTGTCCCAATATTTATTTATAGTAATTCTTTCTACATCATCAATAGAAGGAAGACTACCCCATCCACCATTGGCTAGCTTAGCTGCTTTTTCAACGACTTCATAAGGATAAAGAGTTCTCGCATTTACCGTAGTATTAGGTTTACTCATAAATTCGGCATACTTATCGCCAATAAGTTCATTACGAGCAAATGCCTTACGATAAATAAATCCAGCACGGCTAGGAATTTTATCAAATTCAATTTCAGTCCAACGATTTTGAGACATAAGAGTCTCAACGATTTTTATTCTATTACGAAGCATAGAAAGCATATGACGATACTGAGCAGAAGTAAGACCTAGATGCTTCCTAGTTTCTGTAGCAAGCTTTTTAGTTTCTGGAGAAGAAGCATTTTCTGACTTTAGCCACTTAGCAAGTAGAGAAGGTGTATCAGTATGTAGGTCAGCAATTAACTGAGATTTAATAAAACGAAATACATCCTCATCAATAGAAGCACCAATAAGTGAATACAAGTCATCAAATCTTCCATATTCTGGAATTTGCTTTAGGAAATTAAGTGCTTCTTCTGGCATTGTGCGCGCCAACCAGTTAATGATAACTCTAAAAAAGCGTCTTTCTCCTTGGCCTTCGGTTACATCACGAAGATAAAATAGACACTTCATAGCAAGCGTAGGATCTTGCTGATATGCCTTTTTAAAAAGCATAATAACATCTTCATCAGAGCGTTCACGATACGCGCCACCCAGCGCGAACATATCATATACACTATCAAGTGTAGACTTATATGTGGTCGCGCCATTTTCAGTAAGAGTAGTGTTGAAATTTTCTTTAAGAGCCTTTAAAAGTTCATTCATATAATATTCTCCTTTCATCTTGGCCTTTATCAAGGCTGTGGATTATTTTACTTTACAATACCATACAACAGTCTGTTTGGTTCCCTGATAATCTTTGTGCTCTTTAACTTTCATTTTAAGATGATAAGTTTGATTTTCATTTAGAGACTTAGAACTGGTATTCCAGATATACACATTTTCATCGGCATCTTCCATAATATGCATGTTACTTACGCCATAGTTAGATTCAAAAGCAAGCCGCTTAGTAATTTTTACATCTTTTTCAAGCCACTGACCCACCTCACCCTGATACTCGCTTTTACTAGGTTCATAAATAATTTCTTGAACGATCTTTTTAACTTCTTCGTTATCAATCATTTCAAGGTTCTCAGGGTCTTCTTTATTACGAATTTTTTCCCAATCAAACTTCTCATGCTTAATATTTTCGGGAATTTCAAGTCCTTCATACTCACGGTTAGAGGGAATAAACCAACCAAAGAAATTATTATACCAGACAGTATGTTCAGGAAGATCTTCACGCCATTTTTTAATTTCTTCATTATCACCCCAAATAAGAGTGATATAGCCTTTTTCACCGAAACCAAAAGCATTGCGCGCGGCAAATTTTACGCGGCGAGCTTCCTGCTTAGCAACTCGCTCAGCCGCGCGTTTTTCAGCGGCCTTATCCATAGAGGCACGCTGAGCATCAGTATACCAGCGCACTTCCATTACTTTAATGCCGCTTCCACCGCAACCATAGCAACGGGTGCCATCCATCTGGTTGTAAGAATAATGACCAGAGCCACCACAGCGAGGGCACTTGCTCTTAACCTTAACATACATTTTACTGTTGCGTTCAAAAGGCTGGCCCATCAGTTCCATGTTCTCATAAGATTTAGCAACGGCCATTTTTCTTACCTTCCTTTCTCTTTCTTACATAAATATTATAGCAGAAATTTAAAAGAAAGTCAAGAGAAAAAATAAAAAAATTCCGCTAAAGCGGAATTTTATAACTAGGCGCGCGAATAAATAAATAGCCAATTTATTGTTCTGAATTTGCTGTACTGCGCCTATAAATTCTATTAAATTGTATAAGTTTTTTCCTGCTCTGTCAAACTATCATATTGTTTACGTTCATTGATTCTTTTACCGTAGTAAGATTCTTTTTGGGAAGAATTGCCTATTTTATTTTTACTATACTGATGTAAATTATCATAAGTATCTTTAGAACCAGGTTTTACTTCTCTGTCCATTTCACGCTTATGAAGGGCTTTAGTCCAATCTTGATGTCGTCTCCAACTTCTAATGTGATGATAAGCCATTCTCTCACCTCATATTAAATTGTTTTAAAATCTTCCCACTTAATTTTTACGATAATCCTATTGCCGCACCTATCGCGCAATTCCATTTCAGGCCTGCATACAATACCTTCCATGCTACAACGTTCTTGCGCCACAATAGACTTAGGATTGGCCTCTACATAACTGATTGCATCATATAGAGTACCATATCCAACAATAGGAACAACAGGAACATTAAAAGCTGCCGCGATTTTTTCAACAGTTCCTCTAGGCTGATAGTTATCTCCAATAAGTACATCAAACAAAATAAAGTTTACACTATCGGGCAAGTAGTCTTTTCCAACTTTTTGAATTTTGTTACCATAACCTTCGCCAAAAAGAATCACTTCTTTTTCACCAAAGATTTGTTCAAATACTTCCTCATTTACTGTACCGCCAAATAGTTCATTAAGCCGATTCATGAGAGGACTAGGAATCATTGCTGAGTCAGTCCGACCACCAAAACTGATTTTATGTCCATCCCAATAAATGCGAATATTCGTGCCATCTACTTTTTCAGTCCAAATCCACCTAATATTAGCAAGCGAATGAATAGTTTCATCTCTAAACTCACCAGGAATCAGTTTCTTCGTTCCTTGAGTATCCCGAGCATAGATAGTTTCAATTTTTTCGTACTTTCTCATTTATTTATCCTCTCTTATATTTGTTTGTATACGAGCAAGCGGTAGCGCATTCTTTGGCCGCAATTTGTGCGAAGCGCGTAAGTCTGCCAGTTATCTTCCTCAAGTGCTTGCTTTACTTTAGACCAACGAGATGAAAATACTAGCTTCCTCATAATTATCCCTCCATCTTAAATTCTTCCTTAATTGCCGAAAGAGACATTACTTTTTCATCTTCAAGAGGAGTAAGGGAAACAGTAATTACGTTAACGCGACCATAATAAAATTTAACTTCTTTCGCAGCTTCATCAATGTCCTGACCGTAAACAATTCCTTCATCAACAGTGTTTTCGCCATCAATTTCATCATAGTACCTTACTTCATAGTGGAACATTTTTTTCATCTCCTTTTCTTTCTTACATATATATTATAGCAGAATTTTAAAAATAAGTCAATTATTTATGAGTTTAATTTTTTCTTCGTCGGATAATGCTTTAAACCAATTTATATCTTTTTTAATTTCATCAAGAGAGACGGGTCTATTATCATGGCAATCTAATTCTACATGATAGCTACATCTTTCAATATCCTGCCATTTATTTTTAGTATGACTATGCCCGCAAAGGCACCATTTCCTACTACTAGAAGCACAACGATAATCATTCAAGCATACTGGATAATGACTTAGATAAAAATTCCATTTTCCAATTTGAAAAGTAGATGCTAGTGTATATTCATCGCTTTCCATAGGCATAATATCGGTTTCAATGTAATATCTATCAAGTTTATTTTCTGTGTCATGATTGCCACGAATCATATATTTTGCGCCATTAAGTTTATTTAATTTTTCTAGTCCCTTATCTAAATCGCCAAGGACTAAATCTCCTAAAATATATACATAATCTTGCGGCCGCACGGTTTCATTCCAATTTTTAATAATTGCGTTATCGTGTTCCTCAATAAAAGAAAAGCCACGAGGAACATACATAAAATCTTTATCATGCCCAAAATGTAGGTCTGAAGTAAAATAAATATTATACATTAAGAAAACTCCTTATATCCATTTTGTGATAGTTCTTCTCTCATTTCAAAACGTTTTTCTAAATCAACCGAATGAATATGAAAGAATAATATTGGGATTTTAAATTTTGTAATGTATTTACAAATATCAAGCCCAGTTTTTTCTTCACATAGATTATAGCTTAAATCTATAATTATATTGTCACCTTTATAAGTTTCAAGTAATTCAATAGCTTTATTATACGAGCGTGCGATATAAACTTCATCAATTGTTTCATTATTATTTAATAGATTAAGATGGCGCGCGATTACATTAGAAAAACTATAATCGGTTTTAAGATAATCTACATAAATAAAAATGTTTTTCATTTCTTTCACCCTTTATATTATATACTAAATTTTAATTTTAGTCAAATAAAAAAGAAACGAATTTTACAATTCGTTTCAAAATTAGTAGGGCATCTTGGATTCGAACCAAGGACCAGCAGTTTATAAGACTGCCACTCTCACCACTGAGTTAATGCCCCATAGTTAGCCCCAAATAAGTAAGGATTTAAATATAATTTAAAATTGAAGGGCTAACTTATAATCGGGGTAAGAGGATTTGAACCTCTGGCATTTCGGTCCCAAACCGAACGCGCTACCAGACTGCGCTATACCCCGTCATGGGCGCTCACGCGCCCTATTATTATAGCCAGTGGAAAATATCAAAAATATCAAAGTCATCAGCATTACTCTTATTCAGAGAAGTATGATAAGGTCCATACTTTTCGCAAAAATCCGTAAGAACTTTTTTATAATTCTTATGCGCTTCAACGTAAGCCTTTCTCGCGGCCTCTACTTGGTCCGCGGCAGCCTTACGTTCTGCGGCCTCCTTCTCTTTGCGTAGCTTTTCAACATTCTGCTTTTCAACCATTTCTACTTCTGCCTTATTACAAGCTTCGGCTGTATCGTAGAACTTCTTAGTAACTTCACTATAGTATTTCATATAAGTTCCTCTCCTTATTTTTTTTGGTAAGTCCTATCTTACCCTATTTTCCTATTACTAATTCTGCAGATTCTTCATAGGGGTTTACTCAGGATTATTTTCCCTTTCAACATATTTATTATAATATAATTTTAAAAAAAAGTCAAATAATAAAAAATAAGGGCTCGCATACGCGAGCCCAATTTTATATTTTATTCCAACCATAAATACCAGGAGTCCATATATTATTATTAACAGTAGATTCCCAAGTATCTCCGTTATAGGTTACTTTAGAACCTTTAGAATAAGGCTTTTTATTAGTATCCCATTCTTCAATAATTTCTTCTGGCTACTCTGTAGCAACAACTCTTTCCCATATTACACTAGAGGCTTCAGGATTCCAAGTTTCTCTAGAAGTATGATAGTGTAAGCATCTATATAATACCTTATTATATCTTACTCTTACGCCTGTTTCATAAGTTTTGTCTACTGCCCATTTAGGAAAAAGATTAACCGCTTTTAACGCTTCATTATCTGATAACGAACTAGCCGCCTACTATATCATAGGGCGCATCTGTAACGCTAACTATTTCAAACTTTTAGCCATTAGTCATCAACTCCTAATAATATTTTTGCGGCCTAAAGCTCGTCTTGAAGCTATTCAATTGCTTTGGTTTGCTGTGCTATCAATGTAATATACTAATCTTTAGTATATATTGTATAAGAATACTAATATCCAGTTACCTATTTATCATCTATTGTTTCAGTATACTAGGTAATATTAGAAGCAACAAATACATATCCTTCCATAACTTTTATTTCTGGAGGACATATATCGCTATGAACTTTAGTTATTTTTTTCATAATAATCATCCTCCGTTATGACTTTGCCATTTTACAATATTAGAAGCATAATATTGATTAGATAACAATGGAATATACATTAAGCGGGCGTTTTGTCTAGAGGTATATTCTGTTGCTTTTCTATCTCCAGCATAATAAAAAGCTCCGTTATTTAGTCCATAAGATGCCGCGCCACCACACGAAACAATATTAGTACCATTTAAATTAGGCATTGGCCAAACATTATCACCAATAGGGAAAGAACTATTTCCACCATTGCACTCTGCGGGAAGATATACCCAATCATATTTATCTCCACTATAGCCAAAACCAGAAATCCATCCAGAAGCATTCGGAAGTGTAAAGTTTAATGCCTAATAATTATTTGCCTCATCATAATTATAATTTTTACAAATGTATGGTTGACCGCCACGTTTAAGACCATTTCCAATTAAGTTAATACCATTAACATAGCGCCAAAGATTACCCCAAGGATTTTCAACCCCACGATAAGCAATAGCTCTTTTTCCTTCTTCTGAATAAGTTGTTAAACTTCCAGAGATTAAAAAAGTAGTTTGACTCGCATGGCCAGTAAAATTATCTTGTCCTAAAGTAGAAGTTGAACCAGTAATTATAGATACATTTGAACCACTAATATCTGAAATACCAGATTCAATATTTTCTTGACTATTTAAGCCACCATATTCAACCATTTGTAGCATTTGCATAGCACTTTCAAAACGAAGATTTGTTATGTGCCAACCCGTTCCTCTGTTATTTGCTAATTTTTCAGCATTAGTTATTGTTAACTAGTTATTTTCGCCTGTAATTGGATAGGCATTTGAAACAGAAGAAAGTTTTTGGTTAGCAAAATTTTGAATTACATTATTAGTATAAGAATTATTATCAGAAGACTAGATAGAACCTTCATAAGCTGGCAATAAGACGTAATCTATCTATTCATTATTTTCGTTAATAAATAATGGATGTAATTTAAAACCTGGTTGTGGTGTAGAGCTTATCATGATATTTTCTTTACGAACTATTTGTGAATTAGAAACAGTGTCTGTTTTAATTATATTTCTATAATAATAAAATTTTGGCTGATATACCATTACTTGATACCCGTTTGATGAGTTTTCATTATAATTATTATCACCATAAAAAGCTACAATTTCACCATTATTAGAAACAAGACAACGTTTTCTTCCACCATACATAGCGTATTTATTAAAATCAGAGCTATCATTATAATTTTCTGCTTCTTGCGTTCTGGTATAAGTATAGTTAGTATAATCAATATTTAAACCAACAACACCATCTACTAAGAAATCATCTGTTTTCATTAATATATCTATTAAATCAGACTCGCTAATACTAGTACTTGAAATAATATTACCATTCTCATCAATAACAACAATTTTTCCTGCATTATCAGCACCAAGATTAAAGGGCCCGCCACCGGCATTAGAAAGCGCTTCAGTAATAGCTTTTTGCGTCATTGTGCCATCTTCATTATTGCCTGTTGTTTTATAATATTTTACAACATCTGTAAGAGTCTCTTCTTTACTACTGGGATAAGAAGCCTAAATATTATTACTGATATAAGAAGAAGCATCTGTTTGTGTTAAGGTTAAAGCTAATTTATCAATTTCTGTAGCTGCGGCCGCGCCAACATTAGAAGAGATAGTGTCTAAATATTCTATTGCTTCATTTGCTTCTGATAAGGCTTGGCTTGCTTGTGTTGCGGCAGTAGCGGCTTTAGCAGCATAAGTTTCAATTTGACCTTGCGGGGTCATTGCTTTTGCTAGTAAAATATCTATAATATCCATTGATTTTTTCACCTCTTTTAGTTAATTTAAGTTAAAGAGACCCACTATTTTTCACTATTTGCCATATATACTTCTAAACCGGAATTGCCCTATAGAACAATTGCTACACTACCTAAGGTAATATCATGTGGATCTATATTAGCGAGATCTTCAATATGATCGCATATATGCTAATATGTGACTATGTTATCCATTTGGCCACGTTTTGATGTTATATATGCCATTTTAGTCACACTCCTTTTTATAATTAATATAATGCTAAAATACATTGCATCCATTTTTCAAATTCTGGTAAAGAATGAGTTAGTCTTTGTGGATACATTTCATTTAGTATTTTTTTAAGCTAGGTTAATATTTTTTTTAATTTTTCCTAATCAACTTCTTTTTCTAAAAGAAATTTAAAGTTTCTATAAAATTTAGCTATTCTAGCATAAGCATTATTTCGGTAACTAAAATTCTAGTTTAAATACCATAAATTATTCATCATTATGTAATAACAATAATACATAATATAATTGGCATGGTATATAGCGCTTGTCTATAATTTATGCTCAAGATAATCATTAACAAGATAAGTTTGCGCATCTAAGAAATGATTAAATGTTTTTATTATATGTAATTCGCCATCTTTACGAGCAATAGAGTTTGGATTATTATGCCATAGGTATAAGGGTATATTACAATTAAGTGTTTTTTTTGAAAGAGACAATGCTAATGCTGTATAACAACCATCTTGATGTTCATATAATTCTTGATGCCAATTAATATTATTTTCTATTAGGAAGGCGCGCCGATATACTTTACCGTGTACAAATGTTTTATCATCTATATGAGGAACATAAAATGTTCCATTTTCTTTATGATGCTATTCAAAAAAAGTACAATTTAATATATCAAAATTATCTTTTATAAAATTAAATATAAGTGAGAGCGCGATTGTACTTATAAAAGCATCATCAGCATCACAGTACATAATATAATCTGCTGTAGATTTTTCAAAAAGCTTTTGGCGGCAACCTGCTAGTCGAGTATGCTAGAATTTGTAATATTTTATAGGAAATGAATAGTTCTGAAGAAATTTTTTAGATAATAGTATATCAGAGCCATCATTTCCTATTAAGACTTCAAAGTCTTTATTAAAGTTGATATTAAGTTGTTGTTCTATACTATTAAGCATAAACTTAATAGTTTTTTCTGTTTCTTTATATTGAGGAATTAATAATTGTAGCTTCATTATTTAAACTCCTTTACGTTGGAGAATAATTTTGGATATATTGGGCTAATTCAGTAATACTTACTTTTAATAACTATTGATAATTGCCATTTTGATCATGTGCACTAATTAATAAATCATAATCACTAAGAGGATTATTATTAATCTATGAGTATACATTCCCTGATGCATAAGCACGTCTTACTATGTAATCACTGGTTACTCCGCTATATTCATTACTACTTATCATCATTGGAATTTGTTCATCACCTAATGCATTAATAGTTATATAATTAGATAAATTATCCTGAGTAACATAGTCAGATAAATCATTTTGAGTGATATAACCAGACAAATCATTTTGTGTTATATAATCAGATAAATCATTAAAAGTTGCATAGTTAGATAAATCATTTTGAGTGATATAACCAGACAAATCATTTTGTGTTATATAATCAGATAAATCATTAAAAGTTGCATAGTTAGATAAATCATTAGTAAGAACAAAATTTGATAAAGCATATTTTTTTGTTTGATGAGAATAATTTGGACCATTATCAACTTGATCTATAATTACATATCTATTGCCTGAAAAAGGCGCTGTATCATCATTTACTGAAGCTAATTCACTAATTTTCATGTAAATCACTCCTTTTTTATTAATTATAAAATTAATCAGCCTATAGGAAAGAACTCATATTTATCCATTGATAAGTTAATTGTCCATTATTTACAGTTAATTGTAAATTATATGTACCATTATTTTGTGGAGGAGTAGGAATTCTAGCATTTACATAAGCCTATGTAGCATACCCACTTAAACTTGGAATAACTGTATTAGAGGGTAGCGCGCCAACCTATTGAGCAGTATAAGTAGGTTTATTCTCTGTCTTTGCCCAAGCAGCAATATCGCTTTTTAATAAATAATTAGATAAATCAATATCACTACTACTACTACCACTTCCACCTATAGAAGTTAATTGATTCCACTATTTATTAGAATTAGCAATATATATCTAAAGACCTCCATCACTGCCAGATAAAACAATAGCAACGCTTCCTAGAGTGGTGTGCTATTGTGGTATATTTTGAAGGTCGTTAGCTGTATCACAATAGTACTAATAGGTAACAACATTATCCATTTGTCCGCGTTTCGTCATTATATTCATAATATCACCTCATTATTCCTGCTATTCTGGAATTACTGCTATATTATCTATAGTATAACTATGAATAGGATAATATTCCTATATTTTATTATCATAATAATATAAAATTTTATCATCTGTATTAAAATAAAGTTTATCTGAATCTCCAATTTCAGGAAAATCTTCAAAAGTTCCAAACATAATCTATTTTTGAGAAGGAATGTTTTGACTTCCATCACTTTCCCAAGGATAAATGTGTTCTAATAATAGATCTCTTGTTCTATGTCTTTCTGTGTTCCAATCTAGTGAAGGCATATTTATCCCTCCTGATAATATACTATAAAAAAAGTGGGGTTCTGTATAATCAGAACCCCAGTTCCTTTCATTCTAAAAGTACTTTTTATAAATGAAAGTTTCATTATTTTTTTCATACGTTAATTAAGGATTTTCTTCCTCTGGTTCAACCTATTGAGCCGGTTCAACCTATTGAGCTGGTTCAACTTCATTGATCCAACGCTTTCTTTCAAGAGCACCCTGTTCTACAGTACCCCATTCTACTGCGTCTACTTCATAGCCAGCATCATTCTTTACCGCGTTCGCGCAATAAAGATAAAATTGATATTCCATTTCTTTTCTAGTGCCATATCTGTTATTAACAGTCTGGGGTTCACCATTTAAAATAGATTTTCTTTGAGCATAATAAGTCATAGTAAATTCCTCCTTTAGGTTACATTAGAACCTTTAAAAATATAACGTTGATTGGTATTATCATATAAATAAGAGTCTGCAGCTTTTGGCTTGTATATACCAATTATTATATATCGTCCACTAGATGTAAAAGTTCGTGGTTCATCAGAACCGCTTAATATCCAATAATCAATACTATCTGCATTAATATCGTTATAAAAACGTATTTTATTACTTGTATTACCGATTATTGCTGAGCTATGTCGTGTACACGTATAACTTTTAGACTATGAACTTCCAGTATCAAATGGACCAGTAAGAAACCAGTCATTATTTTCAGAATAATTATTAAATTTTCCATTTCCGTCTATTGAAGAACTAAAATAAGCATTATTTATAAGTACTGGTAAACCACCTATATATACAGGTAATTCAAAACTACCCGTATCTGCAGCATTAGGATAAAATTGTTTCGTAATTTTATCAAAAAATCCTGGAATATTATCCCGTTTTCTAAAACAAGGAACAAGGTTGTGTATTAAAACATTATTACTATTTTTTACAGTAACTCCATATAAACGCCCCATAAAAGGATATCTGCCTATGCGATAGCAGCCCCACATTTGAAATGTAAATGGACTAATAACTGTAGTATTAAGTTCATTTGGTATATTTAAAGTAGTTGTAGTATTATCAATCCATGTATTACTAGTAGATTGCCATGTTGTTAAATCTCCACTAGTTACTTTATAATATAATTCTACCGAGCCTGGGCTTGTGCTTGCGCCAAATGCTGACTCTGTTTTTGCTGTATCAAGCATAAGTGTTTTTGTTGTTATTTGATCACCTATAACTAAATTCCAATTTAATCGACAATATGGACCGGCATTATTCTTATTCCTATACAACCATTCAACCTCTTGATATCCATTATCTGCAGACATAACAAGTATGCTATGTTTTATAGCTTGTATTTCTGATGTTTCATGTAAATTATAATTTATTTCTACATTATTATTAGAATTACTCCATATGCTTGTTGCTCCCTGATTGACTTTCATTTGTTGAGCAGTGAGTTGAATTGTTTCCGGCGTTGCGAGTTTATATACTACTTGCATTGGATGCTCTGATAACCATGTTTTAAAATCAGAAGCAGATGAAATATTTAATGCTGTTCCAATATCAGCATTAAAATATCTTGCCTTAGAGATTTTTATTTTATTATTTTGTAAGCTTCCTTCAGAACTAGTAGACACGTTACATATAAGATCATCATTAAGAGTTGTATTAACTTTTGCATCCGAAGGTGCAGTTATATAAAAATTATAATTATCTTGAAAAATTTGATCTTCCCAATTTTCATCTTCGCTGCCATCATATTCAATATATCCATGTGTTTTTACAAGTTGTCCAGCTACGAGATCCATATAACCATAATAATATGTATTCTCCAATGTTATTTCAATTGGCGCAGTTTCTATATATGAAGTAGCTGTTGTGCCTAATTCAAGTTGTATATTTTCAGAACGATCTGGAAGTGATACTCGTATAAAATATGTATTTTCAGGAGTTGTAAAACTACAATTGAGATTTCCTGTTTCTTTAGTATTATTCATCGCGACAATACGACTTATAAATTCTTGATTTGCGTTGTAAAATGGTACTGTAACCGCGCGACTAGCAGCAGAAACTTTATTAAAGCTAAATGTATAATTTGTATTAGGCTGAACTGGAATAAAATTTTTTAAATACATATAATAACTAGTTGATCCTATATCACCAGTATCAGAAATAAATTTTCCAGATACATACTCTGCTATAGATGGAATTATATTTTTTCCTTTATAAATGTTAAAATCAGTCCATCCAGTAATTGCTCTTATATTAGTTGGTGATGGAGTGCCACTTCCTGATTGTTTTGGTGAAAAATATACTTTTAATGAATTGATAGAAGTTTCATCAGGACTTCTTATTTGTACTATATTTCCACTTATTGTATGCGTTAAACTGGCCATGCCATCACGCTCCCATACACACCATCCTAAATACAAATCTAATAGATATAATTAGTAGAAACGCCATTCCACCAGTCGGGCATTTTAACTGTAGAAGGTAATGTTAATACTGCTGCCGTAGTTCCGCTAGTAAAGCGAACAATGATGGTTCCTGCAGATGGTGGAGTAATAGAAATTGTGCTAACCTCACCACAAACATATCTAGTATTTGGAATACCAGGAATAGTAACATCTGTACCAGAAATGGTTTCTACGAAAGATACGCCAGATTCAACTCCTAACATTGTTTGTATTGCTGCTTTTGCTTCTGTTGTATAACTTCCTACAGCGTTGCTTGAACTTGATTGCGTAGTATCTCCCGCCGCTTTAGCCAGTCCATAGAAAGTAGAAGAATGTTGAATGGTTGGCGTAATTGCTCTTGTATCAGAAGAGGACGTTTTAACTTGTGCATCATTTGCACGATTGACATATAGTTGTCCGGCAGGACTAATATATAATCCATTAGCTATATCTATTTTTACTACGCCACCAGTTGATGATGTCGCATAATTCGCATTTCCGACTGCTCCGAGCATCGTCCTGATTGATGCTTTTGCGTCATCCGTATATGTACCCACGGCATTTTCTGAAGTGGCCTGTGTGGCGTCCCCTGCGGCTTTGGCAAGGCCGTAAAATGTGGCAGAATGTTCAACAGATGGAGTAATAGGAAAAGTGTCAGATGTACCTAATCTTGTTCCATTTATTGTTGTTGATTGAACGTACATTACATCAGCATTTCCGCCGGTAATTTCAGCCCCAGACCTTAAAGCTCCGCCAGCTTTTATTACACCGAAGCCAGAAGAAGAAGCTTTAGGTATATTAGCTATACCATTGTTCAACACACTTGTTCCATTGACTTGTACATCCGTTACAAAATCGCTTGCTTTGTTCCCGCTATCTATTAAACTTCCACTCGCATCAAGAGCAGCAAAATTTCCAGCGGTCGCACCACTTACTTTATCAATCTTGTTTTCACGATAAAAATGTACCTTTGCCACGGTTTCCTGCACCGATTCGGATAGATCAACTTCCGGGTCTGTTCTTACAAGCAGTCTAAATCCGGTAGCTCCAGTTAAAGCATCAACAGCAACATAATATTCAGACCGCCATTCTGGTCCATACCCGATAAATGTATCACCATTATAATAGTATGGAACAATAAGCACACCATCTTCAGCACGAATATAATAATTAAGCGAATTTATCTGAGTTGCCTTTGTTTGACGAATGCGCTTTGGATTCGTACCGGACGAACCGTCCGAAGTTTTCCAGTTGCCTGATTCAAATGCCGGTGACTCAGCAGGAGCATAACCAGAAAGAATAACACTTCGGATTCCCTGTGTTTCTGCAGTTATGGTTTTGTTTTTTACCGGATTATCCGACAGTGAATCAAGAGACGAATCAATCGTATATTCAGCTTTTGTCAAATAGTCGCTTGCCTTTACCCCACTATCAGCCAGATTTCCGTTTGAATCAAGTGCGGCGAAATTACCGGAGACAGCACCAACGACCTTATCAACTTTCAATCCAAGTTCGTACACTTCCCGACTAATGCCATACAGTTCAAATATCCCATATGTTGCTGTGTCGGACAGGATAGAAAACCGCGCATACTTTGCGCCCTGTGGAACGATAACATCATACATCCCGGCATAACCAACAGCGTCACCGATGACATTCTGCACACCAGAATCAGGGATAAAGGTTTGCGTATCATCGTAAAATGCCATGCCGACCGTAGTTGTTGACACGGTTGACTTTGCACGTTTATACCTTATGGCATACCAATCCGAAACATCTACAAACTCAGACGCATTGTAGTAAGATGCTGTATTTGTGCTACCTGTTGTATACGCGATAAATTTCTCTTCTGCTGAAACCATCGCCGTAAGCTGTTCGGGAATAAAATCTTCATCTGTAATGTATCCAACGTCATTCGACAGATCGGACACATTTGTTGGAACTACAGAATCAACGTAGGCTTTTGAAGTTAAATCATTATTTTTTGTAGGAATGGTATTTCCAACACTTACTTTACCAGCATACTATGCGTTACCATTCCAATCTAATGTGCGGCCATTAGCTCTAGCGTTATCATATGTACCAATACCAACAATTTCAGCATACTTATTATTTAAATCCTAAATATTATATTTTCCACTAACATGTTGTATATAACCAGTTGCTACTGTATTCGTTCCTTCAGCATGTGAGCAAACTCCAGAAGCTACTGTATATGTACCTTCTGCATGAGAGCCGTCTCCAGATGCTGTTGTGGTGCCACCTTCTGCATGTGATACCAATCCAGATGCTACTGTACTTCCACCTTCAGCATGAGAATAATTACCAGAAGCTACTGTATTTGTACCTTCAGCATGTGAACCGGCTTCACTAGCTGTTGTACTCTAGCCTTCAGCATGAGAACAAATAGCAGATGCTATTGTGCCGGAGCCCTCAGCATGAGAACAAGTATTAGATGCTATTGAGCCATGACCCTCTGCATGAGAATAATATCCATGAGCTTTTGTATTAAAGCCTTCTGCATGTGAATAGTCTCTGGCAGCCGATGTGTTATTTCCCTATGCATGTGAATATGCTCCACTTGCTGTTGTATCTATTCCAAAAGCAAAAGAACCTTCTCCAATAGTGGTATTAGCTTTTCTTCCTCTAGATAATGTAGTATTAAGAACTGTATCTGATTTATCTGCCTTACCTGAAATATCTTGATGCTAAGTAAGATATCCAGCATCATTTGTAAATTCACTTACATTTGAAGGAATATCAGACAATAGCGCATAGCCGCTTAAATCTATAGTCGCGCTACCAAATTGCTACCAAGCATTATTAACATAAACCCATTCAATATATAAATTACTTCCTTCTCCACCAGGAACAAGATAGAATGTTTTAGTATCGGGGGAGGCTACTGTTGGAATACCCGTCTATGAATTATATTCCTAACTTGTACAAATATGTATACCCATTGTTTTTATATTTGTAATAGCCCTATATACGCCACCACTAGTAACTGGATTTGTACTATTAGCAGTTGGTGTATTATCAAATGTAAGAGTTTTTCTTAACCCATACGCTTCAAAATCACCATAAGTCTATGTATCAGCAATCATTGTAAATCGTACATATGCTGCACCTTCTGGTACAATAACATCATAGAATCCAGCATAACCAAAAGCTTTCTAATTAAGAACTACTTGTACTCCAGAATTAGCATAAGTTTTTGAAGTATCATAAAATGCAATTCCAATAGCAGAAGACGAAGCGGTTGTTTTTGTACGTTTATAACGAATAGCATATATACCAGACAAATCAACATAATCACTAGCGTTATAAGCAGAACTATTATATAATTCACCAGTATTATATCTAATCGCTCGTTCTCCATTAAGAACAGTTACGATAAGTGGCTGAGGGGCAAATATCATTTCAGGTATTTCATTTTTTATAGCATAATCACTTAAATCTATAGTTGCGCTACCAAATTGTTCCCATGTATTATTAATATATACCCATTCAATATATAAATTATTTCCTTCTCCTCCAGGCACTAAATAAAATGTTTTTGTATCTGGAGAGTTAATAATTGGAATACCAGTCTAAGAATTATATTCTTCATTAGTGCAAATATGAATTTGCATTGTTTTAATATTTGTTATTGCATTATATATACCACCGCTAGTAACGGGATTATTGCTATAGGCTCTAGGAGTAATATCAAATGTTAATTTATCTTGTTTATTAGTTTCAAGACTAGTTATATTAGATTCTAACAAAGCTATATCCATTGTATGTCCAGCAATATCATTTTGTAAATCATCGACTCTATCATCAATCATATTAGCTCTTTCAGATAATGACCATTCAAGGCCACTGAGCGCACTTTTAATTCCGCCGCTTGTTACGGGATTATTACTTGATTGTGTAGGTATAGCATCAAATGTAAGTTTATCTTGTTTTCCACTAATATCTTGATGCTCAGTAAGATAATCAGAATGTTTATGACCGCTATCGATTAAATTACCATTAGCATCAAGGCTAGCAAAGTTTCCACTTGTGGCATTAGACACCTTATCTGCTTTGCCAGAAATATCAGGTATATCTTGAATATCTGCTTTTAAGGCAAGCATTGTATCTACGTATAATTTAGATGTTAAATCAGTATTAAGTACAGGAGTAGTATCAGTTACAGACACTTTTCCTGCATACCAACCATTACCGCTCCAATCCAACGTGTAACCATTTAATCTATTATTGTTATATGTACCAATACCAACAATAACAGCGTATAAATTATTTAAATCTTCTATATTATATTTACCACTTACATATTGATTATTACCCGAAGCAATTGTATAATATCCACCAGCATGAGAATAATCTCCATTTACCCACGTCGCGTATCCTTCTGAATGGCTATTTATTCCATTAGCATAAGTATAATATCCTTCAGCATGGCTATCTTTTCCAACAGCATTTGTAAATTCTCCCTAAGCATGTGAATTTAATCCACTAGCAACAGTAAAATATCCCTAAGCATGTGTATTATTATTAGTAGCTTGAGTATGATAACCTTCAGCGTGGGCGCTAGCTTTACTTGCAGAAGCTTGATGTCCTTCAGCATGGGCCGCTTCACCAGTAACTACAGTTTCATAACCTTCAGAGTGAGAATAATTGCCTTTTGCTTCAGTTCTATAACCTTCAGCATGAGCAGAATTTTTAGTAGCTTTTGAAATATATCCTTCAGCATGAGAATTTTCTCCAGAAGCTTCACCCTGATAATTTTCTGCGTGAGAGTAATTTCCGGAAGCTGTTGAAAAAATACCTTCAGCGTGTGATACATCGCCAGAAGCTGTTGTTCTATCACCTTCAGCATGTGAATGATTGCCAGAAGCAACAGTTATACTGCCTTCAGCATGTGAATCGTTACCACTAGCAACGGTTGTGCTCCCTTCGGCATGACTTAATGGACCAGTTGCTTGTGTATAATATCCTTCAGCATGCGTATCATAATTAGTTGCTTTTGTTCCTGACCCTTCAGCATGTGCGTTAATTCCAGAAGCTTCACTTGTATTGCCCTAAGCATGAGCACCTATACCGCTAGCAATTGTATTTATTCCTTCAGAGAAAGACCCGGCGCCAGAGGCTGTTTGAGTAGCGTTATGTTGAACTCCACCAGCTTCATAAGAAAAATCAATAGTTTTTGCCGATCCAACACCAGTTCCTTTAACTACCACTCCGCCAGACATAACATTCGTATTAACATACTCTCCAGTATTAGCATCCCAAATATGCCAATAGTTATCTATAATAGTAGGATAATGAGTAACATTTTCCTAACTTTTCTGAACAGCATCTCTTAATTCTACCAAAATTGCACTTAATAAATCTAATTGATTTGGAGATAAAGTTGAAGTTGGCGCGTCATCTGCCATTAAATAATCATCAGCAGTTTCTCTAATCTAGCACTCAGGTAATTTATAACTAGCATAGTAAGAATCTATCTAATCTCCATTAACTAATTTATCATCAACATACTCGGGGTTTAGATAAGCTTTTATGTCCCATAAATATTTACCAGCAGGTAAATTAACAGTATCATTATGAGAGAATTGAATAGTAATTTTATTATCTGCTATTTCAACCTATTTTTTAAATACAATTGTTTTATTTAACGGGTTAAAAATCGCAAATACTGCAACATCCCCCACATTAAAGTCAGGTAATACTGGTATAGTAAAAGAACCAGTATCTCCACGAGGAAGGATTAGTTTACGTTGAACTAATCTAATCATATCTTGCTAACCTCCCTTCTTAAATAATAAAAGCAGCGGTTTCCCGCTGCTGTTAATTTTGTTCATATTGTCTGCCACAATTTGGACAATAACGACATACGCGCAGGTTATTTGCGCGATCAAAGAAATAAAGCTCAAATTCACGATTTTTCTTTTTGTCCCAGCAAAAAGCACAGCCATATTCCTCTTCTACAAAAGAGTCTTCTTCTGGCTGAGACTCTTCATAATATTCTTCTTCGTCGTCGTAATATCTCATAAGACGCTCCTTTTCTTTTTTATATAATTATTATATCAAAAAATTTGATAAAAGTCAAATATTAAAATATGGAGCAAGCAAGTCATAAATTTTTTTCGCAGTAGAACGAGGAATAAGAATCATATCTTCATCTTCATCCTTATCTTCTTTTTCCTATTCGTCCTCTTGTTCTTCAGGCTACTTCTTTTGTATTAAACTTTCTAAAGTAGACCAAGTTTGCGCGCCAACGATACCATCTACCGCTAAATTATGATCAGATTGAAAAGCCATAACAGCAACTTTTGTCATTGCTCCAAATTTACCATCCGGCGTACCGGTGTTATATCCTAGTTCATTTAACCAAGTTTGTAATTTTTTTACTGAATCTCCACTACTGCCTAATCTTAAAGTGGTCATTAAAATCACCTGTCCTGCTTGTTTTAATTCTTCTGTTGTATATAATCCCTTAGGAATGGCATAATGTGTCCAAGATGTATCTGCTATACTACCATATTTGACGCCGCCATTTGTTGTACAATGTAATATTATACCATCACCAAGATGCATACCGGTATGTGACATTTTACCATCAGAAGAATTATATTTAAATACAGGGCATACTACATTTGGCATAGCATTTATTTTGCCTTGTTCCACCCAGTCTGATTTTGTATTATATTGCGTAGTCGCGCCAACAGTAGAAATTTTTATACCAACTTGCTTTAAAAGCCAATATGTAAAGCCTCTACAATCAAAAACTCTTGTTAAATTTATCTATTCAGAATCTTTACCATCTTGTGCCTTCCCTAAAGCACCATATACATATGAACAGCCAATATGTGCTTTAGCTAGATAAATAATTCTTTCGGCTTTCTCATTTTTTATCTATTGTTTTTCAACATATTGATTATAATATTTTTGGCCTAAATTTGCGCGATTTATACAATTTTTTTCACTTGTATCTGCTGGTATCTAATACTTTAACATCACTGCGTCAGATGCTTCTCTAACACTTTTTGCGGTTAAAAGAGTATTCATAACAGATTTATATTGTCCTAATTCTTTCCATAAATAATTTAACTGCATATCAAGATTGCCGATACTTGTTCCCGCATTTTTTGCGGCGGCATAAAGACCCTTTTTTCTATCTTTATGCGTCCATTGAGCAAGACCGTATCCTGCGCTATCATTACAAAACTAATCTTTAGTATAGGTTCCATTATCAACAGCATTAGTATATTCTTGATCTGACATTCCTAAAGCTTTTTCATAACTATTTTGAAGATTTTCAGGATTTAAACTAGACTCTGCTAATAAATTTCCCATTAGACCAGCAACGCCATAATTATTTTTAATTTTATTAAAGAGCCATTTCCAAATATAATCGGCGTTATTCATACTATCACCTTTTATTACTAAAAAATAAAAGGACGGTTTTTACACCGTCCAATATTAAAAAATCTATTTAATTTTTTTAGAATATTTTTTATAGAAATGCTATTGTTCTTCAATAATAGAAACCATATCATATGAGGTTATTTCAAAACTAATTTGCTTCTATTCTGCCTATTGAAGCTATTCACATACCTATTTAATATACTAACTAATTTTTAACATTGCATGTATCTATCCTAATTGCTATAGCTATTTATAACTATCTTCTAATAACTTTTTGGTATCTTGCTACCATTTTATCCAAATTTTCATTATATCTTTAATAGCAGAGTATCTATTAGTAGAATCTACATCATTTTTACTATATTTATACCAACTCTATGGAATAACTTTTACATCTACTATTAAATCTTCAATTATAATTTTTTTATAATGAGAAAGAAAGAAGTTCTGTAACTATTTATAGTTACAAATTTCTTCATAATAATGATATTCTTGATATTTCTGATAACCATAAAGATTTAGAAAACCAAATAATAAAGCCATATGATTGTGCATTCTAATTCCGCGCGCCATATGCGTAGAAATTTTAGAAAAAATTTCTTCTACTGTCATAATTAACGAATTTTAGTAACTACTATATTGATATGCGCGGCAGTTAAATCAGTCTCACCGTTAATTACTTGAAGAGTGGTAGGGCTGGATACACAATTACAAGGACAGTTATTTTCAGTGACTTGAACAAACGTTTTAAAACCAAAATTAACAATATTTCCGACCGCAGCGACACTATAAGAGCTAATTGCTTGTGGTTGAGCTACTCCATTTACTACTAATTGAGTAGTACCATCAGCAATCTCAGCGCCAGTTCCATAGCCATCTACTTCTACTAAATATACCCCACGTTGATTTAGTTGTATAGTTGCGGGCGCGGATAAAGTTTCGGCGCACCCCTTATTTACTGTAATGTTATTAAATGGATATGCTGCATTAGCGGTTATATCAAGATTAGAACTATATGCTTGTAACATAATTTATTCCTCCTTATTAAAACTATTTATATAAAGCCAACATTCCTTTTACAGCCGCAGCATGTTCCATATGCTTACGGTGTAAAATGTTATATAAAGTTTTCATTCCTTCTGGTGGCTCTCCTTTGTTCTTTTTATATTCATCTATTATTGCTACCACCTGAGTATGAAGTAATCCCATATGAGCAATTTTTTCATTAGCTATACGGTAAAATACTTCACCTAACTATGGTCTCTACTACTTATATTGAAGCGCACACCTAGCATAATTTTCGGCGCATTCAATTTCGCCTGTAATTTTGTCGGATAGTTCTTCTATAATCTTCATATTTTTTTCTCCTTATAACAAAAAAAAAGAGGGACGTACTTCCGTACGTCCCTTATATATGGCGTACTAAATACGCTCTAAATTACATACAACCGCATCCAGCGCAGAAAGGAGCCGCACCAGCATTATAAGTCCAACCTTGCGGATAACGTACTACTCCTTGTAATTGATTTTGTAATTCAAGTTGATTGATACGATTCTGCATAGCGTCCATCTTATTTCCGGTAATAGCATCAAGCACACGCTGATTCTGGGCTACAATATTAGCATTGGTAGCAGCATCACGCATGGCGGCTTCATAGTTAATCTGATTGATTAGTTGTTGAGTATTACAACAACACTGATTTTGATTAGCAAGCATATTTGCTTGACCAACTGCTAATGCGGCTACATCACGTTGAAGTTCAGAATACTTGTCTCCAACATAACCAACAACATCATGATATACTTGATTTGCGGCCGCAACATTTTGTGCTGTACCACTAGTGACAGCAGCAAGAATATCACGAGTCTGAGCTTGTAGATTTTGATTATCAAATCCACGATTTACGTCAGCCTGAATAGCATTAGAATTGTTTCCATTGCCATTCCAACCAAATCCGCCACCCATCATAGCGAGAATAGCGAATAGCCAAATCATTCCGCCCCAACCATTACCATTCATTCCATCATTATTTAATAAAGCGACATCTGCAGCAGAAAGTCCTCCGTCCATATTGACGACCTCCTTTTTAAAAAATTTATATTAAATGCCATATTGGCATTTATAAATTTCTTATCTTTGAAGCTACTTAATTAGAGAGTTTAAATCAATGCCTTTCTATTGAGCCATTCTCTAAGCAAATTGTTGAGAAGATAAATTGCTCATTTGTATAGCATTCAAAACATTATTAAAGTTAGGATTTTGTCTCGCAATGTTTTGAAATATTGCTTGCGGATTTTGACTATTTTTCATTTGCGCCATTAAGTTCTTAACCATCTGCATTCCTTGCTGCAACGATTGGCTATTTCTCTGGCTGTTTACTAAATCCAATATTGAGTTGCTCATATTTTTCCTCCAACTATTGTATACGTTTTTCTAAAGTAGATACATCAGGTAACGGTTTTTCTTGATGAATAGCCACATCTAATGGTGTTGCAGTTTGATACCCGGCGCCATCGGTTTGAACTAGCCAAATTAAATTAGGATTAGTAGCGTCTGCTAGAAAAAGACTGCTATTTGGCGCCATTTGAAAAGTCTTAGCTCCTTCAATACCGTTAACTTTTACAATTTCATAATGTGGAGCAGAATTAGAATACATTTGGTTCATGTTATTATATCCATTCCAATTCCAACCTGTTCTGTTATAATTATAATCATTATACATTTACTTACCCTCTTTCTGGCTCGGCCATTATTGATTTAAAATAAGCTAAATAGCTTCTAAAGCTTCTTGAATTTTATTTTTTGCTTCTATTAACTTTTGTTTTTTACTCAAAGTTAATAGATTCAAATCAAAGTCTTTTTTGATTAGAAATTTATTCATAATAAAACCAGAAGTTTGATTATACTAAACTTTGCTCCACCATTCATTTAGTTTTTTTACTACTAAAATAGGGGTATTAGGAGAAAGTATATAAAGAATTTCTCCGGAAAATGATGGCTAAGAGCGCATATTTATAGAATTTCCGTTAGAAGAATAGATAATAGCCTAATAAGGCTATTGATTTATATTATCTTGAATTTCTTTCATACAATGCTCCTTAAAGTTAGTAGAGAAAATTTTTTCTCTCATAGAATATGTAAAAGTGCTTTAAGAAATATATAATATTTTTTTCTGACTTAAAAATTTTATAAGAAGTTTCTATTATAAGAATATTTTGGTTGACCATTGTTCTCATTAAGAGAGGAATATAACCACTGAATATTTTTTTTATTTATTGTTTCTATTCTTTTTAATCTACAAATTTCTTTAATTAACTAATTATTTGTAACATCTAATAATTGAACTCTAAAGCAATAATTATCAAATATGACATCTTGATTATGAGTAATCTTAAAAATTATTAAAGCCTTTGTATTATTAGCACATGTAAATGCAAGGCCGCCTCCGATATCATCTCTAATTTCTATTGATACATTTCTATATGGTGTATCTTGTCCCTAGATATAAATGACTGCGGTGACACAAGTTGCTGTATCATAAATTGAGTCTGTACTATTACGATAAAAAGAACCACTTACAGACTCAATAATAAAAGCATATTCATGATCTTTATATAGCTGAGTTGTTCTTGGATAATCTTGACTAGATAAAGTACCAATTTCACGACTGTTGTCTCCAGAAATTAAGAAAATAGGGTCATTAAAAGAATAACAAGAAAATTTATAATTTTCGGTATCAGAACCATTCATTGTAATATAATTATTATTTCTTACAATTTGTAAATTATTGGTATTTAATGTTTCATCATTGTTATCAGCCCAATATTTAACTTTCCCTAAATTAATAATATCATTTATCTTATTATTTTCTATTACAGAAAATTCTTGTAAAGAATTAGAAACTGAACCTATGCGATTCAATAAATCTAAATTCATATTAGAATGAAGATTATTCTAATATTCAAGTGATCCCGCTACAGAAGCTCTAACCCAATCACTTTGATTCCATAATCCATTGCCAGTTAAGTTTTCACATTTCCATAAACTATTATTATAAGTAACGTACTATCCTGGCGCATATGTTGCCTATCTATCATACTATAAAGCAAAATTAGATAATATAGTTGATGAATTTTCAGTGATAGGATTTAAAAAAGTTTTTGGTATTCCTCTTAATTCAAACTATCCATAAGTACTTGTATCACTATAAGTAGTAAATCTAGCATACACAGCATTTGCAGGAACTTTTGCTAAATACATTTCAGTATATCCTAAACTCTATTGATTTAAGACTGCTGGTATACCTTCTATGTATACAGAATTTCTATTATAAAATGCCATACCAAAAGTTTGTGGTATATTATCATTTGATATTTTTTTAATACGTTTAAAATAAATATAATCAAAATTTTGTATATCAAAATTACCAGTGGCTGTATACGTTGAATTTGTTACTAAACTACCGTCAAGATAGTTTATTGCTCTATTTATACTATCAATACTAGTTTGTGTAGGACTTTCAATTTCTAGTATATTGTTATAAATTTCTGATAATTTATTAAGATATTCTATTTGATTATTTATATTATTTTTTGTAACATAAATACCATTACTAGTAACTGGATTAAAACTATTATTTTTTGGTTCATCATCGAATGTCAATTCATCTTGCTTATCATTTAATGAACTATTAATAAGTGATAATCTAGAATCAATATTCTAAAAAACATTATATAATCTTCCAGAAGTTAATAGATTCTAACTATCTTCTGTAGGAATAAGATCATATTGAAGGGCGCTCTAAATATTATCACTTATCATATCATAAATTTTACCATAATAGCTGCCTTCTAAATAATCATTTATAGTTATAGGCACCCAATACTATGTATCATTAATATTATGCTAATCATCAGCAAATTGAAGGCTTAAATATATTTTTCCATTTTTAGTTACCAAGCTTCCTGGCGCATATGACATATTATTATTATATTCCTATGCAAAATTTTTTACAGCATTATTTGTATAACTATCAATTAAAGTCTATAAATAGGATGTTTGCTAATCAATCGCTGTTTTAATACCTTGACTAGTAACTGGATGATTTGTTAATGCAGGAGCATTATCAAATATTAATGTATCTTGTTTACTATTTAATAAAATATTAATAGAAGATAATTCATTTTTTATTTCCTGTATATCATCAAATATACCACCTGGAATTGAAGTTCCTTTTACATAAAAATTCTAGAGATTTGAACTTAAAGCTGTAAGTCTTACATATTTCGCGCCTTCTGGAACATCGCAATCAGCATCAATATATCCACTTAAAGTATCAGATAAACCAGCTATTCCCGGAGGAATAAAAGTTTTATTTTCATTATAAAAACAAATACCTATAGTATTACCAGTTAAAAATTTACATTTACTATATAATATTCTTTTATAATTAGAAATATCAATATATCCTGTTACTTTATAATAACTATCTTGTTTAGTTGAGCCGGTTTTTACTAATAAACCATAATTACCGTTAATAAAATTATAATTTAATTCTGTGGCCTAATTTATTGATAATAATTTCTATATATCTGTCTTAAATGTAAGCAATCGATTATCAACTGCATTAACATCGTCCATCTATGCAAGACGAACTGTTCTATTATTTTGCTATGGTTCACCTTTTACCCATACTTGATTATATTCATTAGTGGGTTGCATTGTGCTATATTGTACAACGCTAGAAAAACCGTCTGTATTTTTTTTAATTTGTCTCTACATTTTATTTAAAGAATTGGCAGTAATTATCTCACCATCTTGCCAAGAAGATTTACCGCCACTATGCTAAATTGTATATGTAGGAACAGAGATGTTTGAAGCCATTTAATATCATCTCCTTCTTATTTATTATATTAGAATTTATTAAATTATATTTATTATCAGATACGGTGATGCTCATTTCATCACCTCCGTTCGTTACTTAAAGCCTCCGTTAATTCCCCGCGCCTGTTTAAACAAAGCTGCAAGGAACACCAGAAATGCTATGCCGACAAGCACCCCGATCGCGTACACCATAACGCCTCCAATTACTTATGACGGCAACATACCATACAACACTTCCTGCGCGTTATAACGGTTCGTTGTAATGCTCGAAACATATTTATTTCCGTTAATGATTTGTCCCGGATTCGTGATTGTCCACGCATCGAACGGGATATCTGCGTCTGTCAGCAGTTTGATATTCGCATCCGAATTGCTGACGGAGGCGGCAACCGTAACATGATTGCTTAAAGTTCTTAGTGCAAGCGCGTTGCTCACAACCGTTGCTGTAATCGATGATACGATATACCCAAGATCGAAATCCGGGTAGTTTGTGGATATGTACTGCATCAAGGACAGTCCGAAGGATGCCCATTCAACGTTTCTCACCATGCCGTATTTTTTGACGATATCAACCAACGCAGGGATGTTTGATGTGGTCACCGTTTCCGCTTTGAGTTCTATTCTTACCTTCAAGCCAAGATTCTTACAGTAGCAAATCATCTGCTCAAACGTAGGAATTTTTGTCCCGGCGTATTCATCTGAAAACCATATCCCAAAATCGTAATCAAGTGCCTGTGCATATGTTATATCGTCAATATTTACTGTGCTGGAAATACTCGTTCCGTCCGCATTCCTTGCCGTCCGGTTGATCGACCGGTCGTGCAGAATAACAGGCACATCGTCGGATGTAAACTGCACATCCGTTTCTATCCATTCAAACCCATGTTCTGCCGAAAGACGGAACGCAGGGAGTGTATTCTCCGGTGCAAGTTCCTGATATCCACGATGATTGACGGATTTGATAAATTCATATCGCGCCAGCCTGTCTTTTTCCCTGCCGTGAACTGCTTTTGCCCTGATAATAGATATATCCGCATTCATGTCGCTCGGGGAAATATTGCCGGTTGCTTTCTTGCATTGGAACAGCAATTCGGTCGCATCCTTGGGCAGGACAAAAGATTGAGCGTTTACCGTTGTAGTGTACTCAACAATATTTGTCGCTGCCGTATCCCCGGCATACAGCACCCAAGCGCCAAGCCGAATTGTCGGTGAATGATACCGAATAATATCTCCCTTGCGTACAGACCTGATAAATTTTGTACAAATGCACGAGTTACTACTTGAAAAAGCATTCGTAATCAACGTATAGTAACCGTTTACGAAATCGGCAGATGTAATCTGCTCCACCTCAATCGTATTGGATTCAATGATCGGGACGGAGTTTTTCAGCGTTCCGGTTTCGCAATGATAAATCGTAATATTCGCATCATAATCAGACGGGGAGATTGTGCCATCGTTCGATTTTTTCATCTGGATGATAACCGTCGAATCTTCATCAAAAACGATCTCTATTTGCTCTGACGTAAGCCCATACGGAAATACATTCGTATAATCGTTTTCGCTTGCTTTTTTTACCCAGATGCCAAGGTACATCTCATCCGTCGAAAAAACGATTTTATCACCGCTGGACAATGGGTAAATCTGATTCGCCGATATTCTTGTCGCCCCTTTGTTGACATATGCTGTTCCGCCAGCATTCCAATACCCGGAAATGAAATCATCGGAATCCAATTGCTTCTGAGTGTAATTCGATAGCGCTTCGATCGTACCAGATATTTTCGGTAATTCGTTTTGTATAATATCCGTTAATTCCTTCTGCATTCCTTCTTTTTTCAGGTATGGAGCTATTTCATATGATGCAGACGGCCTCGCTCTATTTCTATATCCGATATATACTGATATTTCTGTTAAAATATTGATCCACTTTGGTTCGTTTGATGTGTTTGTAAATATTGCATCAGTATGAGATGCTGTTGTCGATAAGAATGAAAACCCGTTGCTCACACCATATAAAAGGTACATTCCCGGCTGGAGAACATATGCATCTTCCCGGCCAAATATAACCGTACCGTAATCAGTAGTACCGATGGTATATGTACCGTCCCCGTTATTCGTGATGGCATTTGTCGTTTTACTCTTGATCAACTCAGAGTCGAGTATATTTTCGCCAACCACAATATTATCTAAATTGGTAACGGCGCTCTTTAAGTCACCAATTTCAGCCCCAGCCGTGACCTGAATTTTATTGACCGCATCGATATTCACATTATCCACCGCCGCAATATCGGAAGTTACACGATATAAATTGCCGTTATTAGTAAAATAATCTCCTTCATTATATGATATTGCTGAAACATAAGGTGAAGCAATAATACTCTATAGATTAGCTATAGCATTACCAGTTGCGCTAGCTTGTGCAGCGGCATTTTGACTTGTTAAAGAACTATCAAGTACATATCCAGTCTATTGTGTAATATTATTATATAACCATGTTTCTATACCACTTTCAACCTATGTTTTGCTTGCCTATGCTTGCTGTGCTGAAATTGCAGCACTAGTTGCAGAAGTTGCTGCGTTATTTGCCCAATATTTACTACTATTATTATAAGCCTGATGAGTGCTATTTACACCTTCACCTATTGCCCAAGCTTTTGCTTGAGTAAGATGCGCATAAGCTGCAGCAGCACTACCACCTGCATTTGTAGCATATTCACGAGCACTTCTTTGATAAATTGGATCATCTTCATCAGTAATTGGTATACCATTACGAGTGCCAACCGCATATGCCTAGGCATCGTTTATAATAGAAGAAATCTATGCTAATCTATTATTTACATATGTTTTATCATTACCATTATATAATTCATCACTGATTTTGGTTTCAATCCAATCATTTTCATTCCAAGAAGAATTAATTACTTTATTTATACATTTATATAATTTTCCATTATATAAACAATATTCATCTATATTATATACTTTCTATTCACTATACTAAGAAGAAATATTCTCTAAAATTTTTATTATTTGAAATGCTAAAGGATTTATATAATAAGTAGCATATCTGTCATCATTTATCCATGAAGTATTATCTTCTGAAATACCAAAAGTAACAAATAAATATTCAGCACCTTCTGGAGCAGTAAGCATTAAATTTGTAAATTCAGTATTTTTCGGCGCGCACCAATTAGGATTTGCTAAATATGTCCAATAATAATTATCAGCATCTTTTTTAGCGAAAACATATCCTCTTACATTATCATGTGATTTGGCTTTTTTAATTAAAAAAACATCTCCCTATTTACATGATATCCTTAAACAATAATCATATATACTACCACCTTTATTTATTCGTTGAAAAACTCCTTCAGATTCAGTTTGACTACTACCATAACGTCCCAACTTCCAATCAAAAAATTTTGTTTTAAAATTCTTTAATTTTTCGAATTCTTTATCTATTTTAATCTACCTAAAATTATTTTTAATATTATCCCAATTTTCATTCTAAGCTTGCTCAACCATACTAAAACATTGATAAAGCTTATCATCTTTAATACAACAGTCTCCTACCTAATATGATTTATTAGATGAATATATTTCACTTAAATTATTAGATAAATTATCAATTCTGCCATTGGTTCTATCGTTAATATTATCAATTTTATCAACAATTTTATTTATTTTTATTACTTTAAATTCATCTTTTTTAACACTTTTATTATAACTACTAAAACGCGCATAACAAGCGTTTATAGGAACAAAAATCTATTCCTATGTTACTGAGCCACCTGATGGCAAAATTGTTTGACCAGACTCAGGAATAAAAATTTTATTACTATCATAAAAAGCCATACCTACAGTTGGACTATTACTTGTACTCACTCCTCTAGTATATAAAAGCTTTAAAGAGTCTCTAATATCAATAAAATTAGTAGAATAATAATAACTGCTGTTTATTGGTTTTTCATCACCAGAAGAAGCTTCTATATAACTATTAGAAATAAAATCTTCTTCTGGATCTAAAACAATTTCTTCAGAATCTTCACACTATAAGATTTTTTTAATTCTATCAAGCTATATATTTTTAATTTTTAATAGCTAATCTCCAACGGTGCTTTTTTTAAAACTATCTTCAGGAAAAGTTTCTCCACTATTTTGAATAGTTTTTATACAACAATATAATTCTCCATTATAAAATACATAATCACCAACATTATAATTCTGCTCCGCGGCATAACCATCGCAAAAATTATTTATAACAGAAGAATTATTATTTATTTGATTTACAATTCCCTATATTCTATTTTTTGCTTGGTCTATATACTCTGACTAATGGTCCACTATAAGTAAATCTAATAATGGACTATATTTTATATTGCCAGAGTCATTATACTTAAATTTAACATTACTTTGTTTAACCTATATCATCTATATCACCCCATTCTTGTTTGGGAATTTACCCATCTAAAGATAGGTAGTTATATTATTAAAAAAATCAAGCTCTTTGTTTAAACAAAAAAAAAGAAAAGAACCTTAGTTCTTTTCTTCTACTCCAAGAATTTTATTTAAATGTTCTTTTTTAGCATCTAGCATTTTTCCTACGCGTTCACCATAAATATTCATTTCATTGATACTTTTATTTAATTCATAATCAACATCTAGTATATAAGTATTAAGTCGTTTAAACAAACTTTTATAATACTTTTCACATACTTTATTAAAGGCAACTGCCTTTCCAATTTTTTCATCCCAAGTATCTTCGGGCGCGCAAGTAGCAATTCCAACAAATTTATCTGGCATCATTCTATCTTTATTAAAATTCGCCATATAAATATTTGACATATGATTGATTATTCTTAGCGCATCATACGTAGTTTTATCCAAGATACAAATAACTTTTCTTTCTTCTTCCTTAACGATAAACTTAACGTTTTCTTCTTTAATAAAAATACCTTTTCTCATCTCTACACTCTCTTTCTTACAGAAAATAATCCAAGTAATCAGGTTCCAACCCAAGCCAATACCTTAATGACTCTTCTGCTTCATAATAACTGCCGCCTTTATTTAAAATTTCATCAATTTCCTCTTGACAATTACCAATCAATTCTAAGCTTTCACTTTCAGAAATACCGTCACGCCGCATAAGAATATTAACAAGTTCATCCATTATCGCGCGCCTCCAAGCTACGAATTTTGCGCCTCAAAGCCTTAACAATTTTCATGTTTTCAATAGGGTCGCGCGCAAGAAGCTTTTGAATACGTCCTTCAAGTACCATAATTTGTGTCTTTGGTGAAAAAATCATAATAAATCCTCCTTTAATCCCAGAATAGTCCTTCAACTATTCCTTCAGAGAAAGCCTTCATAGCGCTCGCACGCATAGCTTTCTTTTCTTTTGTTATTTCTTTCATTCTTTCTAAATACAGTTCACGAATTTCTTGATACTTAATATCATTGCGTCTAGTCTCATGAAATTCTTTAGAAAATTCATTTTCCTCATCGGGGTCGATGCTAGCCGCATCAAACAAATCAGCGATGCTATGTAGCCAGTCATGCCATTTTTCTGGAGTGTCAAATTTTCCACTTCCTGGATAGGCGCAACCATCATCAGCAAGTTTCCTTAACATTTCTGGAATAATAGCACAAAACCAATCATCCATATTCCATACATCGCCATTATCAAAACCATATTTTGCACGCCGTTTAGCCGCACGTCTGGCTCTAAAAAAATCTTTTATAAAGCGGAAAGGATGGCGTAAATACCACCATTTATTTCCGTCACAATGAAATTTATATACATTTAAATCCATAATTTAATCTCCTCCACAAAGGGTTAAAATTTATGAATAACTTCAATTTTAGGATGCTCTCCACGAAATATACTATTAGTAGTATACATTTTAGTTATAAGGTCAGGAATATCAAGTAATGACTGACCATTGATATGCGGCTTAAGAACAGTATTTTCACAATGAGAAACATAAACATAGATGTTAGCGGCGCCGCGTTCCTTTAACAATTTACTCATATAATAAATTGTACTACCTTTGCCACAAATATCATCAGCAATAAGAATATCATGACCCGCAATATTATGCTTTGCGCCGCCAAGCACCAATTTTTCTACTTTCTGCGTTTCCCAATTCCTTTGCTTTACACCAAAAACAGCCGGCACATTAACTACATTTCGTAACCGAAGAAGAGAACCTTCGTCTGGCATAGCAAGAAGAGCATTGGGATATTTTTCAAGAAGAGAGTTAATTAGAAAAGCTGGTGATTGAGCATGAACATGGTCAATTAGCGCGCAACTAACATCAGAGTGCGGATCGAATACTTCAACGCTATCAAAATTAAATTCATTCAATAGTTGGGCAAAATATTTTAGGGTGAACACATCCCCATCCTGCTGCTCACGATCCATGCGCGCCTCTGGAATGTATGGCAGACGCAGTGCGCGCCTATATCCTTCCCTATCTCTAAAATGTTGTACAATAAAATAAAGAGGAAGGAACTCTGCTTCGCTATCGAAAAGCCAAGTAATCGGCTCATGTTCTGGATATTTACTACAATCTAATGCGGCAAAAAATGTTCCATCAGCATACGCGCCATAGTTAATTACTTGCTCACCAATTTTAATCATAAATGTCCTCCATTTCATCATAATGCTTTAAGCAATAAATTTCATCCTGTAGAATAAAAAATTGACGATAGAGTCCATCTATTTCTTCTTGTGGCGCGCCAAGGTCTTCAAGTTTCTTAAGTTGCTTTTCTATTAGGTCAATACGAAGTTGAATATCAATCATCATTCTTCTTACTTCCTTTCTATAAATATTATAACAAAAATTTCATTATAAGTCAAGGATTAAGAAGAAAAATTTGAGGGACAATATCTACTACATTTTTTATTAGTTGTAGTACCCAATAAACGCACATCCAGGCCCATAATGTATCTCTATATCTATTACCAGTAGCCCATTGCATAACAGCAATGCAGGCGGCCATAACCGCCATAATAATTAAAACAATTAAATTAAACATAAACCTCACCAATTATTTTGAAAAACAATTTATTAAATATAATGTTACTGCCATAAAAGAACCAAAACTTAAAAATAATATGAAAAAGGCCATATAAATATTAAATTGGGTTAATAAAATAAGCAGTAACATAATAATAAGTTTCCATATAATCACATCCTTTTTACCCCTCTGCCGCAATAATACGGAGAAGGGAAAAATTTTTGATAGTAATCACAATAGCATTTCTTTCCATTTAGCATTGGCGGCGTCGCGCCATAAACACAACTTTCACAAGTGGGAAGCTATGCTTCCTATACAGCCTGTAAAAGTTCTTTTAAAGAAAGCTTCTTTGTAATATCTGTAATCTATAAGATTTTCTATTCTAAGTAAGTACCATCAAGTATTTTCATTTCGCACCTCTTGCTAGGCCATATATAATAAGCCTTGAATATAATCCATATCTTTTAATTTATCCTAATACTTCCAATAAAGGTCATCAAGTTCATCATAACCAAAGCCGCACTAAGTTATCCAGCCTAATAATTTATAAATGGCTTGTTTTCCAATATTATTTTTAGCATCTGCTAACTAGTCAATGGCATAAACCGCGGCCTAGTACATTTTTGAACGTTCATAATCGCCATTTACAACAGATAGCGCGCTCATAGATTGAAAAAACTTGATAGCCTAATCAGCATCTATAATTCGCATATAATCCTCCTTAATTCACATAAGCGAATTAAATTTAAAAATAGGATTGTCCTTAAAAGGACAATCTCTTTTTTAAAAGTAGAATTATATTACCTATTCTTTAATATTTTTTTTGAGGGTAGATAATATTTATTCATCTTCATCAGTTGATTTTACTTTATACTTACCTTCTTTAAGGGCGCGACAAAAGCTATCTAAGTACATTTTCTCTTCTTTTGTTAGTCCTCTTTTTAATTCCCTATCATAGAAGATAAGGCCGCTGACAAAGCCTAGTAAAGCCATAAGTATAAGATACCAAAACATTTTTTATTTCCTCACTTCTCACAAGGAGTAAAACAAGTCTTTACCTGAATACAAAGCTGAAAACAAAGTTTAAAAATATCTACGCACTCTTTTTTAGCGCACGGTGGCTTGGTAGGTTCTGGCTTTGGAGTCACTTGCGGCTTGGCGGGCGGACGCTTAGTGGGTTCAGGTGAGGGGGTAGGTTTGAAATCTGTTACACCTGCTTTAAAACCAAGTTCATTATCTCCGTCTCCATCAAAATCACCGCACCAAAGAGCAGTTGAATCGCGGCCGCCATTAAAATAGACAACGCCTACGATAAAAGTCTTTTGAGTAGTATAGAAAATATGAGATACGGTTCTATTTACTTGCCAAAGAGTAGATGAAGCAATGGTGCGCGCACACATAGCGCCGCCAGTTCTACGAGTTACAACTTCTTCTACAATAGCCTGATACCTTGGGTAAATAGTAATAGATACATTGTCCAAGAAAGTAAGACCAACGATAACATTTCCATTAGTACAATACTGCGCGCGACCCTTAACACGAATTAGACCGGTAGAAGAAAAGCCACGAACAGTTTTAGATGTGGTAGTCTGAATGCTATAAGTTCGTACAGTCTCTTCTGGAGAAATCATGCCAAAGAGTTCATGATAATTTTGCTCAATAGCCCAATAGGAGGGGTCGGTATAGGTATGATAAGTATTTTCTTCTACAGGAATAATACCATCACAAGCAAGAGCATTTACAAAAAGTAGAACAAAAATAGTAAAAATAGCAAAAATCTTTTTCATTTTATTACTCCTCATCTTCATCATCAATAGTAAAATCTTCTTCTTTTAGGTCAATTACTTCACCAGTATTGGTGACACGTAGTGTAATATGAACAATGCCATACATACTATGGCTAACGGTTGCGACAACGTTAACATATTTAATATCATTAACTTCAAAATACTTACTAATAAAGAGACAAACATTATTCAAATTCTTAAAAGTAGCAATATTTTCATTATTTTCGATAATATCATATTTCAAAATTTCATAATTCATGTCAATGTCCTCCATCTTGTAGCGTGGGCGCGCGATAATCCAAATTATACCTATAACAAATAATCAATTATGAATGTGATAACTCACTGATAAATTCAAGTACGCTCACCCATCATTTTTCCTCCAATCATTATTTAGCCAGCGTGCGCGCAAATCATTACATTCACGACAACTATCGCATAGCCACATAGTCCATATAATTCCATTAGTTTCGCCTACAACCCACCGAATACTTTGATTATGTCTTTCACACCATTCACATTTACCTTGCTTTGGTGAAAATAATTTTGTGTTCTCAAATTTAATTGATTCATTTATCATGTTTTTTCTCCGGCGCTGGCAATAAAGGAGCCCAATAGACTACTCTTTCATCTTCTGTTAAAGGAACTCCACCCCAGTTATCTAAAGTAGTTACCCAAGCTATATCTCTATAATAAGATTCTAAAGTTTCATCATATATAGCAACTAAAACAGGTGTGTATGGTAATGGTGGATCACTTTTAGCATTAACCCATTTATCAATTATTGGCGCGCGATCAATAAGCAAGCATCTCCATATACCATTTTCATCTTTTTCATAATTAGGACATACCGCACATTCTGCCAAGCATTCTTCTTGAAATTTCAGTTTTAGAGCATCTACATCAATCAATCTCATTCTATCTCATCTCCACACAGTAATTGTACCTAATTTCTTAATTACTCTACAATTAACGTAATTTGTCGTGCTTACGAATTATCAAATCCTTTATACGCTGTAATATTGTATGGACACCGTTCGCATACAATCCTTTTCTCGCCGTCATCTCCATATGCAAAATTACGTCCTTGTTGCATGCATTGAATACATAAATCGGGACTTCCCACATACGACTCTGTCGAAGGAGTTAAAGTCTTCATAATCATGGCACACATTAGTAATTCAAAGGCTTTCTTGTAATCAATTCCATCATCGTTCATTACTTATTCTGCCCCTTTTTTCACATCGGACAATTTAATAATGTCTCGAATTGTCAAAATTTTTGTTGTTTCGGTAATTTGTCTAATATCCTCAATATTGAAAAAATGCCAACATGAACCTATTTCACATTCCAAATCTTGTTTTATAAGGAGTTCACTATCATCTTCGTCCAAAGGCTTATCTAACGATAAAAGCACGTTGATGAATATTTTATTCTGCATTTTTATTCCTCCTTCCATACTTTCGGCGATCCATCTGCGTTCAACATTACGCAAATTCCATCCTCAGTATTCACATACATCACCATCGTTTCTTTGTCGTATAAGATTTTATTCCATACTGGAATGCCTTTGTCGCTTCCAATACAGACAAACGTTCCGCCATTGGACTGCTCCTTTTGTTCGCCCGGACTGCAACTAGAAATCAAAAGTGCAATGATCGCAAGCAAACCTATAATGATCGCAAATAGACCTATGATCTTCGCAGTTTTTTTCATTTTGTTACGTCTCCTTCCAAATAGTTATTTATCCATCTCATCATCTCGTTTATTTTTATGATATTTCATAATAAATTCAACTTGTTCTTTTAAATCTTTATGAAAGTATCCTCTAGCTTTATGTATCGCAATAATAATTTCACTTGCGGCCTCTAATTCATTTTTAGATAATTCATTATCACGAAAGATAAATCTAAGTGCATTATTCAATAAATCGCAGCAAGGATATCTTCCAAATAATGCATTCCGTTTCTTAAATATCATTCCCACTTTACCAACCTTTCCATCCATTCCGAATAATAGCGACAGGAACTTCTGTCAAATCATCTACAAAATCATACGGGCTTTCTCCCTATTTTTCTTCTGTATTACCGTTCTCATAAACAATAATCCATTTGTAAATTGTCGCGCTCATACACTTACTACTCTCCCTTTGTTTAATAGCATTATTTACATGTATTGTATCCTACATTGCAACACATTATACTATGCTATAGTTCCACAATGCGTTCTGATAAACGCCTCTCCCTTTCTTCCGTGAGTGACTTAATTATCTTATTCTGCTCTTTTAGCAATTCAATGGCACGTTCACAAACATCTTCATCTACAACTCCATTAAAATCGTGTTCAATAAATACTTTGCTTTGAATCATGTTTTGAAGTCCATCGATCGTCTCTTCAATCGTCATCTTTTCACTCATCTCTACTTCGCCGTCCTTCTTCATCAGCACAGAACCTAAATATTTAAACAATGTACTGGAAATTTACCATTTTTCCGCAACCAGGACAGTAACGCATCTGTTCTGGGTGCAACATTATCCACACTTTGTAGCACTCAGGACACATAGCGACGCTAGGGCCTTTAACGACATCATTTACGATTTCCTTGGACGATTCTTGCCTTTTCAGTAATTCCTGTGTTAGTGCAATTACGCTATCGTCTAAAGTACGAACACTTTGCAAAACATTTAAAATCTTCTTCTTATTTTTCATTCTGGTTCACCTTATCTTCTCCTACCTCCAAAGGGCAACGATAACGAATGCACCAACCATCACAATCATCAATCTGCTTTTTCAGCAAGTCACAGTAAGACACCCAGTCATCTATCGACATATCGCATGCTTTGTAATATGGGCATTTATATGAGCAATCCAGTGGAAAAAATTTCATTTTCATTTCACCGCCTTCCGTCAGCACAGAAAAATGTTTGTTCCCGCGGCAATCCACAATTGTCGCATATGGAAAGTCGTTCATCATACCATTTACAATCCTTACACCGGACTACTTCAACCATATCAACTTTTGTATTCATACATTCGTTTTTCTCAACAGGTTGAAGTGGTTCTTTCTCAAAATCAATATCGTTGAAATATCTGTTACAATTCTTACACTTGTACTTATATGCTTTGGAAAAATCTCCAAGCGAAACCACATAGTTTGGATTCTTACAATTTGGACAAATCCTATTTACAAACTCAAGGCTCATTTTACTTCACCGGCTTTCCGCGAGAAAACAATATCCATCGGGTTTAACCATACAAGCGTCATTTCCCCACCGATGACAAGTCGGAATATCTGACGCGGCAAGTATCTCGTATCCGTGAAAATTTCCGTAATGATCTTCTACTGCATAATGTTTACAATCTTTACATCTTACTATAGATTCCTACGCTTTCAGTAGTTCAAGCGCATCTTTCCGCAACTCTTTCAAATGACAGCGCCAATCAATAACATTACGTTCGTCTTCTGTTGCTCTATATGGACATTCGTCACATTTGTATACCAAATGTTCACAAAATTCCAAACAACACTCTAGACCATTTATCACTTTCTCCCTATCAGGCATCCCAATTTAGTCTCCTTCCGCATGAGCAACAGAAATTGTTACCTTCTTCTTCGTCAACTGGATTATTACAAATCGGACAATACCCAGACCTGACATTAACGAACATCTTTCGATACATATATACATTTATAGGTTTCACAGGTTCTTGCTCTTTCAACAGAGCAAGTGTGGCCTTTGCGATCTCCTGTACTTCGCTGTCGGAGTAATACATTCGCCAGTCATCCTGCGTCAGTCCTTCCAACCAACTCATTACCGTCTTAATATCAGCCATCTTTATTTACCTCCGTATTCATATATGGATTAGGGTCTGCCAAACATTCAAGACCGATAATTACTTTCTTCCTATCAATCATTCCATTTTACCGCCTGTCCGCAATATTTACAGAATCTCGTTTGCTTACCTTCTATTTTCTTACCGCACTTTGGACATCTGCTAATCCATGGAGAGTTGGCATTTGTGTTGATTCCATAAGGTTTATGTTGATTTTCAAGTAATATTGGTTCCTGCGCTTTCAGTAGTTGTGCGGCATCACGCATCAAAGAATAAACACAGTTAGTGTACCCGAAATATTGACACTTGTCAGAACATTCATATTCATCAGAACTACAATTCATAAGAGACCTGATGACAATTTCTTTGTCAGGCATTCTGTTTCACCATCTTTCACCTTCAGCACAAAACCATTCGGAGTCTGTATGAAAATCGGGATAGCATCCATTATCGTATATCTGATGACGCACGTAGTCGTTCTCACATTTGCCGTCTTCCCACCATACGCAATCCTTACACCTGATAACCATTTGTCTATCTTCAATAGCCATAGCGCAATTTTCACAGCCATCTGTCTTTAATAGCCATAACGCATCACTAGCAAGATGTGACATACCAACTGACCAACTTTCATTAAGACATTCTGAACTATATGGACACTTTTGGCATTTATCACCGCTCATTGCGCTACAGCACTCAAGTCCTTTAATAATTTTCTCTCTATTAATCATTTTTATTTACCTCTGGTAATTCAAACGACATCTTTTCTTTGCGTCCATTTACTTGTCGTATCTTTTCAACTTCTTCACCATGTTTGAATCCAAGTTCATATGCTTCGTCCCATGCTTTGTCGAAATCTTTTAGCATTACTCCAGCCATTAAAATCATTCCGCCTAAAAGACCAACGATAAAGCCGATAATTATTCCATTAACCATTTTTGCTTTCCTCCGGCGGTTTCGGGCACGGCATCCAATGGGTCACCGTGTTATTTAGCATGCCACCTTCTCCGAGATATGCGTAATCCCACTTCCCGTGACTGTAGTCAGCTGGTACCGGCACTTCCCATCTGTGTCCCGTGCGTGTATTTACAAGTGATACCAGATACCAACCACTCTTCTTCGGCGGTCTGTCCTTAACGCTAATCCAGTTGTTGACAGTTGGAGCTTGTTCAATCCAGTCCATCACCTTTTTACCGTCTTCAAATCCAATGGTTGGTTTACCATACGGATTACACTCTGTCTTGACTTTTCTAAATAGCGCATCCGCATCAATCGGTCGCATAATTTTCCTCCCCTGGCGGCTCTTTCGTAATAAATTCTGACATAAAATCTTCCTTTCTTTTTCTATAATTATTATATCAAAAATTTGAAAGGTAGTCAAGTGTTTTCATTATCTTGAAATTTGCTTTAATACATGAACAAATTCTTGCGCTTCTTCATAAGTATTATAGATACGATAACCATAGTCATCTTGTTCTAATAGTGGGCGCGCAACCTGGGGCTAGCCCCACTATAATGAAGTTTCACTTATACAATACCAAACTTGATGAATAAGAAAAATTGAAACGATTTTTTCCTATGGGGCGGGCTAAATATATTTGTTGTATGGTTTAATTATATAAACTTTTTTATTCATTTTATTACCTCATGTTCAATATTCCATGTATAATCTGGTAAGACATTATCCGCACGATTTAATACTTTATAAAAGTCCTCGTTTATCCAATTCTTTACGTAGTCTATTATACTCTCACCGGGTTCAAGAAAGCACTTGCTTTCGTCAAATTCATATTCTGTTTCTATTATAAGTTTTGATTTAACTTTTATTTTATTCATATAAGTCCTTTCGCGGCGAAGCCGCCATATTTTTAGTTTATTTATTTAAACAGCCGTTGAACGGCTGTTTATTTTTAATATAAATTTTATATATAGGTTAAAACAACCGTTGAACGGCTGTACGTCCGGTGAGCAGACTTAAAAACGTCCGGTGAACGGCTGCGTGAATTAAATTTAAAACAACCGTTGAGCGGACCCTTAATATAATAAATATATATATTATAAAAATATAATAATTGTGTGGCGGGCGGGGCGGGCAAAGCCCGCCCGCCACATAGGGTTATTTCATAATTTCTTTATAGTTAATTCTTAATTCTTTGTAAGGAATATGAGTTAAGAAACCTAAAGTACAAAGCGCTTCGCGTGCTTCTCTGTATCTTGATGCAGTAGTAAAACCGCATGCTTTACAAATAGCTTGCTCAGAAGGATGAAAACTTCCATTCTGTTGTTGTCCAATAAGATATATAAGTAGCGTTCGTTGATTGCCACATTTACCTGGTATTTTTTCATTTATTTTTTGAAACATTAGCGGCGCGATTGACAAATAGCGCGCTTCACTATATTCTGATTTATCTACATCACTTGTTAAAGCAATTGCTTTTTCATTCATAATATCACATCCGTCTAGATAGTATTTTGGAATCAAGAACTTACTTACTAATAAGTTCTTGGGCGGCTTGGCGTAGGGCAGGGGTTTCTTCAAAATAATATACATTTAAATCTGGTTTGTGCCGATTTGGCGCCATTTTTACCACCTTGAAGCCGCGTTTTTCAAGTTCAACTACAATACGCCGTGAAAAAATAGCATAAAGTTTCATTACTTATTCACCCATCTTTTCGTTAATTTCATTTACAAATCTATTTAATCCTTCTTCAATAAGAATTAGCATTTTTTCACTCGGATTACATTCGCCGTGAACTAATTTACTAATTGAAGTCTTATGGCAATGACAATATTGCGCAAGTAAAGTTTGAGGAATGCCCATTTGCTCTAGGGCAATTAGTTTGTTAATTACTTCCACTTTTCTCACCTCCATTGGATAGGTATAAAGACAATAAGAGAACTACTGCAGTTTCTTCTCTTACTAGAAAAAAAGTATTAGTTGATGAATATCAAAGTATAAAAATCCTTACTCTTTCATCTGATGCTCATATTCTAAAAGTTCCTTCATTATCTGATACATAAACATCTTCCCATTGCGACGCCTATAAGTAAAAACAAAATCCCCATCAGTCTTCCATTTCTTATAAAATTCCCATAGTACAGTTTTCTGATAATCCATAAGATGGAAGTTATAATTCTTATCAATATAATCAAGTAGTTGTTCCTGCGTAAGCATATCATTTTCCTTTCTTCTAATTACTAATAATTGTATCTTCTGAAATAATTTTATTATTTTTTATCACATTCTAATTTTTTTATAAAAAGTTGATTACGGAACGACAAAAATCCCCTTATTCAGGGGAGTTACTATCTTCATACCATTTCAACAGCATCTCTTCATAATTACTAAAGCTGGCGCCGCAAAATTCACATCGTTCGCGCAATTCTTTCTGCCGCATGAGGCAATACGAACAATAATAATGTCCGTTATATCTCAAAAATGCAATCATTTTATCGTAATCCATTTGCTGGCATCAAAAATTTCCACATATTCCGCGCCATCATATTCTGCAATTCTAAAGGTAGCACCAACAGGGATCCACACTAGCTGAATATCTTTCCATCCATAAAAATTATCAACATCATACCCCATACGCGCGAAGTCTTTTTCCAGTTCTTCTTCAGTACGGTTGTCCTTATAATAGAACCAATAGGAAATTACATCCCTATCAAGAGCCAAACCAACTTCGTTGTTATTATTACTAGACCAACCATTACCATAACCAAAACTAATAAGAGCGCCGATAGCGGTTTTATCTTCATTATAATAATATTTCATTTACTAATCTCCTTTATTCTTTCTTCTGCCATGTCAATAATAAGTTCAAGTTTTACTTTGTTCGTGCTATGTATAATATATCCAGCAACATCATATAAATTTACTACTTTTTCCGTGCAGTATTCTATATTTCCCTTACATGAACAAGAGCGTAATATACCATTTTTATTACAAGTATCACCGTAGTGATAGTTCTCACACTTACTCATCTTCCACCACCCCAACATGGTCTTTATCTTTTACAAAGCGAGCCAAATAGCTGCTCAGTCTAGTAGTGCTCAAGGTATTCAAATAATCCAAACCAGACTCTACCTTATTATCAAGCCGCTGAAATACATAACCGGGGGTAGGAGGAATATAGGTATAAGCTATGCGCGCCAAATCCTTTCTTTCACCGCCAGTCTTTATAATTTCGTCATAGTTATATTCAATTTCTTCCGCGAGCTGGTTCATACCATCAAAGACGCTATTCACAAACTCCTGATAGTCAGGGAAAGCACTAACAAAGTCATCCAGTTCGTTGGCGCGCCACATCTTCAAAACCTTAGTAACAGTCAGAGTACCATTACAACGCAAACCATGAAGCCGCAGATATTCAGCACCCTTCATCTTTACTCTATGCGGCTCACCATTCTTATCAATGGAAGTAACTACATAACCTTCTTCATCCCCTCCCATAGTTTCAATAGCATGAATACAAGCTGCCAGAGTCTTCAGTTCAAAAACTGCGGGCCGGAAAATAGTCAATCCTTCAAACTTTACTTCATCAAAATTCTCCTTAAAAGTAATCTGATTGCGCCGCCCAAGATACCACAAATACGGAGTATCACCATAGTTAATTACAATTCTATTAGGGCCAGTAAGTTCAAAGATATAGCAGAAGCCAGGCTGGAGCTGCTTAGTTAAATTCTCAAGGTTGCCGCCGCAAGCCTTAACAACCAAATCGCCATAGCTCAAACCATTTTCAAATTCGGCCTTGAATGCATCAATACATCCCAAGGTAGAAACGTGCCAAACACCATTATCCATATAAATTCTGATGTTACTACCGTCAACCTTTTCACTAACCCTACAGTTATTCCAATCAATATTCTTCAAGTCAGAATAGACTTCATTATAGTTAAAAAACTTCTTCAGACCGTAGCTCGCGCACCACCAATGGCCTTCATTATCCTGCCGAAAAATAGCGCCGCGCGCCTCAAGACAAATTTCCAAAGTCATATCACTAAGCATCTGGTCATACTTCAACAAAACATATTCACCATCATGCTTAATAGTTAAGCAATAAGGAGGCTGAGATAGAAGCCGCTCCCAGTCCTCATGCGCGTTCATAAAATTTAAGAGTTCCATCTATCATTTTCCTCCTCTTCATTACTCTCACAATCGGGGTCATAATAACCAGCATAGTCGATCAATACAAATTTATCATCAACAAAACCAACATTACCACTATGAAAATCGTTAATGTCCATTTCATACAAGAAGTCAGTTAACTTTTCATATTCGCGTGCACCGTAATTACTAATAAAGTTAATCGCAACCTGCTTATTCTTTGCGGACAATGGAGACTGAGTGTTGCTAATTTCATTTTCAATTTCATTGGTACATTCAGAATTAGCATAGAAGCCTTCTTGATTAACTTTACGATAGGCATACAGAGGGATTGACACAGTAATTTGTTCCAAAGAACCGAACTTATCTTTGTACTTAAAAAAGCTGCGCGCGTAGTCATTATCAGTATAACTGAAATCGTCATAGTAAAGAGTACTAGCAACTTTCCATCCCTGATAAAACGTATAAGTCTTTCTATATACACCAAGATAAATTACTTCAGAGAAATATTGAGAAAGGTTATACATCTGAGCGCGCTTGTAAGTATAATTCTCGCGCTCACAAGCACTGCCGCGCGCATCTTCTCCAATATCAAACTTAACTACCCAATCATAATCATTATCAATAATACACGCCCTAGTTACACCAGTAGCAAGGGAAATATTAGCGGGAATACCACCCTGCCCGCCGAGAACTTCATTATCTATATACTCGGGATACTGGAGATAAGTCTTGAAGAATACCGAACGCTTAATCAACTCATCCAGAACGGATTCAAAATGCTGAAAAATTTCAATCTTCTTACTCATCAACTTATCTCCTTTCCTTTCTTACATATATATTATATCATAAATTTGAAATGAAATCAACTATTACCATTTTTTACATTAAATAAATTTTTCAAGATATTCTCTATCATTTACAAATAAAGGCAGATTCATATCAAACATCCACTTAGAGCGCAAACAATCAACCTGGTCTACACCTGGAACTGTATAATAATCCTTATAAACACCAGTTCCTCTACGGAAGAAACAAGGGAAATCTTCTTCCCAATTGATGCCTTCATCTTGTGCCATCATATTAAGTTTATCTGCGGTGCTTTTATTCATTAGTTCCTTACTACTATAGTACTCCCTAGCGGCGCCCATAACAGCATTTCTATTACAATCTAATTGCCGCCACCAAAAATAATTTACAACTTCTTCTTTAGGTAGCACAAAGCATCTACAGTCAAAAGTCGCATACTTAGTATCCAAAATATTGTTAATCTTATCAATATATTCATAATCATCAGAGTGGGCCGCAAACTCATCAATTACATCCCACATATTGCGATAAAAATAAATGGCAGCCATACTAGCGGCAACACTAACCATCTTCTGAATGTTATTAGCAAACCAGCCCTGTGTATCCAAATTACGATAGCTTACAAGTAGCAATGAAATCTCATCAGACTGCGTATAAGCAAACTTACAACCCTCAACATTCTCGCACAAATTTTTTGCGGTGCGCCGCATAGCTTCCAAAAATCTTTCATCATAAGGATGCTTAAATCCCTTTGTATAATTAGAAAAATTCTTACCATCAAGGCGCAAAATAACAGGTAGGCGCGCGGTAAGATAATTTCTATTCACATCCTCATAGGCCCTCATTCTATCACCAAGAGTACTCATAATTAAAACCCCTTTCTTAATAAATCACTAATACCAACTAAAACATCAGCGAATCCCATTACTACTCCAAAACATCCCATAAGGGGGAGCAACTTAAAATTATAATAGGCTAAATGAAATCCGCAAACAGTAGCTAAAATCAAACCTGAAATGATACAAAACCAATCTAACTTATTCATATTTCAAAACCTCATGGCAAAATCCATCATACGTCGTATAATGAATATGCTTAATTCCCAATTCACGAATCGCGGCTAGGCAAGCATTACATGGCCTACACAGTCCCAATTCACCAGTTTTCAACTCCCTATAAACAAATACATGAACCTTACTAAAATCAATATCCAAATACTTTATTCTTGAAACCGCCAATACTTCTGCATGCCCTTTAGAGGGGGTATACAAATGCGGTCTCTTATTAAATCTATAAGCATTATATTTATCCTGCGCAGGATGTGTTTTATCACTATTACAAGCCTTAGCAAGTACAGTTCCTTTATAAACAATAACACAACCAACCTTTACTCTACCATCGCAATAATCCGATTCCAAACTTATTTCGCGCGCAGCCTTAAACATATGCTTATCATTCATTTTTCTAAATTTCTCCTTCTCTTCTAATAACCCCATCATATCTATCCATAACAGGGGTTAGCACCTTGTTGCCGCAAATAGGACAAACAATATAACTATCTCTTACATCTTCAAAATGAAATGTCAAAAGTGCTTCGCACTACTTACATACAATTAAAAGTAGGGGGCACTTTTGTAAAATTACTTTTACCATGCGTTACCACCATTATTATCCCAATTCCAAAATGAAATTGCGGCTATTACTAACATAAAAACAATAAAAATTACATAATTTGTTTCACCCATATCAATGTGCCCTCCTATCGCACTCATGTAACAACATTATCTTGTTCCAAAGCTTATCGCCCAATCTTGCGCGCCAAGTAGGTATTCCTTGCTCATTATAAGGTAACATATGATAATTACACAAAGTTGCTACCTCTAGTGAGTAGCCGCAACACAACGCAAGATACGCAGACCAATTTTCGTGCCCATAATAATGCGCAATACCTTTATCATCAAACACTTTAGTAAAAATCTTTCCTATATCATGTAAGTAGGCCGCCACTCGTAGGGGTGACTCATTACTCTCATATATCATAAGTGACATAGTTTGCTCTAAATGCTTTTGTAAAGTGAAATTATGATGGGGGTTATCTTGATTTCCAAATTCCCAAACCAAATTTAAAATTTCATTATCAAATTCGTCAGGGGTATAGCCATAGGCAGGGGCTATCCGTATACTATCCCAACCCTCATTTTTAAATGGAATTTGAAATTGTGAAATTTGGCGCCTAACTACATACTCAGGAACCTTTCTGCTTCTCTTTTCAATATTCTTCAAACAAACTTCCAATGGCGCCACAAACACAACTGCCACAATTCTCATCTCATTAAACTTTTTTCTACATTCCTGAATAAATCTGTGTCTAAACTTATAACCCAGGTTGGTCGCACAAAAGCAACAATTCCCATTCTCATTTTTCTCCAAGTAATCAAACAAATCCTTATGCAGTCTCTTAAAAACTTCATCATTGTGCTTCTGATCCATGCTGTCACCGCACACAATCTCTCTATACCTATCCGAATCAAACACAACGCCATCAAAGGTATGTGTTGCCCAGTATGTTTTACCCGTACCTGACGGCCCTATCGTCACATAAACTTCCCTCATCAAAATCACTCCTCTTTCTATACTATTATTATATCAAAAAATTTTCTTAATGTCAAGTAAATAAAAGAAGAAAATGGGGTTAATAAAATTACATCTAATGTACTTGGTGAGGAAGTAGGTAGGAAAAAAGTATGTTGGGTGGGCGTGGGTTGGTGGGGTGGTGAAAAAATCGTGGGTAGGGGGAAATTTGAGGTGGTAAAATCCGACTACATAGGTATGGGGTATTAGGAGGTAGGATGTGGCAAAATTTCACTATAATGTCAAATATTTAACTTTAAAATTTTTATCATTTTTCAATAAAAATTTGTAATAAAAATAATAATTTTAGTTATTTTCTTTTTTATTATTTTTTTGTTTAATAAAAAAAATAGAAAATATACCTACAAGTCAAATACTTGACAAGTTATAAAAATAACCTACCCATTAACAAATTTAACTACTTGCTGGATAATTTATCCAGCTTCTTACCTCAATAAGTTACTAGATAAGTTACTAAATAAGTTATTATATATATTATAATATATATATTAGCGAAATCGCTATAGTAAAAAAAGTGAGCTTTTTTTTGAGTACCTCTTATATAGGGGGGGGGGGGGGTACTCAGAAAAATACTCGTTTTTGATAATTACAAAATAAACTAATAAAAATAAGAAAAGCGTAGATTTGTGTATATATAATTTCATAAATTTTTGCTATCAAAAAAACGAGTCAAATATTTGACAACAGATAAAAATTATGATATACTATAAGTAGAATAGAGGAGGTGGTAGGATGTAGAAAACCACAGTTACTGATTTACAGTAGCAGAAAAAATTAATTTTCCGGCGCGGCGACTATAACATCTTGGATTGCGGTATCCGTACAGGTAAGACTTACTGGGCCGTAAACAACTTGGCACAATTTACCAGGGATGGTAATTTACATAGGATTCTTTTTTTGGTAGACACCAGCGCGCTGAAGTAGCAGCTTCTAACTTAGTATGGAGACAGCTGCGTTGAAGCGGATGACCTATGGGAGACTGGTCGGAAACTTTGGTCAGAATAGGATATAAATAAAATTGGAGTGATGTGTTATCAGCGCCTTGGCATGAAATTTATAAAGTAGGATACTGATTTCTTAAAGTAGATAGATGTTATATGCTGGGATTAGTGCGACAGCATATTTGATTTTGCGACGTAGGCTTTCATAAAAGCCAGGAGAACAGACTTTGCGCGCAAAAATGTATCAAATGCATAGGTACTCTCTGTTATACAAACTCATTCCACAAAGAAGGAGTATATGCCTTTAATACTTTTGGGTGCGTGGCAACATATTATTTAGCTAGGTTAGATTATGTGTATTGGTCTTTCAGCTTCTCCGTAGCGGGCGTATGCTTATTATAAATCGCTAGTGAGCGCAAGTTATCAGGGTAAGTTAGAGATGGGATACCGCGCGGCTACAGACATTTACTTCTGTAACATTGTATAGCATATTAACCAGCTTACTCCTGAATTAAACAGGGGTTATTGGTGCTATTCTCCTTTGATTTAGCCGAATCAAGAATTGGTAAAAGCAGCTAATGCGCGTGGTTTTAAGGCTATTGAATTACATTCTTTACAGAATGAATAGAAACCGATGGATGAATAGCAGCGCCGTGTGTATAATATTATAGTTACTACGGGACTTGTTCCGCTATAGTATGACTTTGTTATTGTCAATAAAGCGCTGGCTCGCGGCATTACAATTGTTGATAAGCGCTTTGACCACGTAATCATTGATTCTGTAAATCAAGTGGACCGCATACAAGCAGCTCGTCAGACTTTTTAGTATCAACGGCATTTGAAAGTTTTGGCGCCATAGATTCCAGCTTAGTACATGAATACTTGGTTAACTTTGGAAAAATGCCGTTAGCTGGCAGCTTATATGAATGTACCTGAGATAAGTAAGAACAATCATAATATCAATCGTGTAATGACGTGGAATAGATTGAAGGAGTATTTACCAGTAATTGGATACAAAATATAGAGTAAGCGTAAGCGTATAAATGGAAAGCAGATTCAGTGCTATTATATCACTGGTGAATGGCATGATGTGGAAATAGCAGCTGATAATGATTTTATGCAGCTGGTAGCAGCGCGGACTGCTATTGAATAGGATGCTGGATAATTTATCCAGCTCCTATTATTTTTGTATATATTTTCCAGCTTCCAGCTTCTTTGGTGTGGTTTTCCAGCTTCTGGGAGAACTTCTGTCAAAAATTGGAAAACTGGTTTCAAAAAAAAGTCAAACTTGGTAAAAGTTGGAAATTTAAGGCGGTGGTTAGAGGTGTCTAACTGGTGGATAAATTTGGAATTTGGATGTAATACATCCAATTTTCTGATTTGACTTTTCTTATGTTATATGCTATACTTTATACATAAAGCAGAAGGGCACTGCACAAACCAGAAAGGTGAGAATTATGAAGAATCTTCTTACTGAAACGAAGGAAGCGTTGATTGATGAAGGATATGTTTGGCCGGGCTCTGTAAACTACATTAGTATTTATGATTTTCAGTCTCGTGCTGAACGTTCTATTCCGTTTGACTTGTTTGAAGAAAAAGCGGATCAAATTTATGATAGCGGCTATGGTAGGCAGGAAGTTGATAGCAGTTTGAAAATTGTTATGAATGACGGTAGTTATTACGATCGTCAGGAATATGACGGTTCCGAATGGTGGGAATATCATCCTGTTGTAAAAAAGGATGCTCCGCCGCGCATCAATGGAAAGTTGCGCTTGTTTCATTCCTAATGCGCGGA